ATCGCACCCATAAGCTGGTGCATAAACTTTGTAGCATAGAACCACTTGAGTTCTCCAGCATTAGTATCAAGTTGCATACCCCTGTTTTCAGCCCACTCCACGGAGAAGGTAGTGCCAGCCGCGTAAGGACCGAAGTTTCCAGTGAGGACGAAGGTGGTAGGAAGGTCATTCATTTTCATGCCTAACTATACCACAGGTTGATTTAAAAGTCAAGAAGTTTTTTTGCGTTTCGGTGATTTTTTTTCTGCGTAGTAACTTGCGTAAGTCGTTGAGTATCAACGAGTTGCGCGGCGCGGGGAGGCCCGCCCGCCGCAACTCCCTGAGTATCAAGGAGTTACGTTGTCAAGCGGTTTTTTTTCTTTTTTTTACCAGACTTGGTTGGCTTCAATTTGTGGCTCTACGGTGAGGTCATCGGTAACTAACATGAGTTCCTCCTTGGTTAGCCTATGGCGGCAGAGCGGGTGAATGTCTGGGCGCGTGTCCCTACGCAAGCGCAAGATGGCGGCGAGTATCTCCTCGCACACCTTGCGGAACTCGCGGATATCACGCCGCTCCTCAACTGCGTCCTTGCACATGGTGATAATGACGGCGGCGGTATAGGTGTCAACCTTCCCCTCAAGAGAACATCCTGTTCCCCTTTCCTTGGTGCGACAAGCCTTGAGGGTTTCAACGATGAGGGCGTAGATGAATGCTGGTTTCTTAACTGTCATGATATTAGTATAGCAGAGATTGAGATAAACGCAAGGATTATTTTGATTTATTTTACAGCCAGTCCTGCTCTCTGTTCTGTTCGTGCGCTTTCAAGATGCGCTCAATGGCAGACGCTCCCTGTGGGCAGTCGGACTTGATCCAACCAACAAGAAAGCAAAGATCGTCCCGCATTACCTGCGCGGCATTGCGCTCGGTGGTGAACTTGTCGAAGTCGGACTTTTTGGTCTCTTTCGTTTTCATGATGTAACTATACCACAGATTGAGATAAACGCAAGATTTATTTTCAGTTTTTTTTAGCCGACCCACTTGACGACTTCGGGGACAGGCTCCCCGTTGATCTTTTCGATCCTGCCGACAGTCATGTTGATTTGGCGATTTTCGCCGCCCTCGACCTCAACGACATCGACAGAGATGACAGCATTGCCGTTAGACTCGGCAATCCATGAAGAGTCAACGTCATGGACGATGAACTTGCGAATGACATCCTTGCCATCGCGTGAATCGGCGGCACAGTAGTCCACCACTTTATCGTTAAGAGCCTCGCGAAACTTGTCAGTGCGGAAAGCCTCAGAAGAGGGGAACTTGTGGAAGAGGTCAGTGAGAGTAGAGATAGAGAATTTCATAGGTAGTTTTTAGAGTTAAGTTAATGTTTTATTATAGGTAACTATACCACAGCTTGCGGTATTTGTCAAGGGATTTTTATTCTTTTTTATTTGCTTTCGTGGCATATAAAAAAGGTTTTGGCGAACTTGGGAAGGTTGAAAGCTGCAACCCAAGCCTCGCACTCTGCGCGTGTGCCTCGGAACTCTTCATCCTTAGACCACTGATGGTAAACAATGTATCGGTCTGTCATGGTGTAACTATACCACAACCCCACCGAAACGCAAGCTTTTTTATTCTTTTTTTCTAGCTCAGAAAAAAAATAGACAAATAGTAAGTTTTTACTTGACAGCCCCCGCAGACTATGCTTATATTTTGTGTTGTAACTCGTTGAGTATCAACGACTTGCGCGGCGCGGGCATGCCCGCCCGCCGCAAGTGCTTGAGCCTTAGTGAGTTACGGCGCTTCTTACGCGAAACACTCGTCGCCATAGAAGCCATAATCCTCATCCGTCCCCCAGCCAGCGGAGGCGAGCGCATCGGCATCAGCCTCGCCGTCAGTCATGAAGTCATCAGGCTCCATGTCGCACTCGGCGGCATCAGACTCCGCATCATACGCGGCATCCTCTGCCCCTGACCGCCACGCAGAGAACTGCGGCGGCTCATCGTATGCGTGACAGGCGGGAGCCTCAAACTGAGCCATAAGCTCGTCGAGGGTGAGAGTGCCGTTGTAACCGTGGTTGTATGCTTCCTGATTTGTCATGGTAGTAGTATAGTCGAATTTGAGATAAAAGCAAGAATTATTTTCACTTTTTTTCACTTAGCAAGCCATCCGATGGATAAACTCGCAAGTGCCGCGAAAGTCGCGGATATCGTCGCCCTTGTCACGGGCATCGTATGCCAGCAACAGCACCTTGTGAATGGTGTGATTATCGACATCAGCAACGCCATCGAAGGCATCAACAAGCATCGCGTAGCGATGAGCCTTAGAAACGTCGAAGCGGATGAAACGGAGAGCGGAAACAACAAGGTCATATGATGTAAGCATGGCTAACTATACCACACCCTGAGATAAAAGTCAAGTTCTTTTTTTGTTTTTATTGCATTTTTTTTCTGCGTATTAAGCTGTGTAAGTCGTTGACTATCAACGACTTGCGCGGCGCGGGGAGGCCCGCCCGCCGCAACTCCCTGAGTATCAAGGAGTTACGGGGGTTTTTACTTGCTCTTAACACTACCACATGTCAAGTTGTTTTTTGAAGTTTTTTTCTGCGCTTCTCGGCAACCTTCTGCATCCGAATGATTTTATTCTTGCGGTTGCGCTTCAGTTGCTTACGGTGTTTGGATTGTGCTCTCTTGTCCATGGTTATGCTTTCTGCTTATAGATTACTGCGTCGAGGAATGCGACAGGTAGGGTGATGATGATAGCGGGTAGTGTGCTGAGTGGTAGCCACATACTAGGGTAAAACTCTTTAACGAATTGCCATGCTATCTCTGTGCCTGAGTAGTAGACAACAAACACAATCAGCGCAAGCATGAAGGTTTGAGTGATGAGCATAGCGGTTAGCGTATGATGAAGCCAGTTGTTAAGGAACAATTTCATTTGTTTAGTTAGGTAGGTTATTATTGTGTTGGGTGATTGTTATCGACCTATGCCGAAGCTCACGCGACCATGCGCGATGTCAAGCTGTTCGCCGTGTGCCTCCCATGCCGCTTCACGGCTAGGGAACTCGACAATGCGACCAGTTCCCTCGGCTATCTTAGCGAAAGGGTTACGGATGAGACGCTCGCACTTTTCGCGCTTCCAGTTGCCACCGAAGCAGATCTCGCCAGAGATGCCACGGTGAGTTTTCTTTTTACCGAAGAGAACGAAGAAGGGTGTTTGCTTATCTTTCATGCTGTAAGTATACTATAGGTTTAAGAGGATTGCAAGTTTTATTTTCTTTTTTTTTAGAGCCAGCTTTGCTCTCTGTTTTGTTCGTGAGCCTTAAGGATACGCTCAAGGGCAGATGCACCCTGTGGGCAGTCGGGCTTGATCCATCCCATAAGGAAGTTGAGATCATCCCGCATTACCTGCGCCGCCTTGCGCTCAGTGTGGAACTTGTCGAGATCGGACTTTGTGGTAGTGTCTTTGATTTTCATATGGTAAGTATACGATAGATTCAGGATAAAAGCAAGCTTTATTTTATTTTTTTTTAAGCCATCTCCTTGAGGAGATCGGCGGCGAAGGTATCCCAGCCAACAGCCTTGGAGCCAGCCGTGGCATTCATGCAAGCGCGGCGCACGATCATATCAGCGTGACCTTCGGTGAGCGTAGGATACCAGTCCATCAGAGAGTTAAAGATCAACTCGCCATCTTCATTGGCGAAGCGAGGAGCAAGGCGAACAGCGGAGGCGATAGCGGCGGTGAGTGTGGTAGTCAAGTTAGTCATAGCTTTATTGTCTTATTACTCTGTAAGTATACCACAGATCTCAGAGAAAAGCAAGAGAAAAAAGCATTTATTTTCGTTTTTTTTCTTTAAAAAAGAACTTGACAACGTTCAAACCCCCACCCATTTCTCAAAAATTTTTAAGAGGTTTTTTACACTAATTCGCGGGGGGAGTATTTTCTCAATCTGTCAACGGGCATTCCCCTCCCCATTTCTCTGGACGGGTATTTTCGGGGCGCAAGGCTTATTTTATTGTTTAAAAAAAATCATCCCCCTATATAATCAAAAAATGAATCTCGACTTGATCACTAAGTTTGTCCCTTTGGTTGCGGGTATTATGTATGCGGTGGTGGGGACTGCTTACTTCATGAAGAGGGATTTTGGTTGGGGTATTATATGGATCTCATACGCTACCGCTAATTTTGGCCTTATGGTGGTAGGCAACCAGTAAAATGAGTGTAATATGAAAAAATGAGTCTTCCATACAATGAACTTCCCGTTTACTTTGGGTTAGCCAACCAAGAAGTAGTAAACACAGGATTAAATGAAACAACAGGATACATTCCTGCCACTCAAGTTTCGGTAAATTACGCTACAAATCATAGCCCCAAAAGAAATCTAGGCAAAACGGTTTCTAGTTCCGATCAATTTAGGTTTGGTGGTGCTCTACAAGCTAGCATCAGTGTGGAGTCTCTTGTTATTGAGGGAATGGAATCGGGATTTGATTTTGTTCAAACGGCAGCGCAAGAAGCATACATTCCAATCAAAATTGGAGACAATGATTTTAAAAAATGCTATGCCACGGAGGTTTCCGTAGGCATTCAGCCTTTTGGTCCCGTTATGGTTAAAGCACAATTTATTTCATTAGACCCCGCAACTGGAGTGCAAATATCTGGAGATAAAACTCCATATGATAATTCCACTATTTCATTTGACTCAGATAAAGTTGCTTATGGGCAAGATTGTGTCGTTACTAATGCCGACCTTGCCGTAGGACAAGTTCAATCACAGATAGCGTTTAGCCGAAAATATGCCAGAAGCCCAGTTTACACTTTAGGGTCTGTTAATCCATCATCTATGATTTTAGATGGCATCGAAGAAGAATTGTCAATAACATCGACAGGTTTAAACAACTTAATCAATTTAAGTGGAGATAAGCTAGGAGGCTCGCTTTCAGTAAATATAAATAACGTAGGAATAGGTATTACCAACCCGTTAGCTAATTTAATTAATTTTGGTGCAAATTCTAGGGTTCTTGATGAATCTTATGATGTAAAAGGGGGAGAAGTTGTGAAGGCAAACGCATTAATAAAACAGATTAAATTATAATTTAAGTGTAACTACTTATGTAGCATGGCACTTAAAAAATTGTCCAGTATACAGTTGGAGCCGCACTTTCATCACTCCATTAAATTTAAGCAAAGGAACTTCAAGTTCACTACGCGTCAGCGGCGCTTCTTATCAACACTGCTTGACCCCGAAGTAAAAATATTCTTCGTTTCTGGTCCAGCGGGATCGAGTAAGACATACATGTCTCTTTATGGCTGTTTGCGCCTTATGGCAGAAGATACCGAAAAAGAATTGTTATATGTAAGAAGTATTGCAGAAAGTGCGGATAAAGGTCTAGGTAGCTTGCCTGGAGATATGGCAGAAAAGTTTAACCCCTTTTTGATGCCTTTGTATGATAAACTTGAAGAAATTGTGTTTGAGGGTGACACGGCCTTTCTGAAGCAGAAGGGTCGTATATCAGCCGTTCCTATAAATTTCTTAAGAGGGGCTAATTGGAGCAATAAGTTAATTGTTGCCGATGAAGCGCAAAATTTTACCTTTAAGGAGCTTACCACGTTAGTTACAAGACTAGGCGAAGATAGTAAGTTAATTATCTGTGGAGACTTCATGCAGAGTGACATTAATGGCAAAACAGGCTTTGGAGAAATGTTCGATCTGTTCTCTGATGAGAAGTCAGAAAAAAATGGAATTCATTCCTTTAAATTTACCCGTGCTGATATTGTCCGTAGTAAAATCCTAAAATTTATTATTTCAAAATTAGAAACACACAAGAAAGTGTAATACTATATGTAAAACAAGAGCAAATGTCAACGCAGAAGCGGCGAACAGCTTTTTTTACTAATATAGGACTAAGACCTTGTTTATTTTGAAAAAAGAATTTTAAACCATATAAATATATAAGATGGCTCACCTATTTTGTCAAAGTTGTGGAACTAAAATTTCATATGCTCACGCAAAGCCAAATTTTTGCAGTAAATGCGGAACTCAGCTTGGCAATAGCGTTTCAACTAATACTGCCGCAGGACTACCCACAATTGAAAAGTCTGTTTTAGTATCTTCAGATGAAACCGACTCTAATTCTGTTCCTGTAGTTGCAAATTTTCAGTATGAGGTAGAAGACTCACGAAATACTATCACATTAGGTTCATTAATAGGCGAGCCACCGTCTAGAAAAAACGAAGAGGGAAGAAAGAGTCGCTCTGTTGATGAATTTATTGATGAAAAGAAAAAAGAAGGGTGAGTATACTTACGAAGATTTTTCAGACATCATAGATGCCGCTATTAAGAGGCAACAGTTTAAGTGGAGACTGAAAGCTGTTAGGTGGTTTGATTTTGAAGATGTAGAGCAGATCATTAAATTACACATAGCCAAAAAGTGGCATATGTGGGATCAGGAGAGACCCCTTGAGCCGTGGATAGGTAGAATCATCTCCAACCAGATTAGAAACTTAGTCAGGAACCACTATGGCAATTATGTCAAACCCTGCTCTAGCTGTAAATTTGCCCGAGGCGAAGATTGTGCCTCAACGACTAGCAAAAAACAGGACAGTAGTTGCAAGCTTTATGCGAAGTGGGAAAAGTCAAAGAAAACAGGCTTAGAACTTAAGATGCCTCTTTCTACTGAGGATTTTGCTAAGGAGGTTAAGTCTAAACAATACACTGATTTCAATTTTGACGTTTCTCTTAGGCGGCTTGATTTCTTTATGGAGTTGAAATTAAGCGACATGCACTATGTGGCTTACAGAATGTTATATTTTGAGGATAAGACTGAAGAAGACGTTGCTCGATTTATGGGATACAAGATATCCCCTCAAAAAAAGAAGTTAGGTTATCGACAAGTAAAGAACTTGAAAAAGAAGTTTCTAGAGACGGCCTTTGAAATCCTAAACGAAGAAGATATTATAGGAGATGGACCTTTCTAAAGAACAAAAGGACTTTTTGCGTGAAAACGCCTCTAGAATTCCAAATTTGATTGATTTGACGAAACAGTGTTTCGATGATGACTCTTTAGACGGAAGGTCTAAGGAAGGAAGGGCTGTCAGGAAGTTTTTGGTAGAAAATTCAATAGATTTTAAAACCACAGGTCGCCCACCAGCGGAAGTCATCGACTTTACACGCGAACAGCGTGAATTCATCATTCAACAAGCTGAGACAGGTTTGTCTTCACTGGAAATTGCGCGAATTGTTTTTTCAGATCGAAGAGTAATGCCATTAAGTTCTGAGCAAAGAGCAGTGCTAGCTGAAATTCGTGCTGTTAATCCAGATATCTTGCCATCACAAGATAGCGGGGCGCTGAGTTCATACATTTCACCTAAGTCTCCATCACGAATCATCAAAAAAATCAATGATGCTACTGGGCTAGGCTTAGATGAACCAAAACTTAACAGACAAAAGCAAGTTTGTGTTGAAAAACTTGGAGTTAATCTTTCTAACTCAAGATTTCTAAAGATTATTAATAATTATCTCAATGAAGAGGATCGAGTTCTCTTTGAGCATGAGTTTATACGTTTAACATGGGATAAGCCCGATCTAACAGCAGATGAAATTAATTTGTATTTAAATGTCTGCAAGGAGGTAATTAATTTGGAGGTTATTAGTGCTCACCTCAATAAATTGAACAATATGTTTGATGAGGCCGATGAACAGGCAGAAATGTCTATTCGCTTGGCTGAAATCATCAAGGCTAAGAGTTCTGAGTATCATCAGTGTGAAACTCGCATTGAGAATCTAACGAAGAAGCTACAGGGTGATCGAGGTGAGAGAATGAAGAAGATGCAGAAAGAAAATGCTTCGTTTCTATCTATTGTTCAACTCTTTCAGGAAGAAGAGGAGAGAAAAACGATGATTAAGATAGCAGAGATGCAAAAAGAAGCAGTGAAGAAGGAAGCCGAAAGATTAGAGGGAATGTCTGAATGGAAAGCAAGAGTTTTAGGAATTGGTCAACAAGATGTCTTATGATTGCAAAGAGTGTGGCGATTCTTTTGATTCATTAAGAAGCCTCCACGCACACATAAAGAAACACGGTAAACTCCTTGGAGATTACTATGTGGATAATTATGCAAGGAAAGACAAACTTACTAAAGAACTAATTCCATTCAAAAAATACGATCAGTATTTCGCTGCTGACTTCATCAATAAAAAAAACATGAAAAAATGGTGCAAAACAGCACCATCGTCAGAGGTTAAGGAATATATTATAAAAGCTTTTAAAAAGAAAATTCAAGCCAAAGGGCTACAAGCTGGACCACCTTCCACTTATCTACAGAGTGTAGGATTACCCGATGTAGACCTCTGCAAAGAGGTATTCGGCAGTTATAGCGAAGCTTGTAAACAATTTGGTATATTGCCCATGTTATCGGGGCAATTACCAAATGAATTTAAAAACGATTACTCAGATACACCTATACTGGTAGATACAAGAGAACAAAAGCCATTATATTTTAAGAACTCTCAGTCGTTAAAGTTGGATGTGGGCGACTACGCTGTAGGGGGTGATTTATATGACTATACATTCGTGGATAGGAAGTCTTACCAGGATTTCTGTGCTACGATTACTAATGGCTATGCTAGATTCGCAAAAGAGCTAGAAAGATGCAGATCAATGGGATGTATGTTATTTGTGGTTATAGAAACTGCCTTTGACAAGATGTGGGCTACCAATAGGGCGGGATATAAAAAATTTAATTTAGATTATGTTTACCATAGAATGCGCGAGATACAGGCTGAGTATTCAGATTGTTGTCAATTTGTGTTTAGCGGCTCTAGACGTAAAAGCGAAGAAATTATTCCCAAAATTCTTGTTTTAGGAAAAAAACTATGGGCAGTAGATGTCCAGTATTTTTGGGACAAACAACTTAAAAAAGATGGCTTGGGAAACAGGAAGACAGAAGCTCCACAGAGAGTTCAAGGATATAAATCAGCTAATTCTAGACAAAGAGGGATATTTAGAGGAAACTGAATCAAAGATTTTGCTTTATAAGTTTCTGAGGGAAAACCCTTCCTTTGCCTGTGAATTGTTCACTGGTGTTAAGTTATTCCCTTTTCAACATATGGCTATTAAGGCCATGATGGAGTCTGATTACTTTTTGGGCATATGGAGCCGTGGAATGTCCAAAAGCTTCTCTACGGGCATTTTCGCGCTCTTAGACGCTATTTTAAATCAGGGTGTTCAGATAGGTATTTTGTCTAAGTCTTTCAGGCAGTCAAAGATGATCTTTAAAAAGATAGAAGATATATCAAAAAGCCCCAAAGCAACTTTTTTCTCTCAATGTGTTACAAGAGTCTCCAAAATGAATGACGAATGGGTCATGGAGATTGGTCGAAGTAGCATCCGTGCTCTTCCGCTTGGTGATGGTGAGAAACTTAGGGGTTTCCGTTTCCAGCGAATGATTATTGATGAATTACTTCTCATGCCTGAGAAAATTTATAATGAGGTTATTATTCCTTTCCTTTCCGTGGTGGAAAATCCTACAGAGAGACAGGAGATCTATGATTTGGAAACTCAAATGATAGAGAAGGGAAAAATGAAAGAAGAGGATAGAAGAGTTTGGCCAAACAACAAAATTATTGGTTTGTCTTCTGCCTCTTACAAATTCGAATACCTTTATAAGATATATCAGCAATACGAAAGCTTAATTCTCAATGAGAACAAGCAAGATGGAGCACATAGGACAATTATGCACTTTAGTTATGATTGCGCTCCCGAGCAACTATATGATCAAAACCTTATAAGTCAATCAAGGGCAACCATGAGCGATTCTCAGTTTGAAAGAGAATTTGGGGCCATTTTTACAGATGACAGTTCAGGATACTTCAAAGTAAGCAAGATGGCCGCTTGCACTATTCCAGATGGAGAGGGGCAGTCTGTAGAGGTAGTGGGTAATCCAAAGGATGAGTATATTTTAGCATTTGACCCTTCTTGGTCTGAAAGTGAAAGCTCTGATGATTTTGCAATGCTTGTGATAAAACTGAATCGTGATACTAGAAAAGGAACAGTGGTTCACAGTTACGGATTATCAGGAGCTAATTTAAAAACACATATTAAATATGCAGCCTACCTTCTTACGCATTTTAATATTGTTGCTGTGGTTGGAGACTACAATGGAGGGGTTCAGTTTCTTAACTCTTGCAACGAAAGCGATATATTTAAAAAGAAAAATTTAAAACTTGGCGTAATTGAGGCAGACTTAGATAAAGTTCCAGACTATGAAAAGAATTTGAGAAAGGTCAAAAACCAATACAATTTAACCACTAAAAACATAGTTTTTCTTAGAAAGCCAACTTCCCAGTGGATACGAAATGCAAATGAGCAACTTCAAGCGGCATTTGATCACAAGAGGATATTCTTTGCAGGAGCAGCAATGAATGATGATTATAATATTCAACGCAAATCCAATGTTCCAATTAAAGAGTTAAAATTCATTAGAAATGACCCAAATGAAAGAGGGCCAGCGGGGGCGAGAATGATTGACTTTGTAGAGCACCAAAAAGATATGATGGATCTAATCAAGGTTCAATGTGCGCTGATACAAATTACGACTTCTCTTCAAGGAACTCAAAGTTTTGATTTACCCGCTAACCTAAGAAAGCAGAGTGGCGCTGACAAAGCCCGTAAAGACTCTTATTCTGCTTTAGTTTTAGGCAATTGGGCGATGAATGTTTTCTACGATATGAATTCGGATAATATAGACACTGTGCAAACCACTTTTACTCCAATGTTCATTTCTTAACTTTAAAAAGTTGAAAGTTAACTTTGGGGTGTAATATGGATTATATCCATGGCTAAAAGAAAATATACCAAACGTTCAGAATATTGGAACCAGTTTAATCCCAACGATCACCCATCTAAACCGTCATCTGAAGAAGTAACTCCTGAGCTTTTAGGGGAGCCTTTTTATACCTCTTCAGCTTCGTATGGTGAGGTATCTAAAGCAAGGAGAGAGGGATTAACCAACCAAGGATTCAATGGTTCTCGCACCAATCGAGTAGCTTTTCGCAATCCAATAGATAGGTTTTCCAGTATTAGAATCGGAATGCTTCCGTATGAGTATGCATCGGATGGCGTTACCTGTAGGGATGCAATCGAGTTGTGCCAAAAAGCTTATGCAAATGTAGCGGTTTTTAGAAATGCGGTGGATATTATGTCGGAGTTCACAAATACCGATATTTATCTAGAAGGTGGAACTAAAAAGAGCAGGGAGTTTTTCTACGATTGGTTTAAAAGGGTAAATATTATTAATTTAAAAGACCAGTATTTTAGAGAATACTATAGAAGTGGTAATGTTTTCTTATACCGTATAGACGGAAAATTTAAAGCAGAAGACTATGCAAAGCTTGTTAATCAGGTGGGATCAATAAATTCCTCTACCAACAAGATTCCGCTACGCTACGTCTTATTGAATCCTTATGACATAACCGCCAAAAGGGTATCAACGTTTAATTATGCAGGAGCATATCAAAAACTTTTGTCTGAGTATGAGATTGCTCGCTTGGCTAATCCACAAACAGATGAGGATCTTGCTATTTTTGAAGGACTGGAGCCAGCGATTCAAAAATCCATAAGAGACGGATCTTATGGCAGAAAAGGTATATACTTAGATTTGGACCCCAATAGGCTGTCTTTTTCCTTTTACAAAAAACAAGATTATGAACCATTTGCTGTTCCTTTTGGTTTTCCAGTTCTGGATGATATAAACGCCAAGATGGAACTTAAGAAAATGGATCAGGCGATTACTCGCACCGTGGAAAACGTTATACTTTTAATAACGATGGGGGCTGACCCTGACAAGGGAGGTATTAACCCTAATAACATGGCTGCAATGCAAAGCTTGTTTAAGAATGAAAGCGTTGGAAGGGTATTAGTTTCAGACTACACCACTAAGGCAGAGTTCATTATTCCCGAGTTAAATCTGGTTCTGGGACCAGAAAAGTATCAGATACTAAACGAGGACATTAAACAAGGTTTACAAAATATTGTAGTAGGAGAAGAAAAGTTTAATTCGACTCAGGTAAAAGCACAAATATTTATTGATCGTTTGCAGGAGTCTAGATATGGCTTCTTAAATGATTTCTTAAACAGAGAAATTAAAAGGGTTGCTAAGGATCTTGGTTTCAGATCATGGCCCGAAGCAAAAATGAAAGATATTGACATGAGGGATGAAGTTCAACTTATGAGGGCTTCGACTAGGCTCATGGAGCTTGGGATCATCACCCCAAAACAAGGCATGGAAATGTTCCATAACGGTAAATTCCCTGAACCTGATGAGCTTAATGATGCTCAAAAAGACTTCTTGGAAGAGCGAGAGCAGGGTTATTATAATCCCATAGTTGGTGGCGTTCCTGTCATTGCTCCTGCTGGTGGCGCAAAAAATGGACCTCGAAAGGAAGCAGGTAGGCCCGAGGGAACTACAGATATCCCGATCACAAACGCACAGTATTCTAGAGCAAACATTCAACAAACCATCTACGACATAGACGAATTAATTCATGAAGCAAAGGCTCAATTGCTTAAAAACCTAAAAGTAAAAGAGCTTAGCGATGAACAAGAAGAGATGGCTAGCAGCCTGTGTGAATCTATTGTTTGCGCTCAACCAAAAGAATATTGGGCAGAAACGCTAGAATCGTGTGTAAACAATTTTAATGAAATAGAGAATTTAGAAACCTTAAAGGAGGTTTTAGATATCTCTGCCACACACAGCTTAGAAGCATACCCAGCCGCCATTTTATATCACAGCCATGAAAAACAGTAATTTTGAATCTAACGAAATCGAAGTATCTATCTCTGCGGAAGAGATCGAGGCTGCAATGACAAAGCAGCAATATGATAAAATTGATAAAAAAGAACTCAAGAAAGACACCAAAAAGGAAAAAGTCGAACATGAGAAGGACGCTATCAAAGACGATAAGGGCAAAATGAAAAAGCTTGAAAAGGGCAAGCCATCCGAGAAGAAGGACGCAGAGAAAAAAGCTTTAAAGAAAGATATGAAGTTTGACAAGGACTCTGAAGAAAAAATGAAAGCTCAAATGGCTAAAAAAGGTGAATATAAAGGTAAGCCAGCCAAAGCCGACATGTCCAGCAAACAAAAATCTGGTTTAGATAAGAATAAGGATGGCAAGATTAGTAAGGAAGACTTTGAGTTGCTTCGTAAAAAAGGCAAAAAGAAGGCTGATGGAGGATATGGAGGGGGAGATATGAAAAAGAAAATTACCCCTAAAAAGAGTTATGCCCAGATGCTCACGGATATTGCCGCAGAAAGATTTGGTAAAAAAAAAGAAGTGAACTAAAAGACAGCGACTTTCTTGATCCCAAAAGAAGGTCTTTTCCAGTGCTTTCGGCTAGAGATGTAAAAAATGCTGTAAGCAGTTGGGGGCGCTACGAAGGTTCAATGAGTTTTGAAGAGTTTAAAAGCAAACTTATTAGAAGGGCTAAAAAAATAGGAGCAGAAAGTGCTCTACCTAAAAGCTGGATGGATAAAAAATAATGGATTACAAATATACCACTACTTTCGACTGTCCATTGCTAGCTTGCGAAATTAGCGAGTCGTCTTTGATTTCAAAGGCATCCCTAGAAAGCTTAGCTCCCCTTGTCCCCAAGGATATTGATTATGAGGGGAACGTTGATCTCTTGGGTGTAGCGTTTAATGCCGCTGTAGTAAATAAATTTAATAAAAATGGAGACGGTATGGATACTTCTACCGCTCTAAAGTATACAGATAATTTTGTTCATAAACCCACAAACATTGAACACGACAAGCAAAAGGTTGTGGGACACATTGTTTCTGCTGGTTATAGCGAGTTTGGAACTAATAAACTTTTAGACAAAGATATAGTTCAGGCTATTAAAAAACCATTTAATATTGCATTAGGCGCTGTTTTATACAAGACAGTTAATCCAAACTTTACTCAATTGGTGGAGAAGTCTCTTGATCCTGATGATACAGCGTTTCAAAAAGTATCTGCTAGCTGGGAGGTGGGATTCAATGATTTTGTTTTAGCTGTGGGTAGTGATGTTCTAAGTGAAGCTAAAATTATCAGTGATCCCGATCAAATAATGGAGCTACAAGGATACCTTAGAAGCTATGGAGGATCTGGAAAAACAGAAGATGGGCAGAACATTTATCGCTTAATTCAAGGTAATATCTATCCATTGGGAATAGCTTACACTTTAAACCCAGCAGCAGAAGTTAAGGGTTTGTATGGAGAAACCCCTGAAAAGACTAAAGTTTTTATAAATGATAACCGTGATAAAATTTCACAAAATAATAATTTAAATGTAAACAACCAAAAGAACATCATTGATATGGAACTTGAACAGACTCTTAACGAACTAAAGGATCTTCTTAATGAGAAGAAATTCTCAAAAGAAGCAGTCGCTTCAATGACCGATACTTTTGCAGATGCTATTCGCCAACGCGATGAGCAATATCGCAAAGATATTGAGGCTGAGCGATTAGCTAAAGAAGGTAAAATAAAGGAATACGAAGATCTCAAATCTTCTGTAGCTGAACTTGAAGAAAAGCTTGGTGCTGCCAATGAGCGCATTTCTCATTTTGAAAATGAGAAGCGAGCAGAGGAAGCCGTAGCAGCTTTTAATCAGCGCATGGAAGAAGTTGATCAGAAATTTGAACTTGACGATCAAGATCGCGAATTTCTCGCTTCAGAGCTTAAGAGTCTTGAAAACCAAGAGGCTTACGAAGCATTCGCTTCCAAGTTAGAAGTTCTTTGGAAACATAAGAACAAAGAGGTTCAGGCCGAGTTTGATGCTCAGATTCAGGCCCGAATTGATGAAGAGGTTGCTAAAAGGGTTTCTACTGCTTCTACTGAAGAAGTTGAAGTTGAAGACGCTCTTGATGCTGCCGAAGTTACCGATGCTCCAGTTTCCAATACCAACGAAGCTGTTGCTTCTGAGACCGAAACCTTAAGGGACAAGTTCAAGTCGGCATTCAGTCGAGACAACATTGAAATTTCTTAATTCACTAACAACTAAAAATTATGGCTTTACGCATTCTACCATTCAGACAATACTCTGATCACGATGTCGTGAACATGTTTTCTGTCATTGACAGCGATGTTCTCGATAGCACTACTGGAGAAGGCGCTGGCGATGCTGGCGTTTTCGTAAAAGTATCAGACGGTAACTTTGATGCAGATCCTGTAAGCTACACCACGGACGGTTATCTGGGTGATACCAGTTATCCGTTTCTTGGGACTTCAGAGATGTATCCGAAAGTTAATCTTAAAATTACGGGAGCAAAAGATGAAGATCACTGCCTTGGCATGACTCTTTATCAAACCGCTAAGAACGACGAGAACGGCGAAAAGCTGCTCTACAACCCTCAAAAAGCAGAGGAACTCCAAGCTATCCTTCCAGGGCAAGCTGTTCCAGTTCTCACTAAGGGAATTGTTACTTTAAGTAGCAAAGCATTTGAAGGTGCAGTTGATCGCTACACACCAGGAAATAGGATCAAACTCTCTCCGACTAACGCTGGTAAAATCACTGGTTTTGCCACTGTCGGAGTTGATGACATCACTACTGGGGACTTAGTAGACGAAGATAAAGTCTTCGGTCACGTTCTTGGAACTGGTCATCGCGCAAATGTCGGAATCACTACAGATCAGTTCTCTGGTGATTATATCGTTATCTCGTTTGATTGTAACTAATTTCAGAAAGGATTTTATAACATGAAAATTACTTTAAAAAGAACCCCAGAACAAGTCGAGCTTGTAAAAGCTATGGCTTCGCGCAACCGCAGTGTTGCATACGAGGCTCAGGTTGCACTTGCTGATTTCATCGGACCAGTTTTGGCCGAGGTTCTCAACAACGCTCCTACAGTGAGCAATCTGTTCCAGTCACTTCAATTTGATGCTGATGATAACCCAAGCATCCCTCTTGATCTCTACTACGACATCGCTGACGAAGATTACGTTAGGGTGTGGAGTCAGACTCATGCAGGTGGTCTTCCAAGCAACCAAGTGCTACCAACCGCTTCTGAACTGAAGCTGGCTACATACAGCCTTGATAGTGCGGTTGATTTTGATCGTCGCTATGCTGCCAAAAGCCGCATGGACGTTGTGGGTAAGACTTTTACTCGCGTAGCCCAAGAGATTCTTCTTAAGCAGGAGCGCACTTCCGCTAGCTTGCTTATGACTTCTCTTGCCAACGCATCCACGAAGTCTTCCACTGCTACAAACGACTCTCACATTATCGCTAATGCCATTAAGGACAAGTTTATGCTTGCGGATATTAACGATCTGTTCACTCTCTCTAAGCGTATTAATAGCTCTTGGATTGCAGGAACTCCAACTACTCGCACCCGTGGGATCACCGATTTGATCTGTTCTCCTGAGGTTGTGGGTGATATTCGCGCACAAGCTTACAACCCCGTAAACACTAAAGATGTTGACGGAAGCGGCCTTGGTGCTGGTGAAATGCCGATTGCTGCTCCTGAGCAGGTTCGTAATGAACTCTACAATAACGGTGGCATCACAAGCTTCATGGGCCTTAACATCTTGGAATACAACGAGATGGGTGCTGGTCAGAAGTTCAACGATCTGTTTAACACTGCTGCTGGCGGTGCAACATACACCTCGCTGAGCACAACCTCCAGCTTCGCCTTTACTTCTGATGACGAGATCGTCGTAGGTGTGGATCGCAGTCGCGATTCCCTTATGCGCGTGGTCGCAACTGACTCCGAAAGCGGAAGCGAATTCACGCTGATCGCTGACGATCAGTATAGCATTCGCCAGAATAAGATCGGCTACTTCGGCTCTGTCGAAGAGGGTCGCGTGGTTCTCGATAACCGCGTTCTGGTTGGAACTGCTATTGAGCGATAATAGTTAAGCTCTCAACTTAAAAAGCCGTCTCCTGCGGGGGGCGGCTTTTTTTTTGTAATTTATTAGTCAAGTGTATATAATATTGTATGGCCGCTAAAAAGAAAACACCAAAAAAGAAACAGCCTTTTAATGAGGTGACCACGGGGCAAGAGCAACCTGCAAAAAAAGGCTTACTTGAGGAGTTAAGAGAGCTACAGGACAAGGGCGAAACAAGCACTGCCCACTACAGGAAAGTCTTGGAGGAGGTTGAGGTTCTTTTTGGAACGGGAGAAACTAATTCTTTTGGAACTAATGATATTACCATTTTAAAAGAACGCCTTGCAAAAATGGGTAAGGCTGATTTACAGCAATTTGCTAAAAAGGTAGGTATTAATCCCTTTTATAATAAGGAGATTGTCACAGCAAATATTATTAAAGAATTTCGTAGATTGCAAAGTAGGGGAAATATTTTTACTGCGCCTCTTCCTGAGCCAGCATTAGAACTAGACCCAAATGACCCAAAACAAAAAGAACTAAGAGACTGGTTAAATGGATCTTAAAAGTTACGAGAAGTGGTGGGAGACCAACCTTGGGGGCGGTAATTATACTCACGCAGGGGTAACACATGAAGCCCCAACTCTAGAGAGTTTTAAGGATTGGATGGGTGATCCTATGGAAAGAGATAGGGTAGAGGTAAGAAATTTTTTTGGAGACTTTGAGAGCATTTTAGATGCTGGGTGTGGAGGTTGTCCAGAGTATTATGGACTACAAGATAAAAAGGGTTTAAAATATACTGGGATGGACATAACTCCCAAAATTGTAGAGTTTAATAAGTCTAGGGATATCAACTGTGTTCAGGGGTCTCTGAACGAGATACCCTTTGACGATAACTCTTTTGATTTAGTGCATAGCCGTCATGTTGTGGAGCACATGAGCAATATCGAATTACCGTTGAAGGAGATGATTAGGGTATCGAAGGGAAAGGTAGTCTTAAGCTTCTTTATTAGCCCCACACAAAACTTAAGTGATCAGCATAAGATTTCTTTAGACAATCCCAATACCAGCGGAGAGGTTCATCATAATTGTTATAGCAAGATTCTAATAGAAAGACTGCTTGATGAAAACCCTAAGGTAGACAGTTATCATTGGTTTACTCTTTCCACCAGTAACGCCCCCAAAAGTGCGCTAGTTATTGAGGTGAAATCTTTATGATTAAATTATAAACAAAGTGTAATATATTACATGCCCAACGTATTAGAAGACCTTGCCTCAGGGATTGTAGTTACCGAATTCGATGGTGACACAGGAATAGCCACCGTATCTAGTGTAAGTGGTTGGTTGTATGAGAATCTTGGCCAAGTTAACACTTATTTATATACTGATTTTAATGGAGAAGATGCTACTGGACTTTATGGAGAAATGGATGTCGAGGCACAGAGTGTGCTAAAAGAACTATACCTCTGTAATTACTACAATAAAGAGGCTAGAAACGCCCTTAGAGGCATCGTAAGTTCAAATGTGAGTGGAGATAACGTTTTGTCGCTAAGGGACGGAGAAAGCTCTGTAACGTTCATTAATCGCAATGAGGTATCGAAAGTCTATAGAGGACTTGCAAGCGACTGTATGGAGAAAGTGACTCGATTAGCCGCCCAGTATAATATCTATCAAGCTCAGCCCAGACAACTGGGAGGTATAGACGGTAGTGGATTGGGATTAGTTTACCGCTAAGGTTACTTAAGCTTACCTCTAAGATCGTTACGATCCTTGATGTATTGAGCCTTTAAAGACATCGCATCAGAGGGGTTAGCCCTTAGCTTCTTAAAGTAAGATTTCTTTAATGAAGCGAAGCTTGTGTGAACCTCTTCCTCTTTCTTGGGAACCTCTTTCTTGGGAACCTCTTTCTTAGCGACTTCCTTTGGGGAGACTTCCTTCTTTTGTGGAGCAGCCTTTTTCTTAGCTACCTTCTTCTTAGGTTCACTCATGATTATTTTGTATCTTTGTATCCTCTTTCGCGGGCGCGTTTAGCATCAATCGACTCTCCCTTAGGAACTTTAGTTTCCTGTTTGGGAGTCTCCTTTTTAGGAGGGGTCCACTTCTTATCAGTTGGTTTATCTGAAGCCATATTTATAAAAGGTTAATCTTAAGCAAAGATTGTTTGTGCATTAGATCCGCTCATGAATAATCCAGCAGTGTTGTCACTAGGACCGCCAACTTGTGCAGAGAATGTAAGGTCAACAGTCTTGTTTGCTCCGATACTTGAAGAGAAGGATTCGCTGTCAAGCTTAGCTTCTTTAAGCTCGTATCTCACAGCATTATATCCGTCTGGATCTTTAATGCTAACGCCAACCGTTTGATTACCAGAATCTAAGACACTTGCAAGACTACTTGCCTGTGTTTGGTTCATGATGGCGCTAGCGGAAAGGCTAACGTTTACAGGGAAATCAACAGAACGAGAAAATGGGAATTTACTACCCAAGCGCTGAAGTGGCGTTCTTGAAAGCGGAAGAGAGATAGAAACACTTTGAACGTGTGCTGGTCCATCTCCTGAAAGCTCAGCAATCGTTTCTCCATCAACATTAGCAAAGTGGAGTGTGATGTCTCCTGGGCGTAAGGCAATGGGAGTGCGGTCTGGATCTGAAGATGTTCCTCCTGGGCTTTGTGATGGAGCAGGAAGAACAACCATCTTGGGAGCGCTATTTGAAGGATCTGCGTCTCCGTTCTCTTGGTTAATTGCGGGCGTTCTAAAGTTTGCACCGCTAGTGTCTGAGCGCATATTCGCTCCCTCCATGGTTACCGAAGCTGTGGGAAGTGATCCTACAGAAAGGTCAATTGAATAATCGGAAATGTAGCAGTTACCAATGCCGATAACAGTATCGTCAGTCCCCAAGGTGCTTCCATTAAGGTCAGTTCCATCCTCAGAAGTTACAATGTAAATGTTAGCACCCGAGGTAGCAACCATGTGGCCCGAAGCGAAGTTACCTAGAGTATTTGCTCCTGCGGTTGCCCCTCTCTGACTCGTTCCAGAGTTTTGAACGAAAAAACCTAATGCCCTTTCGTTAAAACCATCCGTAATGAGATAGCTAAAATCAACATTAACAGTGGGAGGATCTAATACAATAGAGTCAAGCCTTGCAAGCTCTCCATACTGGTTAACATCCTGTCTGTTAATGGTATAACTATAGTTAGCACTTTGAACCCTTCCGAGTTGTTCGTTGTCAGCAAGTGCGGTTAAAGACGCATCTTTGCTAACGTATAGTCCTTCTGATTGGTAAATTACTCTGTTTCTATTGGCCATGATAAAGATTCTTTCTGTTGTTTACATTTTTAATTAGAAAATATGAAATTAAGAGAAGCGATATCTGTGCTGCTGTATGTCAAAATCAATAAATCCTATATATAATTCATTAGCTAAGACACTTTTGGTTCTATCGCTTAATTTTGAAGTTTTTACTTTGTCTATAAAAAATTTAGTATCGCTCTCGTAGCCCTCTTTAGTTCCAGTGTATGAATATGTGTCATTTTTAAGGTCTCCAAGCTCAGTGATTGGGTATCCGCTCATAGGTATGGCAGTCATTACTTCGTTTACAGAGTCCATGAAAATAGACAAAACCCCATCTAGTTGATAAGTATCTTCTGCCATTACAACTGCTTTAGCGTGAACAACGGTGTCCTCCAAGCCGCCAAAAGCAAGGGGCTTGTTTTCTGTATCAGATATAGAGAGGAAAATAGCAGGAACAACATCGTCGTAAGGAGCAATATATGTAAGTGGGCCAGAGGGGACTCTGGAATTAACAACATATTTGTTTTCTACGATTAGATCGTCTTCTGTGTCGTTTGTGAGATATACACTAAAGTCTTTAACAGCAAATTCCCCAGTTACCGTTGAATCTGTAGCTGATCCTGAAATCAAAGCTCTGCCGTTATCAAAATCTAGCACAACCCCATCACTTCTTCCTGAAAAACCATTATTAATAAAAACACCGTTAGGTATGGTCGCGCCCGTGATAGCAGAATCGGTTACCCACTGCTTATAAGGGCTTCCATAGGCTTTATAGGTTGAATCAAGGCGGGGGTCTTCGTAATAGAAGAATTCCCCAGTTGTGTTTGTATAAGCCTCCCCTTTTTCCAGTAGGAAATTATCAAACCACAGAAAAAATGAAGTGGTTAGTTTGTGCTGGAATTGTTCAATCATTGTAAATCTTCAAATCTTTTTTTATATTTGCGTATAAACGCAGAAATATACGGAGTGTTATGGAATCGGCCTCCCCTAACCTTTACACGACTTTGGATTGCAGCGCCCGATCTACCCTTGTTTTTTCTTAGTAAATAACCTAAACCAGACAAACCTCTTTCAATTCCTTCTGCCCAACTTCTTCCACTAGCCCAAGGCAAGGGCGTAACTGCAAAAATATCTTCGGCGGTTGGAAGTGTCACTTCAAAAATAATGCCCATTCCTAGATTTTTTGTGGGTTTTCTGTATTCAAGCGTTACTCCCTCAAGAAGTGTTAAAATAGGGCTAATGGGCTGTTCCCCCCTTTCAAAACCAATAAATGCAAAAAGATTACCAACACTTCCCAAGGTTCCGCTTATATTAGATCCTTCTGGTCCTGCTAAAATTTCTTGAGTAATCGGATTAGCAAGAAACTCCTCAATCATTTCCCTCTTTACTTTTTTGAAGTTTTCTGTAGCAACCCTCTGCAAATCCCTTCTCATTTGTCGGGGAACTTGCTGTTGGAGGTCGAGCTTTACGTCTAAAGGAATAGCCATTATGAATCTACAGGAGTAAGAACAAAAGTATAAAACTGTTTGGCGGTAAAGCCCCGAGGTTTTCCATCGCTTTCAATAATAAATTTAGTGCCATCAAACTCGACCCTTCTAGCTTCACTTAAGTAGTCATAACCAGCCTCTTCGACTACAATTCGCACGGTTCCGTCTGGAACAACCACTTTATTTTGTGTGCCAGCTTGTTCAGTGGGTCCATCGTCCGTAAAATATGAGGTGTCCATGTTATCATAATATATTCTAGCCTCAAAAGTGGAAGAAACTGTAGTATACTCTACTGAGTCATTGGAGCCTGTGTTTGTCCTGCGATATAATGAATTCCACGAATTATTAGATGCTATTAGAGTTTTCTTTGCATTTTTGTAAACTGTAATTGTTCTAGCAAATGTGGTGTGCAGATTACCCATAAGGTTTCTGACTTTATTAATTTGATCTTGTGATAAAAACCCAGCCATATTGATTTTTACACTTTTAATTATATAATAAGATAGGATTAAGGCATGGACGCTAAAAAAAAATTAAATGAGGATTCAGACCAGTGCATTTCTAGCCTGTTTAAAATGATGCTGATGATGGTAGAAGACATGAAAAAAGATCATGATTTTCACTATGAGAAGCTCTACAAACACATTCCAAATGAATATCATGGCATAATTGACACCGCCAATCACTTTACCCCCGACAAGGTAAATTGGATCAGGAAAAGAATTTTAGACGTTGGAAACGAATCAATTAGAAATTTTCACTCAAGCATTGATAATTACAGAGTAAGCTTTGTATTTAAATAAGGAATAAGGTTATGGATTTTAAAGAATTATACACATTTACTGTTGACGAAGAGAAGGAGATCGAGAAGACTCATACTCGAAAAAACAAAAAGACAGGTGAGGAGACAACCGTTACCAAAAAGGTAAAGGAGAAAGTTCCAGTTCAGATTAGGCTTAAGAGGCCGTCTCGTCGTGAATTAGAGGATGCAGAACTTGAATACTCTGTTGAAATGAGTCGTTGTGTCAAAAAAGGTATTTTAACAAAGGCCATGCTTTACAAAAAGTATAGCGATACGGGTGGGGTCTGGAGTGAAGAAGATGCAAAAGACTATGGAAAGCTATACAGAGAGATTTTTGATATTCAAAATGAATATGCTAGACTTGAGGTTGTTGATAAGAAAACAGAAAAACAAAAGAAGCGTCTAGATGAACTTAAAGACAAACTTGCAAAGACTAAGAGGGATATTGTTGAGGCTGAAAGCACTATGCAGTCTCTTTTTGACCACACTGCTGATATTAAAGCTCAAAATCGTCTGCTACTATGGTATTCTTTAATGTTGACTTATATTCAGGGTGAAGACGACGAAAAACCAATTCCTTATTTCAAAGGAGAAGATTTTGAAGAAAAAATTGAAGACTATTATCTCAAGGAAGATGAGGCTTCTGATTTTTACGGAGATGTAATTAAAAAGGTCACCCATATTTTGGCTTTCTGGTTCTTCAACCAAGCCTCCTCTCCTGATGAGTTTAACTCACTTATCGAGCAGATGGAAAAAGGTGAGCTTTGAAACAGAAGGAAGAGTTTTACATCTCCTTAGTTGGTGAAGCTTTTGATGGCTATACCGAAGTGGAGTGGCAAGGCGAAACTGTTTACATTAAACATGTAAATATTCGCGACCAAAGATATCTTCATAAGTATTATGAGAAATACAAGAAGATAGCGCTAGATAGAGGCTTAGACACCGAAGAAGACAGAATTAAGTATGTTTTAAGTGAGGGGATTTGGGATGAAAATGATGATGCAAGAATACATGGTTTGGAATTTGAAATATCAAATTTAAAAAAAACACTTAGAAATATATTTTTGCCGTCTCAAGAAAAAAAGGTAAAGAATAGCATTTCAGAAAAATCAAAAGAACTCTCAGAACTTAAAAACAAAAGAAGTGATGTTATTGGAAAGACCGCAGAGGACTATGCTTCACACAGAAGTGCAGATGAGATCTTAAGGTTTTTATTGTTTAAAAATAAAGAATTAACAGAACATCTTTATACCGAGGAGGAGTTTGGAAGGCTAGAGGTTTGGGAGGTATCAAGGCTTACAGCGCTACACGCAAATATTTCAGAGAGGCTGACTGATGCCAGAATTCAAGAAGCTGTTTTGAGGCCGTTTTTCAGCTTATACTTGTCTTTATGCGAGGATATTGCTGGTTTTTATAGAAAACCAATAACAGAACTTACAATTTACCAATTAAGAGTTGGCCTCTTTGGGAGAATGTTTAGTAATATTTTTCAGTTCACTGATAATATTCCCGATGATATAAGACAAGATCCAGAACGGCTTCTGGCATATCATGAAAGCCAGCACAATAAGGATGAAAAGATGAAGAGAAGTGGTATTAGGGAGGATGCTGATGCTTCAATAGTGTTTGGTGCCACTAAGGAAGATGTTGAATATCTGGGGGGGGATAAGGACTCTAGTTCTCTATCTAAAGAAGCTAAAAAGCATGGAGGTAAATTAGATATGAAACAAATGATGCGATTAGCGGGGCATGATGTGTAAATCTTTGTGTAAATAAAGCAAAGGTTTACGGTTATGCCATTAAGAGTTCCAACAGTTCAAACAGGATTAGAAGCCAGCATTCAGGCAGCGGCCAAAAAAGCAGGTAGAGATCTTAAGATAAATTTAGGGACAAGCGCCAGAAGTATTGAGGGCTTATCTCAACCACTGGGCAGGATTACTGGTAAGGCTGATCAGTTTACTAAGTCCATGGAGGCTGCTAACGCTAGGGTGTTGGCATTTGGAGCATCTGTGGGGGTTTTGTCTGCCGTAACCCAAGGATTTAAAGACTTAGTTACCACCACTATTCAGGTGGAAAAATCTTTAGCTCAAATCAACACTATTCTTGGTGCTTCAGGAGGCCAGTTGGATAAATTTAAGAAAACTATTTTCGAAGTAGCTAGGGAGACTGAACAATCGTTTGATACTGTTGCTGATGCTGCTCTAGAACTAAGCCGTCAAGGTTTAAAAACAGAGCAAGTTGTTAGCAGATTAAATGACGCAATGATATTGAGTCGTTTGTCTGGGTTAGGTGCTACAGAAGCGGTTTCTGGAATGACTGCGGCACTTAACTCTTTTAGCAAGTCTGGTGTTACTAGTGCAGAGATACTTAACAAACTTTCAGCAGCTTCTGTTAAAGCCGCTGTTTCCGAAAGAGACCTCATTGAAGGACTTAAGCGTTCAGCATCAGTTGCGAACCAAGCTGGAGTTAGTTTGGATGAGCTTGTAGGTGTTATTACCGCAGTCCAGCAGAAAACCGCCCGAGGAGGTGCGGTTATTGGTAACTCATTTAAAACTATTTTTACTCGTCTTCAAAGCATCGACAAACTTGAGACGATGCAAAACTTGGGAGTGCAGATAACTGATGTATCTGGAGAAATCTTAAGTGGAACAGAGTTAATTCAAAACCTAGCGAAAAGCATTGAAAATTTGCCAGAAGCAAGGAAGCTTCAAATTGCAGAAAACTTAGTAGGAAAATTCCAGATTGCGCCATTCTTGGCGATTCTTGACGATTATACTTCTAAGACTTCTATTGCTCTTAGAATTACAGAGACTGCGGCCAATGCCACTAATGAAGCATATAATCGTAATGTGGCTTTGAATAAAACTTTAGCTGCTGCAATTAATGAAGCTACAGTAAACCTAAAAGAACTTGCCAACACGTTAGGAGAAATAGGGGTTACTGACAGCCTGAAAAACATATTAGGCTTTTTTAATAATTTAGTGGTTAACATTAAAGATCTTCTTGAAGGAGAGGGTGTAGGAAGCGATTTTGCTAGAGGTATAGTTAAAGGAATTAGTAATGTTTTAAGTGGACCTGGGTTGGCTATCTTCGGGGCTATTATTGCCAAGTTGACCATTGACTTAGTAAAGTTTGGAACAATCTCATTGCAGACTTTCTTTGGGTTAAACAAAACAGCTAAAGATCAAGCCGCCATTCAAGGACAAATAGCTTCGACCTTATTGGGTAATAAAACAATTCAAGATCAAATTTTAAGAATTGAAAACAGCACTCTAAGTGTTGAGCAAAAAAGAGCCGCCCAAACTAAATTTTTTACAACCGCTTTAAATGAACAGTTGGCGGTAATGACTCGTATGCAAGCGATTGCAGCAAGAGTGGCTCCTGGGGTTTTAAGTGGAACTTCTAGAATTCGTGGAGGAAGAGGGGCAGGGGGATATATTCCTAACTTTAATGCAGTAAGAGGTTATGGTCCAGAAATTCCTAACTTTAATGCTGTGAGGGGTTATGGTCCAGAAATTCCCAATTTTAATGCCGTAAGAGGTTATAGTCAGGAAAAAATGGATATTGCTAAGGGTGTTGGTGGAGCGCCCTCATCAGCGCGACCCGTAGCTATTCCCAATTTCAATTTTGGGGGTGGTCAAAAGGGAACGATGATAGCCAACACAAGCGAGGTTCTTGTCCCTAATTATGCTGGTGGAGGTTCAGCTATCTTCAATCAAGACATGATTGCCTCCATGGGAATGCCAAGTGGGGGCAGGGCAATAAGAGGGGCGCAGGGATATATACCTAATTTTGCTGCTGTTAGCCTCAATCAGACGATTCGCAATATGCAAGCTGCGGGAACCTTGCAGGGTGCAAGAGTTGGGACCACTGACAGTTATAGGATCGGAGATAAAGTAGTATATGGATCTCAAGTTAAAAAAGCTTTAGCTTCTGGAAATGCCAACCCACAAAAAAGAGGAGAGTTGGTTGTTGACGCTAGTAAATATGGCGTTGCCGCTATGTTTTCTAGTAAAAAAACAGACACTTCCTTTGCAAACATAGATACTCTTACCGCTCCCTTGGCAAAGGTTTTAAAAAAGAGGGGAGTAACTGGGATCAGATTTCAGGGCATTCAAGTTCGTGATTTAGAAAATGATTTTAAAACAGGACTAAGAAAGAAAAGTCCTCATAGTCCCAGAAAGAACAGAAATTTAATAGCTCAACTTTTTGCTAATCCTTTAGCTCAATATGGCCACAAGCTGATAGGTTCCACATTTAGTAATGATGAGGCAACAAAACTTTCAAATGCGGTTACTAAGGTATCCAAGTCGAGTGGGGGAGTTAACCTCTTTCCGAGTGCAGTTGAAGGTGGTATTTTTGAAGCAGCTATAAGGGTTGTAACAAAAGGCGCTAAAGCTATTGACGAATTTAAAAACCATACCACAGAACAAACTCCGTTTGATTTTGAGGAGACTGGTCCCGCAAGTAAGCAGTTCATGGATACATGGCAATTTGTTGGATCAAAAGGAAGAATGTTTAGGGCTGACGCAAAGAGAACAGCTACAAATGAAGCTGTGCAAACAATTATCTCTAAAGCCTTGAGGGGTGATAAACAGTATATTTCGACACAAGCTACTAAAGCAGGATTTCCTACACTCTCACAGCTAAGAAAACAGCGCGGTGGTAAAACCGCAGCTTCAGGATATATTCCTAACTTTGCAATAAGCCCTCTCGATATGGCTATCGAAAGAGAAAGAGGTGCGGGGCTTCCAATTAATCAGATAAGAATTAACCAAGATGCTGGCCTTAGAAATGCAAGAAACCCATTAGGTCTTGCAGTTACCAATACTAGAGATGAGCCTACGGGTGCGGTTCCTAATTTTGCTAAAGCTCCAACAGGAGCAGGTGGCGACATGGAAGGTTTCAAAGGGGGCATGAGTGATGCGGTTGGAAAACTTCTATTGTTTACTACTGTCATACAAATGGCTAGTGGAATGTTGGGAGGTTTAACTGGGGAGAATGAGAAGGTTGCGGCTTCAATGAAAATATTAAATGGGGCAGTTATTGCAGCTAGTGTTGCCATGATGATGCCTGGGGGTTTAGGAGGTGTTCTGGGGGGATTAGGAAAAGTTCTATCATTTGGAGCAGCTAAGGGAACGGCGGGCAAAGTCGCAGGGTTCGGATCAAGACTGATGGGAAGCGGAATGTCTATGTTTAAGTCAACTCCTGGGAGGATGGTTCCAGCGTCTTCGTTAACTGGCCCAGGTTTTAAAATGGCTGGAACATCAGCGCGACCACTCATGGGGGGAATGAAGGTGTTAGGTGGAGCTTTAACAAAGGGAGCGGGAGTAATGCTCCGTTTTCTGGGTCCAGTTGGTCTTGCCGCTACTGCACTGATTGCTTTTAAGAAATATACAGATGAAAGCAGTGGAGCCAATGCCACAGTAGCAAAAAATGCTGAAGACTTAGCATTAGCCACTAAAAATACAGCTAGAGAGCTTAATTCTTTAAAAATTCCCCCCGAGTTAAAAGAAGATATAAAAGAAGGCGCGTCTGAAAGAGCAAAAGAGTTTGTGGCGACACAGAAAGACGCGAGATCGGCGTGGTGGAAAGGAATTGGTGGAGCAATTAAAGGAGGTAGGGATTCTCAAATATGGAAAGACATTACCTCTTCCATCGAAATGACGGCACAACAAGGTGTTTCGGAAGAGGCGATGCAAGCGGCTATAGACAGACTGGCTGCGAGGGGAGGAGGAAAAGACAAACTAGATCCTAAAGAGGATATTGATCCCTTCATGGCAGAAATGAAGGCTCTCAGGGAGCAAGTTAATGCACAAGAAACCATAAACAGAGTTACGACTGGACTCTCCGCAGAAGATCAGGACAAATTTATAGAACTGATAGCTCTTGAAGATAAGGCAAAATCCGCAGGAGTTGCTCCTGGGTCGAGAGCGACAAGTCTTCGTTTTGGATTAGAAAAGCAACTCAGAGAACGTGCTCTAGAAGAGAATGTTAATCCTGACGTTGTAATCGCTGGAGCAGAACAAAGATTTAGAAGTGGATTCGGCCAAGATAGGGTTCAAAAAGACCAAAAAATAGATCAAATCAGATCTAGTATTGCTAAAGATAGACTTAAAACCGCACTAGAAATCTCCAGAATAGAATCACAAATTGCTAGCGATGTAGAATTGCAAATAGCAGCAAGGAAGGCTAATAAGCAAACGAGTGAGGAACAGCTTTTCTTAGATGAACAAAGATTACAGCGAGATGCCCTAAGGAAACAGGAGCAGGGCGAACAGTCAAAGCTTATAGATGCACAAGTAGATAAAATAAAAAATTTAGTAACAAATAAACAGTCACTTCAAATTATAGAAGACAACATCAATGGTCTAACTTTAGAACAAATAACCTCAGAACAAAACCGATTAAGCATTGCAAGGAGTATAGCTTCTATAGATTCAGATGATGCGGATATTATTAATGCTTCGTTGGAAAGAATGACTAAGAGGGGTCAATTAATAACTAAAGAATTTGATGCAAAGAAAAAAGTTTTAACTATAAGTCAACAACAAAAGAAAATAGAGTTTGAAATAAACCAAGAACTAGAAAACCGCAAAAGAGATAGGGCAACTGAACGCTCTAGGGATGAGGGAATTGAGGATCTTGGTTTTGAGGCAAGAAGGCAAGCTTTACAGTTTGCCCTTAATGCCGTAGATACACAATTTGGTGCTAGCGAAGAATCCAAGGCTGCTCAAAAATTAGGATTTGAAAAAGCCCTTGCAGACTTAGGCGTAGAGGAGGCCGAGGCTACAGCAATAAGAAAGTTTAGGGATGAAGTAGACGAACTAGAAGAAAGCGGAACGCTTACTGCGGAAAGCATTAAGGAGATAAACAAATTAGTTGATGAGGGTGGAATAGAGGCACTAGGAAAGGGAATAGCTAAATTGAGAAGACTGTTGAGTGGCGAGGAAGTAGACTTTGGTGAGATCCCCACCTTGGAGAAAATTTTTGATGAAAAAACAAATAAACAAATAGGAGTCAGGAGGGTTAAAGGTGTTGTAGGCGAAAATAAGCTTGATGAAAAAGATAGAGATTTAGTAGAAAAAGCTATTGTGGTGGGAGAACAGGGAGTTGGAAGGGCTGGTTTGGCGCAGGTAGAAGCAGATCAGGAAAAATTGCTTTTAAAGAGGAGAAAAGACAATGTTGGAAAATTTAAATCATACCTGCAACTTCTTGGTGAGTTTACAAAGAGCTTAAGCTCACAGGCAGAGCAATTAAAAGTAAATTTATTAACAACTAGAGACCTTAGAGGGGAGATAATTACACAGTTAGATACTGATAAGAGTAGACGCTTAGAAGGCACTCCAGAAGGAGCTTTGGCTTTGGCTAAAATTACAGGAGACACTCGACTTAAAGAAGCGAAGGATCAAATGTTTTTGGCTAGAACAAGATCCGAAAGTAGGCAAATTGAAAGAACTCTTCCCATGTTAATAGAAGAGGAGAGAATAAGACAAGAGATAGCGGAGGCTCAAAGAAATGGAACTCTTAATGTAGAGCAGTTAGAAGCGGCAGAGAGAAGGCTTCTTGAGATAGAAAAAGAGCGAGCCGATGTCAACGAAACTATTGCTGCGAAGATGGAAGATGCTTTTGTTTTTAGTAAACAAGAAATTCAAAACAACTTAACCACAGAACTAGTTACGGCGGCTAAGTCTTTCACTAATAAAATTTCAGATGGACTAGTCGATGCGATTGCTAAAGGAAAAAATTTAGGAGAAACTCTTAGAATGGCTGCGGCAGATTTCTTTTTAGATATGGCGCGAGCAAATATGAGAGCCGCGATGAGCAATTTAACCTCTGGGATTGGATCGCTGTTTGGGGCGGCTAATAGTGGAGGGATGATAACTGGTGGTTCGGGAGTAAGAGATGATATTCCGACTATGCTCACAGGGGGCGAGTTTGTGATGCGTAGGGACGCTGTATCAAAATATGGTGTCGATTTCATGTCAGCGCTTAACAGGGGAGCTATCCAAACAATGGCTGTAGGTGGATTATTCACCCCAGGAACATACGGGCAAGAGTCAATTGTGGGTAAGGATAACTTAATGCGCTTTGCAACTCAAAGCAGAACAACAGGAGCGCAGGATGTAATTCGAAGCGGAGCCAACTTTGCCTCTGTAAATCTAGAACCTCAAAGTGTTAGACTTACCCAATACGGAATAGCAAACACTGTAGCTTCCCGAGAAGAACAAAAATCAAAAGAAGATGCTTTTGGTTTATGGAAGAGACAAGATGAATATGAAAGAGAGCTAGAAAGAAGAGCAGAAGAACAAAAGAAAGCTTTGCGGAGAGCTATTGTAGCAGCCGTGGTCACAGCAGGAATTGGCTTCGCAACAAAGGGCTTGGGAACACCAAAACCAAATCCAAATCAAACAGGAGTTCTTAAAGCTATTCCTGTAGATCCGAGCGAGCTTAGTGGAGCAGGTGGCGCGTCGAGTGGAGGCTTGGGCAACATTTTCACTAGAATGGGTGAGAGCAACAACAGGCTTTTTAATTTTTGGTCGAGGTCTTATGATGCGGGCCAGCGTTTTGGGCAGAGGTTAAGTATCCCAGGAATTGATAAAAGGGCTACAGGTGGTGAGGTTCCTTATGCGGCTGGAGTAGACACTGTGCCGACTATGTTGTCTGGTGGTGAATTTGTCATGAATGCCGCAGCTACTGAGCGAGTGGGTAGAGGAAACCTTGCAGCTTTAAACTCTGGGGCAGGGGGGAATAATCGCGATGTTGTCGAAAGGTTGGACGAGCTTATTGATGTTTCTGAAAACGGCGGTGAAAGCGTTATTAATATTACTGTTAATTCTGATGGCTCAACAAACCAAGATGGCAATGTAGATGAAGATCAACAAGCCTTGGCGGTAAGGATCAGAGACGTTGTTAGACAGGTTATTGACGAAGAAAAAAGATTAGGTGGATCATTAAGACAGGCTAGGGCGTAATGTATGGATCAAAGCTAAATTACGAATCTCATTTTTTTATTTCTGGATTTGAGGGAGGAAGCCCATCAGCTAGAGAGTTGTCTGGGGTTAAGTCTTTAGAAATATCTTATCAAAATAGCGCCAATGTAACAAATCCTCTTGGATATAAAAACGGACTAACCACAGTAGGCGGCCCAAGCCAGCAAGGTGTTTCTTTTTCGCGTGATCTAATTTACGACGATCCGATATTGGATTTTACGGGAGACAACGTAATGAAGGGGAGTTTTAATTATGATAATAATACATCATACGGATTTTTTAGTGGATACCTTACTTCTTACTCAGTTAATTGTGCAGTAGGAACAATACCTACTGTTAATGCTAGTTTCTCTGTCTATGATGAAATGAGAAGCGGAATTAATGCAAGTGGAGAGCAGACCACAGACATTTTCATACCAAGTCAAGGCTCAATAACCGCTACCTGTGATAAAACTACCAGCAATAGAGTTATAGGTTTTGATTATTCACTAACATCCAACAAGATTCCTTATTACACAATAGGATCTCAAGATCCAGTAGAAGTAAAACATATTTCTCCAATTCAATATACCGCCAGCGTTCAGTTGGAGGTGGATGACGTTTTTATGGAAAGCGGATATAGTTTTTTTGAAAATGGGAAAGATGATCGAACTGTTACATTTGGTATTAATGGTAGAGATGGAACCGAGATTCAATCCCTTACTATTCCTAACGCATCTCTGGTGGGAGAAAATTTAACCTCTTCTGCTGATGGGACATTACGTTTAACTCTTAGCTATATAGGTCATCAATGAGCGAAAGTTTATTCTATAATAGAGATTCAAACATCTCAGGTATATCCGTTACCCCTGAATTGTCGGGAATGGACTTTACTCCTGTTTATGGATCTAAGGTGGATTTTAAGGGGGCTAATCATCAATATCCTACCGATGATTTTTATAATAATATAATACCTTTATCGCTTAATAGTTTAACTTGTGAGTTTTCGGTTAGATATGATACTAACGAAAGTGGAGCCAGAAGACTGGCTACATTTTTTGAAAGTAAATCTGGACAAAATCCTTTAGAATTTACCCCCGACAATTCTGGTATTTACAAAACTGTTTCTGGTTTTTGCGATAATTATGCAATTAATTTTATTAATAATCAACACTTTGAAGTAGCTGCTAAAATTAGTGTAGATCACGCTCCCACCTTGTTGAATTGGTCTGGTGGTAATTTTGCCAATGTTCCATTTAGGGGCTGGACTCCTTCTACAACTTATCAAAAGTATGATGTAATATATACAGGAAGAAACCCCAATGGGACAACCAATGGAAATAAGCTGGATAACTTTTACTATTGTAGCGGAGATCACACTTCATCAGAAGACAATAGCCCTACTGGAAACAATCCTCTATGGACTAAGGAGTTCTTTTTTGAGCCAGATATTGGAACTCAGAATGATGTTAAAATCAAAGTAGATAAATTAGAATTCACAAATTCTTTTGTTCAAAGAATAAAATCCAACGACAACATATCAACATTCAACATAGATTATACTTTTACAAACATTACAGACCAACAGCTTAAATCTATGCTTTTCTTTTTAGAGAATAAAGCCGCATATCGTAGGTTTGAGCATCAAATTCCCTCAGTATACAACCGCCCCAAGGTTTATTATTGCCCAGAATGGACACATGAGTGGAATTCTTACAATTCTCACACGCTCAGAGCAACTCTTATAGAAGATCCTCTTGGCGTAATCCCAACAGGAACATAAAATGGCCATCAACGCTTTTAGAAGTAACAATTGTTTTATCGCCTGTGAACAACTTGCGTCCACGGATGCTTTTTATATTGGCGTGACGACAGGATCAATAATGTCTGTTATTCAAGGTTCATCATTTAATGTCTCTCTTGATCGTAATACGGCCAAACAATTGGGGTCTAGTCATTATTCTGTAGATTCTCTAAACAGACAACCCGATGTAGGTTTGTCTCTTAGTTATATTCCGAGTTACCCATTCTTCAATGAGGGCTTGGTAAATCTAGCGGATTTAAATAGTGGCCCCACGGACACTATTGTTTCCCAAGCAGCGTTTTCGGGTCTTGAGAACGCTTCTAGGAATTTTTATATTTTTACCAGACCAGAGGAGGGCTACAATGCCTTATCTGGCTTTTCGGCTGGAGATAGCCTTAACTTTAGTGGTTATGAATGCGCTTCAGTTGGCAATTGTTTTTTAACAAACTACTCTCTTTCATATGCTGTTGGAGCGCTTCCTGTCGTAGAGGCTCAATTTGTTGGTTCCAATATGCAGTATGAGAACATAACAGGAACAAAGGTTGGTTCGCCAGCTATTAATCTTGCAAGCGGCAACGCAAATCAGGTGGGTGAACTGACTCTATCTGGTATTCAGGAATTTGCTTCCGCTCCAGTAATTACGAATCCTGCTGAAACTGGCAGCGCCGTAACCCTTCAAAATTTACAGGTGGGAGGGCAACCCTTGGGCGAGGGGCATCTTTTGCAGTCCGTTCAGCTAGATATAGGGGTAAGCCGCAACGCAGCCTATGGCTTAGGAAGCGATTATGTTTACGAAAGAAAAATGCTACTTCCTGCTGTCGGCTCTCTCAGCGTTTCCTCTTTGGTTTCAGGTTTCGAATCAGGGTTTTTAAGCGGAATCGTTAATTCTGAGTCTGGTTATAGTTTAGACTTAACCCTAGAAGCAAGCGGCAAGTTTCTTACCTACAAAATTGAAGACGCAAAACTTCAGTCTTACGACTATAGCATGGATGTAAATGATCGAATGCTCATGAATGCTTCATTTGCGTTTCAAGTGTCTCCCAACCCAGGAGGTTTGCAGATATCAGGAAACACACAGGAGTCTCTAGCTGGATATACAAAAGGTCAAATTAACCAACATTTTGATGATTCAATGAGTATGGCCACAAATGGCTCAATGTTAGAGGGCTTCACTGATCCCAATGGAAACTTAGAGGCGGGCGGCTGGAATGCCAGTCGCAATGTCGCTTTTTGGGGCAAGGATATTGATTTTACAGCAGTCTCCGTTTGGAACAACAGAGGATTTGGAGGGGATTTTAGAATGATTGGAGCAACCGCTGTTACGCCAAGACACATAGTGATGGCCAAGCACTTTCCATTAAGCACTGCTGACGGAATATCGTTTGTAGAACCAGATGGAACTTGGATTCATAGGAATGTGTCGCGAGTGGCTTCTGATGGATCTACGGATATTGCAGTTGCTCTACTGGACACACCGTTACCTTCGACCATAAAACCCGTTAAGGTTGTTCCTTCTGATTTTGAAAGTTATTTTGATAGAGATGCGGTTGGCAATATAGATGAGAACGCTAGACCAATATGTGTGGGCTTCGATCATGAAAAAAAGGGCTTATTTTTCCAAGTGACCAAAGCGGGAGCAGGAGACTCAAAGGTCATTACTTATTTTGATGGATCTCTAGTCCCCGCTCCATATGATGAGATAGCAGAGGATTTAGAATCGGGAGATTCAGGAAACCCCCTCTTTATCATTATAGATGGAGAACCCGTTTTAATTACTTCTTGGTTCACAGTCTCTTCATCTCCAGCATACCATTCATATATTTCTACCATTAATGGGCTTATTGCATCAGTTGATTCGGCGCAGGGAATCAGCACAGGATATACCTTAACAGAAAAGAGTTTAAACCACCTTAATCTGAAGAGATATCCTCCTTTTTAATCGTAGTCTACTTTGACATTTTTGCTTTCGTAGCCCTGCTCTCTGATCCTTTGAGGATGTTCCGCGCCACCTCTTTCTTTGGCATAGTTGTCGTAGAATTTTTCCTTTATTGGATCTTTGCCCCCAGTCTTTTCGGCTCTTTTTGCACTAAGCTCTGCCGATAGATCCATCATGTCTCCCACCGTCCCCTTTTTCTGGTAGGTGGCATCTATATACTGTTGCCTATTAAAAGGGTCAATTGATGTGCTAACGGAGGCGTTGGGCGACAAAAAAACTCTCTGCCACTCAACGCCCCCTTCAGAATAAACATGTTCATCATTCATCCCCTGAAACACCTCACGGTATTCTTCTTGTTCGGGATGTTTATAAACATATATAGGCATTACTTGATTTCAATTTGCCTTGCCTCCGAAACGCTTTTCTTAGGCAATGTCAATTTAAGTAAGCCATTTTTAATTTCCGCTGAGATGTGATCTTCTGCCACCAAATCATTTAAATGTAATTTAAATTTCTGAGAGCGATCCTTATTTTTTGCGCTAAGCTCAACAACTCCATCAGTTACCTGAATCGAGATATCTTTTTTTGCAAAGCCAGCTAATTCTACTTCAGCCATATAGACATCTCCAGTGTCAGAAACACAGGATTTTTGTTTGATCATAAGATCTCTTGGTGAGAGATCATTTAAATTATTAAAAAGAGAATTAAGTAAAGTATTCATATACCTATATTATAGCAACAAACAAGCCATTCTTCAACTCCTATAAATACAGTTTAAAATGGAATCAACAGTATTCGAATAGGTAAACTTGTCCGATAACTTTTGTCCCTCTGTGTTTATTTGTCCAGCTTTAGCTTCTGCTTTTTCCATGGCCTCAATAGCAGCTTCTTCCTCCCAAGTATAAAATGTTCCCTGATTGAATGGTTTATTTTTTTGGAAGAAAACTCCATCAGCAGCATCAATTTGTCCCGAAGATTCAACTAAAATAGAGTTGTCTTTTGTTGCCCAGTCTTTGTGAGAGGTTACGTTTAGAACTACGCTCCACTTACCTAAACAAGTTGAATTAAATGATGGTAGATTCCATCCTTCTCCACCCGACAAGCCCGTTAAATCAATATCAATTGAGTTGAGCAACTCGTTGACCTCTGCGTTTGTCGCTAATGGAGGAAGGAAATTAATATTGCTGTAATTTTGCCCTCCAAGTGTTGCATTGACCATGGATTGCATTTCTTCGGGCTTAAAAAAGGGATTAGTAACACAACACGTTAAAAGATATTTTGGGTTATTGCCATATTTTTTAAGCCATGTCTGGATAATTTTTTGGGTGTGCTTTCTTTTTTCCCATTTACCCATTAAACCAAAGTGAATTACATCTTTTAAGTAAGACTTTCCTGTAACCTTGAAGTCCTCATCTAATCCCAGAGGAATATGCTCTACATTAGTCAACCCTGAGGATTTAAAGTGTTTGGTTGCATAGCTGGAGCTAAAAAACACTTTATCTTGAGCACCACAAATTTTAATCTCTTCAACTGTAGGTTGATTGCATTCGTAAAATGAATAAAGATATTGATCTTTGTTTTTACGGTTTTCACTACCATTGATATGCCAAACTTTTAAGCTAGGAATATCGGCCTTAAGAAAGTCTAACCTGTTATTTATCGCAGTTTCAAGATAAGACTGGAATTCAGGTGAATGCTTATAGGCACTCAGATCTGTATCTCCCGTGGGGAAAATACCTATTTCTACCTCTCGTTTAAACAACTCTCTTATAAAGTTATAAGAGACATTCCCGAGGCTTAGCCTATTTAGGGGTGCTTCTACTAAAAGTTTCATTAAAAGGGAACGTCATCTCCACCAGAACCTTCTCCAGAATCATCTGATGAGTCCTGCTTTTTGTTGGAGCTAAGGAATTGAAGATCCTTTCCACGGATGTGATATTTGCTGAAGTTTTTTCCATCTTTCTCCCAGCTAGACATGCAAAGTTCTCCTTGAACAACAAACTCCCTGCCTTTGGTGAGATATTTTTCTGCAATTTCAGCAGTCTTGTCCCAGTATTCAACGTCAATAAAACATTTTGTTTTTGCGTTGGCTGTTGAAATTCCCGCACGAAGAGTGGCTACTTTTTTACCAGTGGTTGTCGTGCGAACCTCAGGGTCTTTTACTAAATATGCGGCTGCTGTGATTGAGTTATACATAATTTCCTTCTTTTTTTACTTTATTAATAAAACGATTGTGAATGTTGATACATCCTTGAATACTCATATTGAGTTCTTTCGCTATAAACCTCCAAGGTGTGAGCTTATTATTATCCGTCCCGTAACGCATGTCAACTATTTTTTTAACCCTTTGGTCTTTTTCTTTTTGAAGGCATTTTTCAAACACAGAAAGAGCCTCTTCTTTGTTTATGTCGTAGATAAAGCTGTCGCAAGAAGGCTCTATATAAGTGCAGTCATCATCAATAAAAACTTCTTTATTTTTTTTCTTTTTATTGAGAACATTTAGACACTTCCACTTTGTCTGATTTGCTAAATGAGTAGAAAATTTTGTATTTCTATCGGGATCGTAATTTAGCGCTGAGTGATAAATGGTGGAATCTTTCTCACTAACTATGTAGCTTTTGTCTAATGTGTTTTGAGGGTGAGACATAAAATGGTTCACCATAGAATGAAATATACCCGAATGCCTGTCAATAAGCTCTAAAAGGCTTTCTTGATCATTGCCGTCCTGTATTTTGGAGATTAGGGTTAAGTCGCTTTGCACTTCCCTAATTCTATTTGATGTATTTCCTTTTTCCACAAAAACTGAAATTTCCAATTTTTGATATTTATAATATATTTATATAACGTTTAACGTTACAGAAAACGTTTACTTATTCTATTACGTTAAAGTAAGAAGAAGCGTTGTCCCGTTTCACGGTTATTATACGACTCAAAGTAATTCTGTCAAATTAAATTTTTCGGAAATTTTCCGATTGACATTGCCCTCTGTATGACATAAGTGTAAAATTGATTAGTCATGATTTTTGAAGAACAAGTATCTAGGAAGCCCGATCATTATCCATGGGCGCAGGAGTTTATAGAGGCAATGCATAACGGTTTTTGGACCGACAAAGAATTTAGCTTCAGTAGTGATATTCAGGACTTTAATGTCCATTTAAACGAAGATGAGAAAGAGATGATTATACGCACTCTTTCGGCTATTGGCCAGATTGAGGTAGCTGTTAAAAAGTTTTGGAGCAAACTGGGAGATAATCTTCCCCACCCAAGCTTAACTGATCTCGGGTATGTAATGGCAAACGTTGAGGTTATTCACAATAATGCTTATGAGAGACTCCTAAAAGTCCTGGGACTAGAAGATGTTTTTGAGGAAAATCTAAAGCTCGATTTCATCGAAGGCAGGGTTAAATATCTTCGCAAGTATAATCACAAGTTTTACAAGGATTCTAAGAAGCAGTATGTGTATGCACTCACTCTTTTTACTTTGTTTGTGGAAAATGTTTCTTTGTTTAGTCAGTTCTATGTGATTAATTGGTTTAATCGTTATCGCAATGTTCTTAAGGATACTGGTCAGCAGGTCAAATATACCAGAAACGAAGAAAACATTCACGCTCTTGCGGGAATCAAAATTATCAACACCATCCGAAGCGAACATCCAGAGCTTTTTGATGATGAGCTAGAGGAAAGAATTGCTAGCGAAGCTAAAGCTGCTTTTGTAGCGGAAAGTCACCTCGTAGACTGGATGGTAAACGGATTTAATGAAAAAGGTCTCAACGCCAACATCTTAAAAGAGTTTATTAAAAATAGAATTAATGATTCTCTGGAAAAAATTGGCTTTGCTTCAGCGTTTGATGTTGACACTTCTTTGTTGGAAGATACAATGTGGTTTGAGGAGGAGTTGCTTGGAAATAATGCTACCGACTTCTTCCATTCTCGCCCTGTGGAATATTCCAAAAATTCTCAAACATTTGACGCTGACGACCTCTTTTAATGAAAAAATATAAATGGCTAAACAAGGACTCTCGCGATTTTCTAAAGCGTGGTTATTTACAAACAGGAGAATCTGCCGAACAAAGAGGTCATGATATTGCTGTAGCGGCAGAAAAATATTTAAAAGTAAAGGGATTCGCTGAGAAATTTGAGAGCTACTTGGCTCAAGGGTTTTATTCTTTAGCCAGCCCAATATGGGCCAACTTCGGAAGAGAAAGAGGCTTGCCAATTTCATGCAATGGAGTCTTTATAGAGGATCGCATGGATGCGATTTTGGAAAAACAAGCTGAAGTGGGAATGCAAACCAAACATGGAGCGGGAACCTCTGCCTATTTTGGTGACCTTAGAAGTAGAGGCGCTGAAATTTCAGCAGGAGGAACATCCAGCGGTCCAGTCCATTTCATGGAACTTTTTGATAAAGTTTCTTCTGTTGTTTCTCAAAGCAACGTAAGAAGGGGTTCTTTTGCCGCATATCTCCCCGTAGAACATCCCGACATAAACGAGTTTTTAAGAATAAGAAGCGAGGGAAATCCAATTCAAGAGATGTCATTTGGTGTTTGTATTAGTGACGAATGGATGCGCTCCCTCATAGAAGGAGATCGAAAGAAAAGATTAACTTGGGCCTCGATTATAAGAAAAAGATTTGAAACAGGATATCCCTATCTTTTCTTTACAGATACAGCGAACAAAAAAGCCCCAAAAGCATATAAGGACAATAAATTAAAAATTAGTGCTTCTAATTTATGTAGCGAAATATTCTTACACTCCTCTCAAGATGAATCATTTGTTTGCTGCCTTTCTTCTCTAAACTTAGCTAAATGGAACGAAATTAAGGAAACGGATGCCGTTCAGACTCTGGTTTATTTTTTAGATGCTGTAATGGAGGAATACATCAAGAAGACAAAAGAGATTCCATTCATGCAAGCGTCCCACAACTTTGCCAAAAAACAAAGAGCCTTGGGGGTTGGGGTTTTGGGGTGGCATTCATTTTTGCAACAGCAAATGATAGCCTTTGAAAGCATGGAGGCTAAATTTTTGAACAGTGAAATTCATAAAAAAATTAAACAAAACTGTGAAGAAGCCACCAAGGAGCTTGCTGTTCTGTTGGGGGAACCCGAACATCTTCAGGGTTATGGTCGCCGCAATATGACCACTATGGCAATTGCTCCTACGACTTCTAGTTCCTTTATTTTAGGTCAGATTTCCCCCTCTATTGAGCCTCTAAACAGCAACTACTTTACCAAGGATTTAGCTAAAGGTAAATTTACTTATAAAAATCCACATTTAGAAAGCCTTCTAGAGCAGAAGAAAAAGAATACACAGACAACTTGGAAATCAATTTTACAAAAAGGAGGATCAGTGCAGCATCTAGATTTTCTTACTCAAGAAGAAAAAGACGTATTTAAGACCTTTGGAGAAATCTCCCAAAAAGAAATTGTAATTCAAGCCTCGCAGCGCCAGAAGTATATTGACCAAGGCCAAAGCCTAAATATCATGGTAGCTCCGAAATGCCCGCCCAAACAAGTCAGTGAACTTTTGATTTTCGGATGGGAACAAGGAATTAAAAGCTTTTATTATCAGAGAAGTGCTAATCCAAGTCAGGAGTTAGCCAGATCAATTCTTAACTGTTCTTCATGCGAGGGTTAAGATTCATTTTTAATAATTAAAAGTGTAATTTTTTTATAATGAACCTTACTTTTTCGGAAAAAATCTATAAGTGCCTTATAAGCAAGGTTCTGATTTTTAATCAAAGGCACGAATCATCAGTCACCCTAGATCAATTAATCCGCGTTTATAAGAGAGGAGAAAAGGCTACTGATTTTAATTGGCAACCACTAAAAACCAAGGCCCAATGCGCCATGGCTAGGGTAAATATGTTTTTGAGATTATCTGCCGACAGAGAGGTCAAAAAAAACTATTTATTTCACGATATAGACATTGTTAAGGGGACCGATAGAACATATGAGCAAGAGGAAGCAGATCCATTTTGGGATTTTAGTGATTTGGATTTTACCTCTGCTCGCACAGATTTACTTCTAGCTAATATTGCAGACAAAGAAGGAGAACAAACCTTTCACCCTCCAGCACTGGAAGAAGAGTAATTTCTGGATATAATCATACCGTTAGCAAGGTATGAAAATTTTATTTATATCTGATTTTACTCTTCAACAAAGACAAGGTGGAGCACAAGTCAGTAATTCTCTAATTATTGAAGAGGGTAGAAGTCTAGGTTATCAGATTGATGAGCATCATCACAATTCTTCTATTGTTGATTTTTTAACGTCTTATGATTTGGTAGTAAACTCAAATCTAGAGGCAATCAGCAAAACTTCCCCTGCTAAGCTCAACATGATTGAGAGACTTCCTAATTCTGTTAGGCTTGAGCACGATTCATGCTCTTATTTATCCAATGGGGAGAGGCGCATCTTGTTTAATAATTCAAAAAAGAATTTCTTTTTAAGTGATTATCATTATTCTTTCTTTAAAGATCTTTATGGCGATTATTTCAAAAATGCCGTGATAGTTTACGACCCTATCAACACAAAAATTTTCAAAAAAGAAGAGAAGAAAAAAAAATATGATGTTGTTTATTGTGGCTATTTACACCCACTTAAGGGACTAAATAACCTTTTGAACTTTGCAAGAAATAACCCAGACAGAAAGGTGGATGTTTTTGGTTGGTCAGATAGAAACCCCCACAGTCTTTTTGAGGGTGAAAAAAATATTATATTTAACGGGTCTTGTGAACATCACGAAACAGCTTCGATATTTCAACAAGCGCGAGCGGTATTTCACGCACCAATTGTAAATGAACCTTTCTGCCGAATGATAGCAGAGGCTCTTTTATGTGGAGTAGAGGAAATAATTGGAGACCGTTCCAAAATAGGCTCTTATTTAGAATTTGAAAAAGTAGGATATGAAAACTTTAAAAACGGTTGTGAAGGAGCAGCGCGGAAATTTTGGGAAGAGGCAACAATGGCCTAAAATTTCTGTTATTTGCTCTGTTTATAATGCTTCTAAGTGGTTAGAAGGATATTTAAATGCCCTCAATAATCAATTTGAGGACAGCTTTGAAGTTATTTTTATTGATGCTAATTCCACCGACAACTCTCTAGAGATAATACAAAAATTTGATTTTAGAGATGGAATAAAAGTAAGCATTATAGAAAATCTAGAAAGAATTAGTATCTATACAGCTTGGAATATGGGGATAAGAGAAGCTAATGGTCACTATGTTATGAATTGGAATACTGATGACTTATTGTATCCATCCGCTCTTCAAACATATACAGAATATATATTAAGAAATCCAAAAGTAGATTTGTTTTATAGTCCATGCTGTGTTATTAACTCACAAAGCTTTGATAATATCGTAGGCATGAGAAATTGGCCCGACTATTCACACGAAACTCTACTTAAACTTTGTATTGGTGGCCCATTTCCACTGGTAAGGAAAGAAGCTATAGAAAAATGTGGATTCTTCAAAGAAAAATACACCTCTTCGGGAGATTATGAGATGTGGCTAAATCTCTCTGCCAATAAATTTAAATTTAAAAAAATACCAGACATCATAGGTTGTTTCTACCACAGGGATGATTCTGTTTCTGTAGAAAATTTACAGTTAGCACAAAAGGAAGATAGAGAAATTCAAAATTTATACCAATGAAAGTTATAAGCTTTAGTTTATGGGGGACAGACCCTGTTTATACAGTAGGTGCAGTTAATAATGCTAAGATTGCCCAAGAAATTTACCCTGAATGGGAGTGTTGGTTTTATGTGGGCAAATCTTGTCCTCTTGAAATTAAAGAACAATTAAAAGAACAACCTAACACTAAAGTGATTGAAATGAACGAAGAGGGAAGTTGGAACGGCATGTTTTGGAGATTTTCTCCAGCAAGCGACCCCACTGTAGATGTAATGATATCACGCGATACTGACTGTAGGCTCGACAAAAGGGAGAAATTAGCAGTAGATCAGTGGCTTTCTAGCGGAAAAAGTTTTCACATTATGAGAGACCATCCCTTTCACAAAACAGAAATACTTGGGGGCATGTGGGGGGTTAGAGGAGATCTTCTAAAAGACATGGATAATCTCATTGAAAAATACCACAAGGGTGACTTTTGGCAGGTAGACCAAAACTTTTTAAGAGAACGTATATATCCAATTATTAACAACGATTGCTGCATTCATGATGAATTTTTTGAAATTAACCCGTTTCCCTCTGCCCGTGTTGGAACAAACTTTGTTGGGCAAGCATTCAACGCCGAAAACCAACCCCTGCACCCTGAACACGGAGAGATGTTAAGATGAAATTAGATAGAGTAGTTTTTGCTTTAAATTCCAATCCGCTTTACTCGGGGATGTGGAACATTGTTTCGGAAGTTTATTCAAAAAAAACGCCACTTATTCCCACCCTACTTTTTGCAGGGACTCAAGAGGAACTTGAAAAGGAGGTTAATTTTAATTTTGGAGAGGTTTACCTATTGCCTAAGCATGAAGAATTTATAAGCAACCCCAGTCTAGACTGGACTGTAACTTGGTCTCTTTATTGGGGTATCGCAAATCTTTTCCCAAATGATTTTTGTCTTACATCTGGAATAGATGAAATTCCACTTTCCAGCGCCTTATGGGACAGGATAGAGCCGATAGATGATTCTAAGTTTGTGGTTGGATTAGGTCCACACCCATATGGCCCAGAGAAGCTCATAGGAAGTGGTCAAAATTCTGGAAAAGGATCTACATTTAAAAAAGTATTTAATATAGATAATGACCTTCATGATGAATTAAATAAAGTATGGTCTATTAAAACACAGCTACCAAGGGCTTCTTCGATAGGAAGAGGAAACAATTGGTGGGGATTAGATGAAGATTATATTTCAACATTTGTTTTTGATAGCCCTGACGTATATTTTTTAGAAGAGGCTTGGGTTTCAGAAAATCTTCAATCAAAGAAAATATGTAGGTCTAGGGACGGTTTTGGCTACAATGCCGAGCTAATTAACAATGGTTTTTATTGGACCGCACACATGGTTAGACCGCTTAGCGATCCAAACAATCAAGCTCTAATTGACAAACTATTAAAAGATATAAGAATTAGATAATGACAAACATTTTAGTAACAGCCGCTGGTTGTCCTGGGTTTCTTAATATTAGAAATTCTATTAAATCTTCTTCTCTTTTAAGGGATGTTTCGATTCATGGCTGCGATATGAACCCAGACTCTCTTGGTCTTAAGTTTGCTGAACACTCATTTAAATCCCCCAAAGGAGCGTCTCCAGAATATATTCCCACACTATTCAGCTATTGTAAAAAAAACAACATAAAACTCATTATACCTTGTGCAGATGAAGAGTTAATACCTTTAGCGACTGCTGCTTCAGATTTTTCAAGCATATCTTGTAAAATACTTGCATCAGGAAGCTCTTCCTTGAAAAAAATATTAAACAAGGACAGCTTATTTAAGTTTTGTAAAAAAGTGGGGCTTGGGCAGATTATTCCCAGTTATAATATCTGTAATAATGTAGACGATTTATCTGAACTTTATCAGTTCTTTGACAAGAAAGGAATAACTACTTGTGTCAAGCCTGTTTCAGCGCACGGCAGCAGAGGGTTTAGAATAATTAAAGAAAACATAAGCAAAAAAGACTTCTTCTCTCAAAAAAATACTCAAAGCAATATTTCGTTCTCCGACTTATACAAAATTCTATCAGACGGCGGCAAATCTTTTCAAGATTTAATGATAATGGAATATCTAGAAGGGGAGGAGTATAGCGTAGACTGTTTAAGAACAAAGAAAAATTTTTTCTGTATACCTAGAAGCAGAGATCAGATAAAAGAGGGAATATGCACTGGGGGAGAGACTAAAGAAAAACAAGATTTAATAAGCCTTTCAAAGACTTTATATAATGCTCTAGATTTAAAATATAATATAAACCTACAGTTTAAATATAATTCACAAGGACAACCCAAACTTCTAGAAATAAACCCCAGAGTTTCAGGCACCATGGAGCACTGTAGAGGTGCGGGTGTTGATCTGCTTGAAGCAGCTATCTGTGAAGTATTATCAATAGAAAATACAAATGATTACAAAATAAAATGGGGAACCAAATTAACCAGAGTTTGGAAAGAAATTTTTGAATATAACGGGAGGGTTATAGATAAATAAAATGAGCGACTTTACCATAAGACATTACAAAAACACGTTACAAAAATACAAAGATGAGGGATATGTATTTCGTGATGCAATCACCCCATGGGATGGAGGGGCAGGATTGCCCTTGGCAGACAGTTGCAAAATAATTGTGTTAGTTCATGATGTTGATCACGACATATCTCTTTGTTCTAATTTTTTGGACACAGAAAAAGAGCTTGGTGTTATTTCGACTTATTTCTTAAGATTACATGCAAGACAATACAATATGCTATCACCAGCTTCTATTGAAATAGCCAAAAAAATACTAAATGCTGGACAGCAAATAGGACTGCATTATGAGCCTAGTTTTTGCCCCCAAAACGCTTCACACGAAGAACATGTTAATAGCGAGTTAAAAATACTCTCTAACATTCTAGGAAAAGAAATAAAATGCTTCAATATCCACGAACCAGTTAGAACGGGAATAGATGTAAAAGACCTTATTCCTGAAAAAAATAGATGTCCCAATTCTTCTACCTTTAGGGATTTTAAATATTTATCAGATAGTAGCTGTAGGTGGCGAGAGGGCTGTTTTTCTCTGCACTTAAACAAATGGAAGAAGCTATTAGTCAGCACTCACCCTCTTTGGTGGTATAAAAATTCTCCTACAGAAAACTATTAAAATGAACTTTCAAGAAGCTAGCAAAAAAACAATTACAGGGAAGGTGGCATTAGTAGATATAGACGAAACCATCTGTTATTATAAAAAAGGTTCTCGACGATATGATTTAGCAATTCCAAGCAAAAAAAATATAGAAAAGATAAACGGCCTTTATGAGAAAGGCTGGAGGATTATTTATTGGACTGCGAGAGGGGCGACTTCAGGCGTAGATTATTATGAATACACAACACAACAACTTCAACAATGGGGTTGTAAATATCACGAATTGATTACAGGGACAAGCCCAAAACCTAAACCAGCTTTTGATTTAGTAATTGATGACAAGGCCAAAAGAATTGAAGAACTATGAAGTGTTTAATAATAGGCTATGGAAACATAGGCAAGGTTCACGCTAAATATTTAACCAAAAACAATATAGACTGGTATTGGTATGATCCCGATCCAGTTGGACCTTTGTCCAAAAGGTGTGATTTAAATAATTTAAATTGTTTTGATAGAATATTTATTACATCTCCCGAAAAATATCACTACGACAATTATGTGTATGTGAGAAATAGCGGATATAAGGGTAAGATTTTTGTGGAAAAGCCTGTGGCTCTGAAAAAAGGTCACGTTGATATCATGTTGGCAGATGAAAACCTTATGGTAGGAATGGTTGAAAGATTTAATCCTACAATCCAAACCTTAAAAAAAAGCATAGAAAAAGACAAGCTTATAAACATAGACTTTAGTAGATGTTGTGTTTCTGAAGAGTCCTCAGACGTTTCTATTTTTGAAGACATTGGGATACACGACATAGATTTACTTTTTCACCTTTTAGATTTAGACGAGGTAACAGATTATAAAGTTATGAAGCTTAATAAAACAACAGTATTTTCCTCGTCTTCTCCTTTATGCAGAATGATCTGGAGCAAAGATACTTTCTTTAAAGAAAGAAAAATAATAGTTCGCCAATCCAATTGCACTTATATAGCAGATCTACAAGAGCAGTCAGTAATAAAACATTGGCAATTAAATGGACATCATGTTTCTGAATCGCTTTTTGTAGAAAAGGCATCTTCAATCGAAAACGAGCAAAAGTTTTTTTTCAGCAATAAAAAGCTCGACTGCCGCAAGTCTCATATGCTATTGTCTAAATTAATATGAAAATAGGAGTTTTTGCATATAACTTCCCTCATCTAAAGACACAAATGGGTTTGCATAATTTGTGTATTGAGGGATATAAACCTGAAATTGTTTTCGCGGCAGACCCAGTGGAATTAAAATTTTATCAATCTAAAATAAGAACTGGACCCAAAGACTTATTTTTGACTCACCCTAAAAAACTGTGTGATTTTTATGGAATAGAATATCATGTGGTTAAACATAACTCCCAAAAGGTTAAAAATCTAATAAATATCAACGAACTTGATGTGGGAATTATACTAGGAGCCAGAATACTTAAGCCTGTTGCTTTTGAAGATTTTAAGATTGGGGTTATAAACATGCATCCTGGGATTTTGCCAGAAAACAGAGGTTTAGATACAATAAAGTGGGCAATAGAGGACAATTTACCTCAAGGCGCAACCGCTCACCTTATAAACGCCGAAATAGACAAGGGAAAGCTTTTAAAAAGAAAAGATATTAAAGTATATCCCGACGATAGCTTGTTAGATATTCAATTACGAATTCAAAATTTAGAGCAAAAACTCATGCTGGATTCATTAAAAATTCTACAAGAGAAAAAGTTATCAGAGCTAAAGTCATTGGGACAAGGAAAATACAACAAATCAATGCCTCCCGAGATTGAGTCAGACCTATTAGTCAAATTTAAAGGGTATAAGAAAAACTTTTTTCGCCCATGAAAATATTAATTATACAAGAGGCGAGTCGCCATGTTGAAAACTCAGACTTTAGGGAGTGTTTATGTCTTTATCGCGCCTTTAAAGAAGAGGGTTGGGAGCCTACCGTCTACGGTAAAGGACATGAAAATTTCGAAACTCCTCCCAATTTCAATAGTTTTGATTTTATTTTAAATTTAGAAAATTACGGAGACGAGTGGCTTCCCGATTTATCAAAATGTAACAAGCCATTTAAGATGTTATGGAGTATCGACGCACATTGTCGAGGTGAGGAACCCTATGAGGAAATCTTCAAAAAAGGAAAATATCAACTACTATTACACTCTACCTTAGATTATGTGAGAGAGCCACACCACCTTTGGTTTGCCAATGCCTTCTGCGATAAAAAAATAAAAAACCTTAAACTAGACAAATCAATTGATCTGTCTTTTGTGGGCAACCACGTTAATAGAAAGGGTCTTTTAGATTTTTTAACTCAAACTTTTAATTTGCAGCAGCACATTTTCGTTATTGGTGACAAAATGGTTGAGACAATAAACAAAACAAAACTGCACTTTAATAAAAATATGTTTAACGATTTAAATTATCGCAATTTTGAAACGATTGGATGCGGAACGGCGCTAATAACAGATCATAATCACATGTATGACTATCTTGGTTTCAGAGATGGGGAAAATGTGATTTTTTATCGCGACCTTGACTCATTAACGGAAAAATTAAAGTATTATTTAGACAATAAGGACAAACTTGATAAAATATCCAAGCAGGGAGAATTTCTTTCTTCCACGCATTCCTATACGAAAAGGGTTAAATCCCTAATAAACAGCCTTAAGCATAATGCAAAATAAAAAAACAGCGATTATTACTGGTGGTGCGGGGTTTATTGGATCTAATCTAACAGATTATCTTATAAGTCTAGGATGGAAAGTAAAAGTCATAGATAATGAATCAAGTGAATCACACGATTCATTTTATTGGAATGATCAAGCAGAAAATCACAAATTGGATATTTGTGACTATGAAAATATCAGGCCATTGTTTGATGGGGTGGATATAGTATTTCATCTTGCCGCCGAGTCTCGTATTCAGCCCACTCTAAAGAATCCAATTCTGGCGGCTCAAGTTAATACGGTTGGCACTTGCACTATTCTACAGTGCTCAAAAGAATCTGGGGTAAAAAGAGTAGTATATAGCTCGACTTCTGCCTCTTATGGAATCAAAAACACCATTCCGAATGTGGAGGTAATGACAAACGACTGCCTTAATCCATATTCAGTGAGCAAAGTGGCAGGAGAAGAGTTTTGCAAAATGTATACAAACCTCTTTGGTTTACAAACCTCAATCCTGCGATATTTCAATGTCTACGGTGAGAGGCAACCATTAAAAGGCCAATATGCGCCCGTCATTGGAATCTTTTTAAGACAAAAAGGAGATGGAGAACCTATGACCGTCATTGGTGACGGGACTCAAAGAAGAGACTTCACCTATGTTGGGGATGTTGTTAGGGCTAATGTTTTAGCCGCCAATCTAGACAATGATAAAGTTTCAGGAGAAACCTTTAATATTGGAACGGGTAGAAATTACAGCATTCTAGAAATAGCAGAACACATTAAAGGAGATTATGTTTTCATTAAGCCTCGTCTGGGTGAAATTAAAGAAAGCTTAGCGGGTAATTCTAAGGCTGAATATATTTTGGGGTGGAAGCCAGAAACCAACCTTTTAGACTGGATAAACACACAGCAGTCATGACCGAAAAACAAATTGTAGATTTTTGTGTTAACAAAGAAATCTCTCACTTGACAAAGGGGGACTTTAAAAACCTAGAAAGCTCAGAATTAAGACCGCAAGAAATTCACGCACGAATTAACAAGGGGGGAGTTCACATTTTCAGGGAACACGACACCCAAGACCATTCCAGAATTAGAACCTTTATGAATCTTTTATCTGGTTGTGGGTTAGATTTTTCCGATATAGATTTTGAAACAATTATTTACTTTGGCGATGATTTAACTTTTTATGATGATGGTGCTCCTCGCTTATGTTTTACTCGTCGCAAAAATGATCGCAATATTTTAATTCCCGACCCTCACATCTTTAACGTTGCACAGTTAGTTAATTATTTTGGAGAGTGGGATATAGATTTTTCTAGCAAAAATGATCGAGCCGTATTTGCAGGAAGTTATTGCGGAGGAGCCAACCCCAAAGAAAATCAAAGATTTACGTTCTGTTGGGAAAACCAAGACTCAGAGATAGCAGACTTTAAAATAACAAACTTCTTCATGAACGTAACTCCGAATGGGCATGCGGAGTATCTAGAAAAATACGACTGGAAAAAGATTGAGGGTGGCTTTGTCGCTCCATCTGATCAAATGAAGTATAAATACATTTTTAACATCAACGGAGAAACAAATTGTTGGGACAGACTTTTATGGGCGATGTATTCAAACTCTCTTTGTATTTACCTTACCCCCAAGCGTCATGATATGTCCTGGTATTATCACTACTTTAAAACTTTTGGAGCCTTCCTGCATGTTGATGAAATAGATTGGGAAGCCACCGTAAATTGGCTAAATAAAAACCCTTCTGTTGCGGAAAAATTAAGCAAAAAACAGACAAAATTTGCTAAGCCTTTTGTAACGCCCAAAATCCACCAATCATATTTAAAAGGAATTATTACAAAATATAACTCCGTATACAATTCATGAGAAATGAAAATTGCTTTTTATTCCCCTCACCTTTCTCTTGGTGGAACTGAAATAACTCTTTATGATTTCGCTGATTACAATGAAAAGTTACTTGGTAACGAATCTGTTATCATTTATAATAAGGGGAATAACGCAAATCATCCGTCTGTCATTCAGAAATTCCAAACTAGGTTCTCTGATATTTTTACCTTAAACAGTCCAGAAGAAAACTGGACATGGAACAGCAGGATAACAGTTCCCCTGTTAGACGAGGTAATTGCTTCACAAAATTGTGATGCTCTTTATATGCAAAAATTTGGAAACAATGACGGCGTTGTTTCTCGGATATGTAAAACACTGGTATTATGTGCCGCTCCAGTTTGTGACCCACATGGAGATGTATATGCTTATGTTTCAGAGTGGCTAAGCAAGGTCGCCTCTGGTGGTCGCTACCCTGCTGTCCCCAGCATGATTACACCTCTCTCAAAGGACGAGGGCAATTTACGCAAAGAGCTAGGAATTCCATTGTCAGCTAGAGTTTTTGGAAGGACTGGTGGAGAGTATGGTTGGAATTTACCTTGGGCAGATAACGTAGTGGAGCATGTTCTACACTCAGATGAAAATATATATTTCTTGTTTCAAAATACGAACCTTTCATTTTCTCACCCCCGTGCTCTAAAGTTAGAACCTTCCGCAGATCTTAAGATTAAATCTCAATTTATAAACACTTGTGATGCTATGATTCACGCGAGGGCCGAAGGAGAAAGCTTTGGTTGCGCCTGTGGCGAATTCTCTAGCCTTAACAAACCAATTATCACATGGAGTTTATCGAAAGATAAGCACCACATTGAGACCTTAGGTGAAAAAGGTATCTATTATAATAATGCAGAAGAAATGTATGAGAAACTAATTAATTTCACTCCAGAACCCGAAAAAAACTGGAATTGCTATGATCAATTTAAGCCAGAAGTGATAATGAACACATTTAATAAAATTTTCTTACAATAATATGAACACCGTAGTCAAAACAAACCACCCCTTCTGCATAAATGAGCCAGATTTTACTCTTCATGGAGAAGTCTCAGAGAAAGATCCGTCCGAGATAAGACTAAAGCCATTAAAGATGAACTGTTCTGCTGGCGAAGACAACCATACAGATAGAGATCTTATTGAAGAATCCTTATCACGATTTACAAAAGAAAAAATAAATTGCTTAGATTTGGGGTGTGCAGCAGGACAGCTTATCTTAGATTTTCATAAACGTTCAGAGACAAATGTTTGCATTGGTTTAGACGGTAGCTGTGGCGTATATAAACACCAAAACTGGCTAATAGAGGAAAACAGACAGGTTTTACGCCACGCGAACTTAGTAGAAAATTTTTCAATACTAGACGAGACAAACAATAAAATTAAATTTGATGTTATTACCTGTTGGGAGGTTATAGAACATTTTAATGAAAAAGATTTAGATATTTTCTTTAAAAACGTATCTGAACACTTGAGTGAAGATGGCTTATTTTTTGGTAGCATCGCTCTTTTCCCTGATGTCAGAGATGAAAATGGATTTCATCAAGATTGCCCAGAATACAATGCTGATTCTAAACAATTTTTACTTCATAAAACCGTCTTTGATTCCAAAGAGCCTTGGGATGAAATATTGAGTAAATATTTTACTGTCAAAGATTACGACTTCAAAACAAAATTAAGAAATCACGATAACTCTTACTACTTTATGTGCAAAAATGGTTGTAGCTAAATGTCCCTTAAGAGTTTCTCTTGCGGGTGGAGGAACAGATTTAGAAAAATTTATAACGACACACGGCTCAGGTCATGTTGTTAGCTTTCCTTGCAATTTATACACCTCGGTTTCGATACACAATAATCACCGTGACGAGTATATTATTAACTATTCTCGCCCAGAGAAAGTTAAACACTGGAAAAATATTAAGAATAATTTAGCCAGAGAAGTCTTTAGGCGCTATGATAATGGTCCTGTCACTATAACATTTAATAGTGACATTTATTCCACGGGAAGTGGGTTAGCTTCTTCTTCATCCTTTTGCATTGCAATTTTAAAAGCATTCAACGATTTTTATGATTTAAAGAAATCTAATTTTGAAATCTGTAAAATAGCGTTAGAAATAGAGAGAACATTTAACCCATTAACAGGAAGACAAGACCCTTACGGTTGCGGAATGAGCGGCTTAAAGCATATGGAGTTTTCAGAGTATTCGCAAAGCCCCAAAATTACACACCTAGACTCTAAGATTTTTAAAGATTTTAAAATGTGGTTGATGCCCACTAATATAACGAGGCAATCCACAAAGTGTTTAGAGACAACAGTAGAGTCTAACCTCTTTCCTTTTTTTGAGTGCGCTTCAAATTTAAAAGACTATATCGAGAAAGATCTCATTGACAAAGCCCTTAAGACAATTAATGATGGTTGGCGCATAAAAAAAAGACAAACTCCTCACGTTGTCTCCAACAAATCCCTAAGAGATTTAGATTTATTGCTAGAGGATAATCCCGCAATCCTCTCTCATCGCTTATGTGGAGCAGGTGGAGGAGGATATTTCTTCTGTGTCACATCTAACCAGATTAACCTAGAAGACTCTATTGAAATTGAAATAGCCAATGGAGGCGCTAAATCATTTAAGATATGAATATAGAAAAATTACGACATCTTCTCGCTCAATTAGAAGAAACAACACTATGTGAAAACTTAAAATCTCTAGTGGACGATCACAGAGAGATAATTATCTTAGGCAATGGGGGTAGCAATTCAATCGCTTCACATATTGCACAAGATTATACCAAGGTGCTGGGTAAAAAAGCTATCTCTTTTTCAGACCCGTCAAGATTAACATGTTATATTAATGATTATGGTCAAGATGAGGCTTTTGCAATGTTTTTAACACAACTTGAGCGCCCAAGAAGTTTGGTAATATTAATTTCTTCTTCTGGAGAATCAAAAAATATTATTAATTGCCTTAAATATTGCCAAGATGTAGAAACAAAACATGTTGTTTTAACTGGTTTTAATGAAAATAACACCTTAAGGGAAAAAGCAGAAAACACAGCTTCAATTAATTACTGGGTAGACTCCGATGACTATGGAATAGTGGAGTGCCTTCATCAAATTTTTCTTCATTCAACTATATAATGAAAGTTGGCTTTACGGCTGGAGCTTTTGACCTTTTACACACTGGTCATATTTTAATGCTTGAAGAATGTGCTACTAAATGCGACAAGCTTATTGTTGGTCTTCACTTAAACCCGAATACGGAAAGGCCAGAAAAAAACATCCCAATTCAATCAATTGTGGAGAGATACATTCAGCTTAACGCAGTCAAGTTTGTATCTGAGATAATCCCCTACGAGACAGAAAAAGATTTGTTAGAGCTATTAACTGTTCTGCCCCTAGACTTTAGGTTTGTGGGCCAAGATTGGCGCGGCAAGGAATTTACAGGCAAGGATTTGGATGGAAGAAATCACCAAATAATATACAATAACAGAAGTCATAACTATTCTTCTTCATTATTAAGAATAAGGATTAAAGAACATGAAAGTAGATAGAATCATAACAACATTAAACAGTAATCCTCTTTATGCGGATTTTTGGAATATCTTTTCTCCTATTTGGAACGAAAGATTCAATTTGCGTCCTACTCTAATTTATGTAGGAAGCGCAGAAGAGCTTAGTGATAGCAATCTCTCTAAGGATCATGGAGACATCATTAGAGTTGACAGAGTAGATGCGGTAACAGTCTCTGCAAAACCAGACTGGTCTGTAACTTGGGCGTTAAAGTGGGGAGCTTCCCAATTTCCAAATGATGTTTGTGTTACTTCAGGAATAGACGAGATAGATCTTTCTGATTTTTATTTTGATTTGTTAAAAGATATTGATGAAGAAAAATATGTAATTGGATTTGATGATGCTTACGAAGGCTATACGCCTGACACTCTAGGATACCACAGTAATATTCCTCATGCATTTTACCCTACCTCCCATCTTTCCGCAAAAGGTTCTACATTTAAAAAAATATTCAACATAGAAGATAGATGGGAAGATGAAATAACAAAAGTGTTTTCACACAGAGGAAATTATACCTTACCGCCTAACCTATGGGGATTAGATGAATGCTACGCCTCACATTGCATTGATAGTTATTCTAAAAACGTAGATGATAGTGTCTTTGTTAAATTGGGTATGTTCAGAAAACAGTGGCTACCCAGAAGAATTGACAGAGGATTACACCTTCGCGGTGGCAAGTTCAACTATGACCCCGAAGCTCTAAAAAATGGACACTACACAGAACTTATAGCACCACGCCCATATTCACATTACAAACAGGCCATCGACTCACTTTTGGCAGACTTTTTAAAATGAAAATATTAATTACAGGATCACATGGCTTTTTGGGTCATCATTTAGTTGAAAGATTAAAGGACAAGCATGAGCTACTAACACCCAATAGCTCTGAGCTAAACGTGCAAGACATAGTTCACCTTTATAATTATTTATCAAATCATAAACCAGAGGCAATTATTCACTTAGCTGCTGTTTGTGGGGGAATAGGAGCTAATCAAAAATCTCCAGCAGATTTCTTTGCTAAGAACTCTATGATGAGCATAAATATTTTAGCCATGGCTAACCATGTGAAAGTCAAAAAATTAATTACGTTAGGTAGTGTTTGCTCCTACCCAAAATTCACACCCGTTCCCTTTAAGGAGGAAAATATTTGGGATGGATACCCAGAGGAAACTAACGCTCCTTATGGTATTGCTAAAAAAAGTTTATTAGTTGGCTGTAAGGCTTACAATGACCAGTATGGTGATAACTTCATTCATCTCATTCCTGTTAATATGTATGGAGAAAATGACAATTTTGACCTCGACAGTTCCCATGTCATACCTGCTTTGATTAGAAAACTACACGAAGCAAAAGTAAACAATCTGGATTCTGTAGAAGTTTGGGGTGATGGAAGCGCTTCGCGAGAGTTTTTGTATGCGGGAGACTGTGCAGAGGCTATCGAGCTAGCCTTGGATAAACATGACGATCCTGAACCCATCAATATTGGAACTGGTTCTGAAATCACAATCAAAGACCTAGTTAAAAAAATAGCAATGATAGTTGGGTTTGATGGGGAAATTGTATATGACAGTGATAAACCTAACGGTCAACCACGGCGCTGTCTAGACACAAGCAAAGCAGAAGAGCTTTTAGGATTCAAAGCTACAACTACATTGTGTGAAGGATTAAGAAAAACTTATAACTGGTATTTAGAAAATGTCTGAAATTAAAACAATAATTGTTACAGGAGTTACAGGTCAAGATGGTAGCTTGATGGCTGATTACCTTCTTAAAAATACGGAACACACAATCATTGGAGGAGTAAGAAGGTTAAGTGTTGAGAATCATAAAAATATAAAACACTTAGAAAGTAACGATAGATTTTTTCTTATTGATTTAGATGTTTCAGACCCACAAAACACAGAAAGAGTCATATCGGAACACAAGCCCGATTACTTTATCAATTTTGCAGCAAATTCCTTTGTTGGTAGCAGTTGGGACATGCCCTTCAATCATATGCAAACTAACTGTATGGCTGTTTTGCATCAACTAGAGGCTATTCGTCGTCATGCTCCACATTGTCGATATTACAACGCAGGAAGCTCTGAAGAATTTGGGGATGTTGTTACATCTCCACAGTCAGAAGAGCACCCATTGCGCCCCAGAAGTCCGTATGGAGCATCTAAGTGCGCCGCTAGGCATTTAGTCAAGGTATACAGAGATTCTTATGATATCTATGCCGTTCAGGGATGGTTATTTAACCATGAGGGAGTGCGAAGAGGAGAGGAGTTTGTAACAAGAAAAATAACAAAAAATGTAGCAAGAATTCTTAAAGAGTTTGAAACAGGCAGAGTCATCAAACCTCTACAATTGGGAAATATAGATGCACGAAGAGATTGGAGCGATGCAGAAGACTTTATTAAAGGCGTTTGGTTAATGCTTAATCAAGAAAGAGGAAAAGAGAAAGATTATGTTTTATCTTCCAATGAAACACACACAATAAGAGAGTTTGTAATAGAAGCATTTAATTTTGTTGGTTTTCATAGATCGGTATCTGAGTGGAGGGGTAAAGGAATTAATGAGAAATATTTTCACGGCAACGATTGTCTTGTAGAAATTAATAAAGATTTTTATAGGCCAGCGGAAGTAGATTTATTACTTGGAGATTCTTCAAAAGCTCGCGAAGAATTAGGATGGAAACCTACCTGCAACTTTATACAGCTTGTGAAAAAAATGGTTGACAGGGATGCTGGACCTGTTATGTATCCATAGTGGCAAAGTCTAAAGGTCCAAACAAAAGAGAGATTATTTTTCGTTTATTGGAAGTTCCCGATAAAGGAAGAAGACCTTTTTTTGCTAGGGAAATGAAAATGCTCAATGATTTATGTGAGCGCTATTCCCTAGAATTTATGGATATTGTCAGCTTTGCAAAGAAGTTTGACTCACTGGCTTATCTTGTAAGCGATAAGCTAAAGTCTACCCTAGATGAAAAATTCAGAGCTTTCAACTTTAGGGTTGATTTATCCAAATATGAGACTTATCATTTCGGAGAAAAGGTGGGCGAAGACAAAACTGTCGTCCCAAAAATAAAAACAGTAAAAGATTTTTTAGATGAGTGAAAATGTAAACCCCGAAAACATTCTTGGTAATTACCTAAAGGCAAATAAGGATGATCATTATAATTTTGAAGAGACAGTGGAATATAAGGTTTCTAGTGGATCGTTACAGCTAGATTTGTATTTGGCAGGTGGTTTTGGACCTGGGCTTCACCGTTTTACTGGCGTTAATGAGGGAGGAAAAACCTCAGAGTCATTACAGGTAATGAAGAACTTTCTGGGAAACCTTGATAAATCCAGAGGTCTATATATTAAAGCAGAGGGTAGGCTTGGACCTGAGGTTCAAGAAAGATCTGGGGTAAAATTCGTTTTCACGCCAGAAGAATGGGTTGATGGAACCTGTTTTGTTTTTGAAAGCAATATTTATGAAACAGCAATGGGACTTATTCGCCAACTCATTACTAACAATGATGATAAGATTAAATATTGTTTTATATTGGATTCAGTAGATGGCCTAATCAAAAAAGACGATTTTGGAAAGAATTTTGAAGAAAGCAGTAAGGTTGCTGGGGGAGCAGTGATTGCATCTGACTTTTGCAAAAAGACAAGCACTGCACTAGGAAAGCGTGGACACATGGCGATATTCATCAGTCAGGTAAGAGCAGACATTAAGCTAGATCCATACTCTAAAGCACCCGTGCGTCAAACTACAGCGACAGGAGGAAATGCGTTACTCCACTTTGCGAATAACATTATGGAGTTTGAACCTCGCTTTAAAGGAGATTTGATTCTTAAAAATCCCGCCGTTAAAACCATGGATGCCAAGAAAAATCCAATTATTGGACATCATGCAAAAGTTACAATCAAAAAGTCTGCTCATGAAAATACGAACACTACAGTATCCTACCCAATTCGTTATGGGCGCACGGGAGGCACATCTATCTGGATCGAGAAGGAGGTTATTGATCTCCTTTATGCTTGGGAGTTCGTAGAAAAGAAGGGGGCTTGGATTAAGCCTACTGAAGACTTTAAGGAGCTTCTCGACTCCAATAATCTGGAGTTTCCTGAAAAAATACAAGGAGACAACAATCTCTTCAAGACAGTTGAAGAAAATAAAGATCTATGTAAATTTTTAATAGATTATTTTAAGGAACAAATAGGCGCATGAAGTTTATTGATGGATATGGCAAAGAGAGAAACCTTAAAAACGCAAAAAAATATTTAATAGACTGGGAAAAACCCAGCCGCAGCAAGTTTCAAACTTCTGTTAAAAAATTTTTGTATCCTTATTGGAAGAATGATATTGTTTTTGAGGAGTTCAGAGTTGTTGGGAGCCGATTAACTTTAGATTTTTACAATGCTAATAAAAAAATCGCTGTGGAGGTTCAAGGAGCACAACACACAAAATATGTTAAGTTTTTTCACAAAAATCGTTTCAAATATTCCGACCAGCTAAAAAGAGACGAGAAGAAACTTGACTTCTGCAAGGCTAACGATATAAAGTTAGCAGAGGTTTATCCGCAAGATGAAATTGCGGCATCATTATTTAAGAAACAGGATATTTATCTATGAATTTAGGAGACGATGGCAACTCAGAATTTTCAATACCCACAGAGATGGTTGATAAACTTTATGAATTATCAGGAGGTGCGGATAAATACAAAGGGGTAATCTTAGCCGCATCTTCTGAAAATGGTAAGCCCTTAATATATTGTAAATTTGATTGTGGTATGACTGAGTTTGCTTTAACTAAGGCTCTAGAGAATCATCTCTCGGGTGCAAATGAGCCAATGGAGGAAGATAAATGATTTATAATTTTGAATTAGAAAAACAACTTTTAGCGGGTCTCATAAAGGAACCCGATAGTCTCTCAGAAATCTCCAACTTCATCGGAACTTCAGACTTTTATTCAAAGCAAAGCTCTCTTCATTCGACTATTTTCCGCATAGTTCAACAGGCTATAGATTCTGGAGACGAAGTAGATGAGGTTATCATAGCTCAAAGAGTTAATGATGTTGGGTTGTCTTTTGAGGATAATTTAAACCCCGCTGATTATATCAAATCTCTAGCATTGAGAAAAGTCCCAAAGGGAAATGCCATCAAGACAGCTAAAGAATTAAAAAAATATTCAATAAGGCGTGAAATTTTAGAGTCCTCTCAGGATATTGCCAAGAAGATGAAGAATATGCCTCCTGAGGCATCTTATCGCTCAATTATAGAAGCCGCCGACAATACCTACAATTCTCGTATTAATCTTTATGAGATGGGCAATGATTCTCCTGAGAATATTTACGAGGAGATGGAGGATATCATTGAAGATCGTGGCAATAATCCTGTTACAGAATTTGGAATGATGGGGCCGCACCCCAAGGTTAATGAAATTTATGGGTCTCTTCTTCGCGCTGGTAATATTACCGTTATTGTGGCTCGCTCTGGAGTCGGAAAAACAAATTTCTGCATGGACTACACTACAAAGGTCAGTCTTCAGTATGATGTTCCTGTATTACACTTCGATAACGGTGAAATGAGCAAGGAGGAGCTTATTATGCGTCAATGTGCTGCTCTTTCTGGAGTTTCCATGCACCTATTAGAGAGCGGTAAATGGAGACAGGCGGGAGAAAACGTAGTAGAGAAAGTGCGCTCTGTTTGGCCTAAGGTTAAAAACTTAAAATTCTATTATTATAACGTTGGTGGCTTGGATGTAGATTCCATGGTTAACACTCTCAAGAGATTTTATTATGCCAAAGTTGGGCGTGGGAATCCCATGGTCTTTTCTTTTGATTATATCAAGACCACCTCGGAAAACATTTCAAACAAATCAGAATGGCAAGTGGTAGGAGAAATGGTAGATAAATTTAAAAAGTGTGTTCAAAAAGAAATTCTACATGATGGAAATCCTATTATCCCAATGATTACTTCTGTCCAGTCTAATAGGTATGGAATTACCAATAATAGAACCTCTCAGAACATAGTAGACGATGAGTCTATTGTTTCACTGTCTGACCGTATTACTCAGTTCTGCTCCCACATGTTTATTTTAAGGAACAAAACTAACGATGAGATTGAGACTGAGGGTGGAAGATTTGGAACACATAAACTAATTAATGTTAAATCGAGACACTTAGGTAGTGATATAGCTGGAGCGGTTGAACCAGTAAGAATTGGAGATGCTCTCCGCAAGAATGCTATTAATTTAGATTTTAATAATTTTAATATTACAGAAAGGGGAGATTTAAGAGATATTGCAAGGATGCTTGATGGAGAGGAGGATTTAGATAGTGAAGGAACCCAAGAGACAATCCCAGACTTCGATCAATTCTGAAGACTTTCAGGGGATTCTAGAGTCAATAGGCTATCAGCTAATTGATTGTGGAGACCACTGGAGAACACAGGCTTTATATCGAGACGGAGACAATAAAACCGCTGTAAAAATATACAAAAATACAGGTGTTTGGATGGATTTTGTGGAAAACAAAGGATCTAAACCGTTTGAAGCCCTTGTCCAACTAACTGTTAAAGACTCCTCTAAGGTTACAGAAATTTTAGGGAAGTCTTCTACAGAAAACGTAATAACTTATTCCCCAACAGAAAAAATAGAAATGGAAAAAATTTATCCAGAAGAATCTTTGGAAAAACTCTTTCCTAATTATAACTTTTATAAGAAAAAGGACATATCAGAGCTAACACAACAAAAGTTTCAGGTAGGCTTAGCGGGTGTAGGCAAAATGTATAGAAGAATGGTATTTCCTATTTATAATGAACACACCCAACTCATTGGCTTTTCGGGAAGAAAGGTGGATGAGGATAACAATTATCCTAAATGGAAGCATATAGGAAAAAGAAACAATTGGGTTTACCCCGCTTTAAATAAAAAGACTGAGGTAGATGAAGAAATAAAATTAAAAAAAGAAGTTATTTTAGTAGAAAGTATAGGTGATGCGCTGGCTCTTTATGAACAAGGTATCAAAAATGTTTTGGTCATTTTTGGCTTATCTGTTAACAACAACATTATTAATTATCTTAGTGCTCACTCTATTCGGCATATATATATTTCAACAAATAACGATAAGGGTAGTGGGGAAAATAGAGGATTTATTGCAGGAATAAAAAGCTTTATTAAACTTTCGAAATATTTTGATCTAGACAGTTTGACTGTAAAATTTCCACCAAAACCCTATAATGATTTTGGTGATGCTCATTTGGATGGGTATAACCTAAATAACTGGCTTACTAGAGACATCGACAGGGCCGCACAATTCGCTTACATTCTAGATTTTGTTAAAAACAACCCATCCTGCTTCACTAAGAAAGAAATACAGACGGCCTTAATACTTAGTGATGCCTGATCCTCAAACACCCCTTTCAGCTAGCCGAATTAAGACTGCCCAGTCTTGTTCTTGGCTTTATTGGTGTAAGTATAAGCTTCATTTACCTGACAAAAGCAACGATGGAGCAAGAAGAGGTTCCATTTGTCATTTGGTTTTTGAGGTCTTGGGAGTTCCCAAAAGAAAAAAATACTATAATAAAATTATTAAAAATGAGGATGTCTTCGCAGTAGAATCTATTAAGAGATTAATCCTAAAACACGCTATTCGTGAGGGAATAGACGATAGCGAAAATGTAGACTTAATGAAGGAGATGATTTTTAATGGTCTCTCGTATGATTTTTTTGGTAAAGACTTAGATAAGCCTACAGAAGAATTTTCAGAAAAAGATTTTGATATTATCAAGGTAGATGGAGATATAAAATATAAAATCAGAGGTTTTATTGACAAACTATTCCTATACAAGAAACAAAAGTTTGCATTGATAAGGGACTTTAAGACCAGCAAGGACGTATTTAAGGGAAAAGATGCTACAGATAATCTACAAGATTTAATGTATAGTTTAGCTGTGAAAAATCTCTTCCCCGAATATTCAGAAAGAGTGAGTGAGTTCCTCTTCCTTAAATTCGACTTAGACCTTAACGCACCTAAGTCGGGTATAGTTCAAATGAAACCTTTGGAAGAAGATGAACTCAAAGGTTTTGAGTTACAGCTTTCTGAGATTCAAAAATATCTAGATAACTTTTCAGAAAAAGACGCAAAGAAAAACTTTGCTGCTCACCAAGGTTTTCCGAAGGATAATTCCTTCAGTGGTAAGTTACTGTGTGGGTTTGCTAAAGAAAAGGGAGAGTTAAAACTTGATGGATCTCCCAAGTGGCACTGTCCGATGAAGTTTGATTTTTTCTTTTACGAGGTATGGAACAATAACAAGGAGAAAATAGGTTCATACTTTGAGGACGAGTTTACCGAGGAATTAGTTCCTGAGGGGGGAGGTTACGAAATGAAGTATTATCAAGGATGTCCAGCACATTCTTCTTGACACCTCATTGGATGGTGTTAAAGTATTACTGATGACTCCAGTATTTAAGTCTACATATTCTATAGGTAAAAGCATCTTAACTCTCGATGACGACGATAAAGAGGGCGGTCCTGATAGTATTTTTACTATTTGTGAGGAAAATAAAATTAAGTCACTAGTTCTTGTAGAAGACTCAATGACGGGCTTTGTTACGGCTCATAATCGTTGCAAAGAAAAAGGCATTGATCTTGTTTTTGGCTTAAGAATTACATGTTGCAATAATACCCTTGAGGATGACAATTCAGATCATAAGATTGTTATCTTTGCAAACAACGATGACGGTTGCCGCTTGCTCTACAGAATATACTCCTATGCCCACACAGATAGCGGAAAGGTAGATTTCAGTTTCTTAAATTCAATGTGGAGTGACGACTTAGAATTAGTAATTCCTTTTTACGATTCCTTTATATTTAATAATAATTTTTATTTAAGAAAGTGTGTTCCTGACTTTTATAAAATGCTACCAACTTTTTGGGTAGAGCAAAACGGTCTACCTTTTGATGATCTACTGAGGGAAAAAGTTGAGAAGTTTGCGAGAGGAATGATGCAACCAGTTAAAAAAGTAAAAACAATTTTATATAAAAACAAGTCAGACGTAGAAGCTTTGCAAACATACAAGATTTTGTGCAATAGAAATTTTGGTAGAGCGGCTTCGTTAAGCTGTCCAAACTTAGATCACTTTGGGAGTAATGAATTTTGTATTGAATCTTATTTAGAAAATGAACGAGTCACTGCTTAGATTTAACAAGAAACAAAGATATATTGTTTTCGATACTGAAACCGAAGGTTTGAATTTAGTCACCTCTAGACCTTGGCAAGTTGCTTGGTTGGTTGTGGAGGGCGATGAAATCATTGCGAGAAATGATATGTTCGTGCATTGGCCAAATCTGAATGTTTCAGAGGGAGCGGCTAAAGTGACAGGCTTCTCCATGAAAGAATACAATAAAAAATCTATGCCTCCAAATATAGTCTGGGAAAAGTTTTCAGAGGATTTATATGACGAAAACAATTTAATTGTGGGCCAAAATCTTTTGGGTTTTGATGTTTACATGGTAAATATCTGGCGTAAGTTAATGGGAAGAAATACTGATTACTCTTTTGTCCCCCGCATAATAGATACAAAGTCTTTAGCTACTGCCATAGCCAAGCAAATCCCTGTTGATAAGGACGATTTCATAGGTTGGCAATATAGACTCTTAAACTACAGAGAAAGAGGCTTAAAAACATCTCAAGCCACTCTTCTTAAGAAATATAACATTGATCATGACCCCAAAAGACTCCATGATGCCCTGTATGATATCGAAATGAATTTCAAGATCTTTCGTAAACAACTTTTTGATTTAGAGATATGAGTTCTACAACCTTTACAGGCTACAATACACCCTTTCCCGTGGGAGTTAAGCTACCAGAAATTAAAATAGAAAAAAAATATTACGACGAAGTTTCTTGCAGTGACCTGGAAGATAACTATCAATTCCTCAGGAAGCTATGCTTTAAAAAGGTAAAAGAAAAAGGCATAGATAAGGTAGACAATCCTCAACTTTACTATGACCGACTAAAAGAAGAGTTAACTATCTTCGATGAGTTAGGGTTCGTGGATTATATTCTACTTAATTGGGATATCATGAACTTCTGCAAGGAAAACGATATTCCAACAGGGGCAGGTAGGGGAAGTGCCGCTGGTTCATTAGTATTGTATGTCATAGGTGTAACGAACATCGACCCCATAGAGTATGACCTCTTCTTTGAGAGGTTTGTGTCAAAGAGTAGAGCAAGAAAGATTGAGCATGAAGGCGAAGTCTACTTGGACGGTAGCTTATTAGCTGATGTTGATAATGATATTTCTTATGATCGTCGTGCAGAAGTCATAGAATACATTGAAAAAAAATATGAGGGTAAAACCTCTAAGATTTTGACGCTGAATACATTAAGCGGCAAGCTCTGCATGAAGGAGTGCGGGAAGATTGTTGAAGAGCTATCCGAAGTAGATGTAAACCAAATCAGTGATACGATTCCAAAACATTTTGGCATAGTAGCTAAATTAGATGTCGCATATGACGAAAGTGAAACTTTCAGAGAGTATGCAGATAAATATGCAAAAGTATTTAAGATAGCCAAAAAACTAGAGGGCTTGAATAAAAATACTGGAGTTCACCCATCTGGCGTATCAATCTCTTATTATGAGCTTGATGACATAATGCCTCTTCAAACAACAAATGATGGAGCATTAGTTTCTGGTTACGACATGAATGACGTAGCCAGTCTAAGCGTAAAGTTTGATATTCTTGGATTAAGAACTCTTTCTGTGGTCCATGATGTTTGTAAGCAGTTGGGAATCAAAGCTGAAGATATAGATCCTCACGATCCTATAATTTACACGGCTCTATCATCCCTACGCTCTCCTCAAGGCTTATTCCAAATTGAAGCAGACACCAACTTTAAGGTCTGCCGCTTGATAGCGCCTCAGAATCTTGAGCAATTATCTGCGGTGGTGGCTATTGCAAGACCTGGAGCTTTAGACTTTAAGGACAGGTATGCTGAGTATGCAAGGACAGGCGAGTTCCAGTCGGTTCATGAGTTTTTTGATGACATTTTGAGCTATACAGGAGGCATTCCTCTGTATCAGGAGCAGTTGATGAAAATGGCAGTTAAGGTTGGATTTAGCCTTGATGAAGCGGAGCAACTTCGACGTATTGTAGGCAAGAAGAAGGTTGATCAAATGCCAGCGTGGAAGGCTAAGATTGAAGAGAAGATACAGGAAAATAAATTAGACCCATCTATTGGGGAAATACTTTGGAGCGTGGCTGAAGATTCTGCAAACTATTCATTTAACAAGTCTCACTCTATAAGCTATGCTTATTTGGCAGCAATCACTGTTTATCTTAAATTTCAATATCCAAAAGAATTCTTTTTAAGTCTTTTAAAATATGCAAAGTATGAGCCTAATTCTCATGAGGAGATAGCTAAAATATCACAAGAGCTTTCTCACTTTGATATAAAGTTACTTCCACCAGACCTGAATAAGTCAGACATTGATTTTAAAATTGAGGGTAAGAATATTAGATATGGTTTAAATTCCATCAAGGGAGTTTCTACTAAAGTATTAGAATCGCTACTAGAATTCAGAGAGGAGTCATTTGACAATAAATACGAAGTGTTTCTTTCGGCCAAGCAAGCAGGACTTAACATAGGAACCCTCTCAGCATTAATTCAAGCTGGTCTTCTAGACTCTTTTGTTTCTAGTAACAGACCGCGACTAGTTCTTGAAGCTCAGACCTTTAACATCTTGACTGATCGAGAGAAGAGAAACCTGATTGAGCTTGGACCAAACTATGATTATGATATCATAAATTCAATTCATGATGTGCGTAAGCAGGAAATGGTTGGAGATGATAATAGGAAAATTTTTGCTCCTAAAAGATTTGAGACTTTCAAGAAAAAGTTTTCACCTTATAAGAAAATTTATGAGATGAACAAGGAACACACAAAATACGCTAATTGGTATTTTGAGGAGAAGTTACTTGGATATAGTTATTCACATAATATTAGAGAAGTTTTTAGTTATGAGGGAGACTTTAACTCTTCAGATGTAGTAAAAGATTTACCAGAGAGAGCTAATGTTAAATTTGTGGGTGTTTTGACTGACATTATTCGCAGGACCAGTCGAAATGGTAACAAGTATGCAAGAATGAACTTCCAAGATGAGGGTGGAGCTATTGACGGATTATTTTTAGATAGTCAACGTGCTGCTCGTTTAACTGATTACTTAGATTCTGGTAAAAAACTTCCCCAAAAAGGGGATGTAGTCATTATATATGGCTCTAAAGGAGATGATGTAGTTTTTGTTGATAAAGTTTTTCCTCTTAAGGATAAAATCTACATGAAGCTATCTGAACTTAAATAGTGTAAATAATTATGATGGGTCTAACGGATTTTAATTTAACCCCTAAAGCAAAGAAGGGCTTAAAGGATGCTCAGAAGTTTGCGGAAGCGAATGGTCACTCTCTAGTAACAACCTCTCATCTAGTTTATGGTTGTTTAGTTAATATATCTGATAGCTGTGCCTTAAAGCTTAAAAACTATGGAATCAAGATTGATGCCAAGTTATTTATTAAACTTTTTAAGGAATACGCCAAAGATAATTCAGAGGAGTTCCAAGCAAAAAAGGGGCAAGGTGGATGGCATGATGATGTAAATGAAGTCGTGTTCTTTGCCAAGGAGTTTTCAGACAACTTCGATAGCTATTTCATTGGTGTGGAACATATTTTATATGTTGTTTTTGATATGGAGGGTAAGTTTGTCGAACACTTGAGAAATAACGGCATCGACACCCTTTACGCAAAAGACATCATAGAAACACACGTTCTAGAAACTAGTATTCCTCCCACAGATCAAATAAAAAATATTTTATATGTAGAGTCTAAGAAAAACACGACAGTCCGTGAAGAGAAAGCAGGACAGTCCTTACCTCATTTAGCTAAATATTGTGTCAACTTAAATCAAAAATTTATAAGTAAAAGATCTTCTAAAATTTCTGGTCGTGATCAAGAAATTAACGAATTGGTAGAGATTCTATCCAAGAAAAATAAAAGCAATGCCATTTTAGTAGGTGAAGCTGGAGTGGGAAAAACAGCCATCGTTGAAGGGTTGGTTCAGAAAATTGTTAACCAAGACTCTCCCCCCCACATGTCTCTAATGCAGATTTGCGCTGTTGACATTAGCGCAATGATTGCTGGCACCAAATATAGAGGTGAGTTTGAGGAGAGATTTAAATCACTTATTGCCGAAGCGGAGAGAGAGCCTAATATAATTTTATTTTTTGATGAAATACACACAATCATTGGTGCTGGAAATTCAGAGGGTGCGGTTGATGCATCTAATATGCTTAAACCAGCCTTAGCTAGAGGAGACATAAAATGCATTGGAGCGACTACCTCTCAGGAATATAAAAAGTTTTTCGAGAAGGATGCTGCTATGAAAAGAAGGTTTGATAAAATTTTCGTAGAAGAACCCTCAAAAAAGGAAACTAAAAAAATTATTATGAATGCCCTTCCATTTTATGAAGACTTTCATCATGTTAAATACAAAGAGGAAGACATAGATGTGATTTTAGACCTTTCGGAAAAATTTCTAAGCACTAAACGATTCCCAGATAAGGCTTTTGATATAATTGATCAAGTTGGTTCAAGGACAAAAATTAAATATGCCACCGTCCCCACAAATGTTTCGGATGTTCGAAATAGTTTTTGTGAATTTTTAATGGCGACAAACGAGGATGAGAAAGTTGATGAGGAGGAGTTTACAGAATTATTGAAGAACTACTTGCAAGTAATGGCAAAACACGCAGAGCGTAGAGGTAGAAAACAAAAAGTTCGTCAAAAGGATATTATTTCGATTTTAACAGAAAAAACAGGTCTATCAGGAAAAACAATAGCAAAAAACACTTCTTCTTTTTCTTCATTCTTAAAACAGATGAACTCTGAAATTTTTGGACAAGAGGAGAATATACAAACTATTCATGATACTCTAAGCTGCGTTAAAGCAGGGTTAAATGATCCACAGAAACCACTTTCAAACTTTCTGTTTATTGGCTCAACAAGCGTGGGCAAAACATTTACAGCGAAGAAGATAGCAAAATACTTTTATGGTAACGAGAAGTCATTTATTCAACTGAATATGAGTGAATACCAAGACAAAACTGGTATATCTAAATTAATGGGGGCTAATGCTGGCTATGTAGGATATGAAGAAGGAGGACTTCTAACTGAATTTGTTAGAAACAATCCAAATTCGGTTGTTCTTTTTGACGAAATAGAGAAGTGTGATCCAAAAATTTTAGATGTATTACTTCACATTTTAGATGAGGGTTATGCCACAGACAACTTAAACAGAACTATTGATTTTTCTAGAACTGTAGTGATTATGACATCTAATATTGGTCATAAAGAAAAATCTAAAAGAGAAATGGGCTTTTTACCACAACCAGAAGAGGATGAGAATATATACAAAAAGTCCCTTAAAAAATATTTACGCCCCGAACTTCTAGCTCGCGTTGATGAGGTCTTGTTCTTTAATGAACTTTCAGATCCCCATCTTCTTAAAATAATTAACCAAGAACTCAAGGGTATAGAAACAAGACTCAAAGAAAGAAACATTGAAATAACCTGTTCTCCAAGTGTTAAAAAATTCATTTTTAATAAAATAAAAGAAAAAAATACCCACGCAAGAGACATTAAAAATCTAGTGAAAACTATAGTTCAAATTCCCCTTTCTCAGTTTATTGTGCAGAATAGGAAAGCAGATAAAATTTCTATAAAAATAGTTGACAAAAGCCTTTCTTTTGCGTAGTATAGTGCATATGAAGCAAATTAACACTAGGGTCATGAGAGCGATCCGAAACAGTAGGGGCAGGTTTTTCGGCCTGTATACCTCTCAAGGAGAATCTGTAAATGCTCAGCTAATGGGAGAAACAGATAACTATGTAAAGGTCTATGATCGCAATGCGGGCGTAGACCGCAAGCTCGCTAAAACAAGTATTTGTGGTGTGCGACTTGCCCAACAAAACTTTGGCAAAGTTTTTTAGGTCGGACTGAAAGATTTTACCAAAACGGGAGATCATTAGGCACCCTGATCTCTAACCCCGCTAACCCCCTTGAAAAAGGGGGTTAGTTTTTTATTATATAAGTATGAAATTAACTTCTTTATTCAAAGATAAAGCTTATGCTTTTTCTCAAGCGGGAGACCCCGAGAATGACTGTGAGTTTGCAGCTAATTTAATTAGTAAAATTAAACCAAAGTTCAACTTGAAGGAAATTATGCTTTGGGGAGTCACAGAATACTGTGATATATTCCTTTTAAGCAATGAGAAGAGGGAATGTTTTAAGTTAAAATTTTCACTAAGCGATCCCCGTGGATTGCTTAAAAGGGAGGTGACCTCTATCAGAAGTCTAGGTTCAAATGCCTCCCCCTCCCTTGTAAAACATGGTGAGACCGAATTGGGTGAACCTATTAGTTATCTCATGACCAAAGTTCCTGCGGGAGAAAGTGTTAGAAATATAGGTCGTTCTCATTTAATGGAAAAAGTGGACGACTTTATTAATGCTTATTGGCAATTTGCTGAAACTAGACCAGTGCGGCAGTCTTATACGTCAGTTATTAAGGAATTTGCTGATGATTTAATACCCGAAAATTGCATTGATGAGGCAGGGCTACAGGCAGTTAAGAAGTATACTGACTATGATTTTTGTGAAAAGTTCCTATTAGATCTAAGAACTCAAATTATAGTATGCTCAGATAGAGCTAGCGCAGAATTAAACCATAAATGTCATGGAGCCTTAGGTATTGATTCTGTTTTTTATTATGAGGGAGAAAAGCAAGGTTTTTATTTTGATGATTTATATAATGTTTCAAAGGGTCACCCCTACATAGATTTTTTAGACTTAATATTTGATTTGGGAGTTCCACCAGAAATGGATATCAGGCTATGGAAACGCTTTTGTGAAATAGGAGGTTTCCCCCAAAACAGAGACCTTTTCCATGTTATATATGAAATGCAGGTAAGGAAAAAACTGGCAGACCTACTTATTTGTTACATTAGAGAGGTCTATCTCTACAATTCTTACCGTTATCAGAGAATTTTAGAAATTGCTGATAGTTTTTCTCACTGCTACTCAAGGTTTTGCAAGTTGCCAATTTTTTCAGAAAAAAGAGATTTTTTCATGAAGACGATCTGTGAGCCTATTTTTGGTGTAAAAGCTTAAGTAATGCCACTACCCACACCAAACAACGGAGAGAAGCGTTCTAAGTTTATGGATCGCTGTATGAGTGACCCTACGACAAAGGGAGAGTTTAAAGACAACAAGCAAAGAGCCGCAGTCTGCTCTTCTCAGTTTTCTAAAGCAGAAAGTAAAGCTTCGTTAGTATTCGACTCGACGAATCCTTGGGGTGAAAGCGACAAAATACTATATTGGTCTGAATCTAAAGAAAAAAACAAGCCATTAAACAAGCCTTTCCGCACCCCTAAAGGTCCAAAAAAGTTCTCTGTTTACGTTAAGAATGAGAAAGGTAACGTTGTAAAGGTTAATTTTGGCGACCCTAACATGGAAATCAAAAGAGATGACCCTGCTCGTAGGAAAAGTTTCAGAGCGAGGCATAACTGTGATAATCCAGGTCCAAAGTGGAAGGCTCGCTATTGGTCTTGCAAGCAGTGGAGAGCAGGTAAGAAAGTTGAAGGTTCTACAGAGGAAGAATACGAATGGGATGGAGAAACAATTTTTGATCACGACGAATTGTTAGCCATGAATCCAGATTTAGCTAATGCACCAGAAGCAGAAGTTTCTGAGGCGGCTAAACGTAGTGGTCGCAAAAGCGGCGCTCAAACACCCGCAGAACCAAGTGAAAGAAAAAAAGGTTCAAAGAAAAATCCTAAAGGAAGTGCGGGGGAAAAGGGCGGCAAGATTACATTTAGTGAAAAAACCACTAACTCTCTAAAAGAAAAAGTCAAAGAACATAATTCTAAGCACTCGAAAAAAGTTACTCTTAGCCAATTAAAGAAGGTATACAGGAGAGGCGCTGGCGCTTTCAGCACATCTCACCGTCCAAATATGTCTCGTCATGGCTGGGCAATGGCAAGAGTTAACATGTTCCTTAAGATGGTAAGGGGTGGCAAGGTTAAAGAATCCTACAAAAAAGCAGATCAAGACATCGCCTCGGCTTCATCATATTGTGCAGATGCCATGGGTTCCCTCTGGGAAAACATTCGTAAAAAGAAAGAGAGAATGGGTAAAAATTATAAACCAGCTAAAGTTGGTGACAAAGATCGTCCCCAAAAAGACGCTTGGGAAAGAGCGAAGGGGAAAGATGACCCTAATGCACACTATTTTGATACCAAAGAGAAGGCTCTTAAGGACGCTAAAAAGCTTGGCTTAGAAGGCTTCCATACCCACAAAACAGACGATGGGAGAACCCTTTATATGGCTGGCCCAAATCATGAAGCTTTCATGAAAAAACATAAGCAGATAGTAAAAGAAAAGAGCGGCGGCGGTTGAATTTAAGGGTTAATTTGATACAATCAGTATGATTGTTCAGTATTATAAGCCCAATTCTAAGAATACAGGATGCGCCTTCAGCTTCGATATCGGAGCTAATAATAAAAACCAAGAGCCTTGCGTTTATGTAAGAGCTATTAAACAACACTCTTGGAACGACAAGACTCGCACTGGTTCTTTTTCAGAGAACGCCAAAGATCCAGACAAGTCCATTTCAATTAAATTGAATGAGATTGAAGTGGGCGGGCTTATCTTTGCAATAGAAAAATATAAAGAATTTTCTGCATTTCATTCATACGAGGACAATAAAACCTCTATTTCATTTAAGCCCTATAAGAAAAAAGATGGCACAGATGCCTTCTCTTTTGGAGTAACTAGAAACTCCGCTAATAAATTTGGCATCGGAGTAGAAATGTCTGAGGCTTACGGGTTGAGAGAGTTTCTCAAATTTTATTTACAAGAGCTTTATATTTGCAGACTATCCAAGAATAAAGAGTTTAGAAACTCATGAAAAAGAAAACAGTTTTAATTCATTCTAATTTCTGTCGAGCCTTTACTGGTTTTGGTAAAAATAAAAAAAATATTATGCGGTATCTTTTTGATACTGGTAAATATGAACTAATTGAGGTGGCCAACGGGCTTCAGTGGAATGATCCAGTTACTAAAACTGTCCCTTGGAAGTGCAGAGGCTCTCTTCCACCTGCGGGTGAGTTGGAAAAATTAAACCCCGATCAAAGACGGGCAGAGGGCTATGGAGGTAAGTTACTAGACAAGGCTATTGAGGAGTTTAAGCCTGATGTTTATATAGGTATTGAAGATATCTGGGCATTTAATGGATTTCACACAAAAGCTTGGTGGAACAAGATCAACACAATGGTATGGACCACGTTGGATAGTTTACCTATCCTACCGCAAGCAATCGAATATGCTCCTAAAATTAAAAATTATTATGTGTGGTCTTCCTTTGCTGAAAAAGCATTCAAGGAAATGGGATATAACCACGTTAAAACACTTAGAGGTTCCTTGGATATCTCCAATTTTTATCGACTTCCAGATGAAAAAAGGAAGCAATTAAGGGAACAGTATGGGCTTACTAATGACTATATAATAGGTTTCGTCTTTCGTAACCAGTTAAGGAAAAGTGTTCCTAATCTATTGGATGCGTTTAAAATTTTTAAAGAAAAACAGCCAAAAGCCAAGCTACTTCTTCATACCCACTGGTCTGAGGGTTGGGACATTCCTCGTATGCTAGAAGAGAAAAACATTAATAGGGAGGATGTTCTAACAACTTATGTGTGTAACGTTTGCCATCAATACGAAGTTAGGCCATTTACAGGACAAGAGCAAAACTGTAGAAAATGTGGCTCCGAAAAGTCCCTCAATACCACAAACACAAATAAGGGTGTGAGTGAAGATCAGCTAAATGAGATTTACAATTTAATGGATGTTTACTGCCACCCTTTTACAAGTGGAGGTCAGGAGATCCCCATTCAAGAAGCAAAGCTTACAGGTTTAATTACATTAGTCACCAACTATTCTTGTGGCGAAGATAACTGCACTGAGGAATCAGGTGGTTTGCCTTTGGGTTGGAGTGAATATAGGGAACCTGGAACTCAATTTACTAAAGCTTCAACTAATCCTGACAGCATAGTTAATCAACTTAATAAAGTTTTGAGTCTTTCTGATGAAGAGAGAAAAGAATGGGGAGAAAGAGCAAGACAATGGACAATTGATAATTTCTCGGTTGAAGTAATCGGAAAACAGTTAGAGGAGATTATTGATTCGATGCCTTCGGTGGATTTTGATTATGACCTCAAAAAAGTCTCTGGAGATCCTAATTACAAACCTAAAGAAAATTATCCCTCTCCTAAAGATTTTCTAGTAGATATCTATAAGAAATTTTTAAATGATGATGTTGATGAAAATTCACAGGGAGTTAAACATTGGCTAAACTTATTAAACCAAGGAACTCCTGCACACGAAATTGTCGAACATTTTCAAAACATAGCTAGAGAGCAGCAACAAAAGTCTAACACTCCTGATTTAGCTACGTTTCTAGGGGAAGAGGATAGGGGGAAAAGAATTGCCGTAGTAATACCTCAGAGCGATACAGATGTATTCTTAATTAATTCACTTCTAAAGAATTTAAAAAAACAATATAAAAAATATAACATATATGTTTTCACTAATCCTGAATTTTTTCCCTGCATAGACGACAACCCTCATGTTTATAAATTGCTTCCCTACAGCCCTATGTTGGAAAACTCATTAGCTTTAGAGGGTGTCGCTGATCACAGGGGTGTTTTTGAAATGGTTTTTCATCCACACAATACAACACAAAAGAATATTTCATATATTCACAATGGCTTAGATAAGCACCAATTTTCCCTACGTTAATCATGGCACATTTACTAGAAGAATATGCAAAAAGTTTGGGCGTGAAGATTTCAAGCCCCGTAGTAAAAGATCATTTCTTTCCTTTAAATTTTGATAACTATATAACTATCTCGAAAGATGATGGAATAGAATCTAAATCATATCCTTATTACGATTTAGTAGTAGATTTATTAAAACCTTTTTTTGATCGAGCTAACATCAAAATAGTTCAGTTAGGAGGTAATTCTCGCATCAAGGGTAGTGATGCCGCATTAAATTTAACGTTTAAACAGAAAAGTTTTATCATATCAAACTCCTTGGTTCATGTGGGTGGTGATGGAGTTCTCTCTCATTTAGCTAGCTCCAAGCAAATTCCTACGGTGAATCTATTTGGCAATACTTTTCCGTCCAATAACCGACCAATTTTTTCTAAACCGTCTCTTAATAAAAACCTAACCCCCCCTTGGAATTCCAAGCAGAAGCCGTCTTTCTCAAACATAGACCCACAAAAACAGATTAAAAAAATTAAGGCTGAAGACATTGCTCAGAGTGTGCTTGATTTTTTAGATATAGAGAAAGAAGAAATTAATTTTAGAACTAAGTATGTCGGGGATTCATTTCCCCAAAATGCAGTTCAAGTAATACCAACCTCATTTAACCCACTCAAGCTTGATCCCAATCAACTACTTGTAGTCAGGGCAGATTATGGGTTTGATGAGAATGCTTTTTTAAGCTATTGCTCTCGTTACAAAGTTGCCATCTGTGCTGATCAACTTATTCAACCACAAGCTTTAAGTAATATTGCAGCTAACACAAAGAGCTTATTTATAATAATTAACAAAGATTGGGACGATATTCCTGATAATTATTTTAAAATACTTAAAAATCTAAATATAGAATTAGTGTTTTTGGTAAAGGAGGAAGAAGATCTACCTTACATAAGGAACAAATATTTCGATATTCCGACTCGATTGTATTACACAAGAACAGAAGCTCCCTGTGAAGTTAGCGAAGAAAGCCGTTTCCTTTCCTCTTTTAGACTTATCGAAGGTAATAAGGAATATTTAAGTGCGGCTCACTGGAAAAAAGGTCTTGACAGGAACAATAAAGTATTAGATACTCTTGACTACTGGAAAGAATTAGAACACTTTTATATTTATGAGTCAGACTAAAACAGGTAAAAAGAAAGCCGCAAAGAAATTCTACGGACCAGACGCTTACAAGCGTAATGAGCATGGACTTCTAGAAAATGTGGACTACGAATTTAATGAGGACGGCACGGTAAACTGGAGGGCTATGATTAAGCCAGAGTTCCTTTACCCTAATAAGGGCTGGTTTGATGCTCGCAATAAACCTGTTCCTACATCTACAGAAGACTTAGATGATAAGCAGCTTCTGATCATGCTTGGAGGGATCAAAGAGCTAGCTAAAATGAGAGGATACTCCACGGTAGCTTTCGATGTAACCCATCTTTCAGATAGCTATGTAACAGCCAAATGCACCATAAACTGGGATAAGAATTATGAGACACAACATGAAGTCGCATATCAAGACTATGCTAACGCTACTCTTGCAAATACAGATAGCTTCTGTGCTAAATTCCTAGAAACAATTGCTTGTAACAGAGCTTTTGTCCGTTGTGTGCGTAATTATCTTAATATCCACATTGTCGGAGCAGATGAGATTGACAAGTCTCAAGGCTCTGGCCAAGCTGTAGAGGCTGACGCTATTGCGACTCCTATCACCCCCGTAGACCTCCTTGAAAAGACTCTTAGGGAAAAGCATGGGGTTGACTCTTTTGAGTCCTGCAAGAAGGTTCTGAGAGACTTATGGAAGGACGACAAATACCGTAATGAATCAGCGGCAGAGTGGGATTCTTTTGCGGATATCCCAGCGAAAGAAGCCAGAAAGCTTATCGTTGCACTTAATCAATGATTAAAAGAATAACTAATCCCGCAGAATTCAACAATCTCCTAGATGACATTGAGGAGCTTTTTGAGTTTGAGAATGAAAATGAGGGGCATTTTTTAAAGCATAATAAAGAATATATAATTAATGCCTTTAGCACCCCACACGTTCTTGCTTGGGATTTTTTTGTATGGGCCAATCTAAATGACACTGGTAAATTTGATGCAATGATTGCATTTTTAAATCATAAAAATGAAAAGTTTGGAGAGGAAATTTTTACCGAATACCTTTGGCTTTCAAAAAACCCAAGGGTAGGACAAAAGTTATTAGGTCATGCTCTAAGCTTTGCCAGAGAAAAAGAATTTAAATATGCAAGTATGTCTTGTGTTGAACGACATCCAAAATCAAGCAAAGTAGCTAGGTTCTATGAGAAACTAGGCTTCGTTAAAGATTGTGAAATTTACATTGCAGAACTATGAACAAAAGAGTCGCTAAAAAATTAAGAAAAATTTGTAATCCAGTTGATCCTGTATCCAGAAGAGTTTACCAACGCTTAAAATCACAATATAAATCATTACCGCATTATGCAAAAAGAGACTTTATCAACCTCCTCAAAGAAACAACCTTCAACTTGGACTCAGAACAAGGTGGGATCGTTTTGGATCAAAAATAAGGGAGATGGGAGAAGCTACTTGTCGGGAACTATAGAGATAAACGGTCAAAAGGTCTCATGCCTTATCTTTAAAAACGATTACCAAGAAGGAAACACCCCCCACTTTCACGCCTACGCTCTACCATCCCTTACTGATAGGGATAGTTAGAATTTTAGCTATGAATATAGCGGTCTTAATGTGGTATGATAAGCAAATAGAATTCTTTGCTAAATATTATCACCAGATAAATAAATTATATTGTAATAAATATAATTATAAATTAATAAAATGTTCCAAACGCCGCTACACGGACAGAAAGCCGCATTGGGAGAGGTTTCCATTAATACTAAAACATATAGAAAAATATGACTATGTTGTATGGATAGATGCTGACGCTTTCTTTTATTTAGAATCCCCCTCACTAGAAGATCTGATACAAAAATACGATAACGAAATCATATTAAGTGCAGACTACAGCAACCTAAGCCCTCCAGCCTTGAACTCTGGAGTCCTAATTCTTAAGAATACAGCCCAAGTTAAAGCTATGGTTGAAAAATGGGCTTACTCCGAAGAGCTTAAAAATAAATTTTTAAACCCCCCCATTAGAAATTGGATAGAAGATCAAGCGGTTATAAGAGGATGCTACAAGGAGAATATTGATAACTTCAGAGAAATCTGTTCTATCATTCCCTACTTAAAGCTACAGCACTACTGGAAAAAGGAGATAAATTACCTAAGAGAACAGGAGACCAATGAACTCCCATATATTTTCCATTTGGCTGGGATGTCAGACGAACAAAGATTAAAATACCCTCGGGAATATCTTAAGAGTCTAGACGAAATAAGACTTTAAGTGAGCCACTCTTAATTCAGGAATAACCACAGGTTTAATTCCAGTTGTTTTGTAGCAGTTTCTGCAAAAACTAACATCCTCAAAACTTAGGTCTTTGATGGTGATCTTTTCACCCTCATTCTTCGGGTCTCTACAACCTTCAATTTCTATTTGATTCAAGGGGTAATATGGATAGTCCATTTGTTCGTATATTGAACGGTGGACTTTGGTAAAACCAAACCCACACCAGTCAACCTGAACAATTTTTCGAGTGTCTTCCTTGGCCATTTCTAGCAACCATTTAGCGGAGGTAAATGGCATGTGTAAGTTCTCTTTGAAATACTCTTCATCCCAAGAGCCGACCATCGCTTTATCTCCATGATCAGATTGATACCAACCAGTGGCAAACAAGTTTTCCTCTGGCACTTCATTTAATAAGTATTCTATTTGCTCAATACTGAATTTAATATCGGAATCAATCCAAAAAAGCCATTCTGCTTTTGGGGGAGATGTATCCGAATATCCCTTACCTCCTGTAGCGAGAAGGTTCCTAGCAAAATTTAAAAATAGACCATTACAGGTCAAAATGGTGGAATTGTTTCGTTCACACCACGACTGTAAATCTAGGTATTGAGTAAACAGTCTACCCTGAATGCCTCTATGATCAATTGGGATTAAGAAAATACACTTTAACATTATCCCATTATAAACAGGAAAGCTAAATTATCCACCTTATTCTTGCGGAGAATCCTCTTCTTCCGAAACTTCCCCTTCGTTGGAGATGGCTTCTGGTTGAGTTCCATCAACTGTTACAGGTTCCTCTTCTTCGATATCTATCTCTACATCTAATTTCTTTACGTCTTTACGTTCACCATAAACAGCATAGAAATAATTCATAGGTTCATCTGTGTTTGAGCCAATGGTAATATCTCCATTTTCTGCTATGGAGGAAACATAAAGATTTTGATTCGGCCCTATAGCAGTTAATTCTACAGTCATAGAATCTATATCTACTAAACCTTCCCAGTAATCTGGTGTTTTAATTAAATTTAAATCACTCTTACCCCTGAAGTATACTGCTAACTCTGGACCCTCAATACATCCATGCATGAGCTTCTTGCCCTCCTTGCTTGGATGATCAATTAAAAATGATTTATAAGATCCAACAATAGACCCATTCACATGCAAAGCATAGGACGGATAATTAGTTCCAATTCCCACATTTCCCTGCACTAATAAACCATTACTGGGGGCTGAGCTTGATATATAACTCGCGCCAATTGCTACGCCTCCATTTACATCTAATGTATTATACCCAGCACCACCAACACCCAAACTTCCAAATTGAACGGTGCTGCTACTTGATAAACCTAAATCGGTTTTAACTTCAGAAGTAGATCGTCCTTCAATCTTTGTTCCGTCTACCTTGAGGAACTCATTGTCAGACATTGTTCCGTTAGACCGAAGAACATTGTCACTACTAATGCCGCCGTCATTAGTAGTAAGAACTTTGTATTGGCTTGTGTTTCCGTCAGCATAGATAGGACCAGTGGTTGCAAAACCACCTTGTGCAATCTCATCTAAATCAATCCTAGAACTTTCACTAAAAGAGCCGTAGTTACTTACGAGTGGTGGGGTATCAGCATCTGGAATAAAATCGCAAAGAACCCAACTGTCAGTTTGAAAGTTATCTCCAAGGATAGCTGCATTTAGAGCGTTCTTGGTGCTATCAATATATACTTGAAGGGCAGCACCATCATAGGTTCCACCTGCTTTAATTCTTATGTAACGGAAAGGACTAATGCTGAAATGAGAAGTATCTAAAACAGTAATTGTGTCGGCTGATGCGTTGCCATATTTATGTGCCGCATAAAAAATTACACTCTGGTGTCGGCTGCTATCTGTATCCCAAACACCAAACCTAGCTACAGCCCTATTACCTGTATTAGTAGCAATGGTATACCAACCAACAGCAAGGTCACTAGCAGTTTCTTTAGAAATGTAAGAGTGTTCAATGATATCCTCCATCTCACTCTCTGTGTAGCGATTATCCAACTGCGTTTGGATCGCACTGGTTACGCCGTCGAGGTAACCATATTCAGTATTAGATACGTTTCCATTGGCACCGACTAGAGTGGCGCTCAAGCGATTTGATGCATCAATAGTTTCTTGAGCGTCGATATCACTTCTAACGTCTGAAGCAGATCGTCCTTCGATTTTTGTCCCATCAACCTTAAGAAACTGATCATCAGACATAGTTCCGTTTGATTGGAGAACGTTATCAGTGCTTATTCCGAATGATAGTGAATCTTGCTTTCCATTTAATTGCGTTTGAATCGCGCTGGTAACACCGTCGAGATAATCAAACTCTGTATTTGATACACTACCATTACTAACAACGTTGGCGTTTAATCTGTTTGAAGACGTAATCGCGTCCTGCTTACCATTCCAACTTCCTGCACTAGCAATATAGGCATCATCTATCGCGGTTCCCGCCCACTCTCCCGCTGTAATAGAGCCTACGGTGGTTATATTACTAGACCCTCCCCAAGTAGAGAGCGCGGTATTTTCAACGTTATTTAAACTTAAATCGGTTTTTACATCTGAAGCGGATCGTCCTTCAATCTTAGTTCCGTCAACCTTTAGAAACTCATTATCGGCCATGGTGCCATTGGATCTAAGGACGTTATCAGAGCTTATTCCAAACGACAGAGCATCTTGCTTAGCGTTCCACGTTGAGGCGCTAGAGATATAGTTATCATCTATAGCGGTTCCCGCCCACTCTCCCGCTGTAATAGTGCCTAATGTTGTAATGTTGGCTGAGCCAGCAAACGTAGAAATTGCGGTATTTTCGACATTGTTTAGACTTAAATCTGTTTTTACTTCCGAAGCGGATCGTCCCTCGATCTTAGTCCCATCGACCTTGAGGAATTCATTGTCAGCCATCGTTCCATTGGATTGGAGGACGTTATCAGTGGCAATTCCAAAAGTAAGCGAGTCTTGTTTTGCATTTAATTGAGTTTGAATTGCACTGGTAACCCCGTCGAGATAATCAAATTCTGTATTGGATACACTACCTGCGCTGATAAGGTTTGCGTTTAACCTATTTGAAGAATTTATCGTCGCTTGCTTCGCATCTAATTGTGTTTGGATATTTGACGTTACTCCGTCTATGTAATCGAATTCCGTATTTGATACGCTACCAGCACTGATAAGGTTTGCGTTTAATCTGTTCGAAGACGTAATCGCATCTTGTTTTGCGTTCCAACTTCCCGCGCTAGCGATATAAGCATCTTCTATCGCCGTTGCCGCCCACTCTCCTGCCGAGATAGAGCCAACAGTTGCTATACTGCTGGACCCAGGCCAAGTAGATAAAGCCGTGTTCTCAACATTATTTAAACTTAAGTCGGTTTTTACTTCTGAAGTGGATCGTCCTTCTATCTTTGTTCCATCAACCTTAAGGAATTCGTTATCAGCCATCGTTCCATTTGACTGAAGCACATTGTCAGAGGCTATCCCGAAGGTCAAGGTAGCTTGCTTACCATCAAGTTGCGTTTGGATCGCACTGGTCACGCCGTCTAGATAATCGAACTCCGTATTGGATACGCTACCCGCAGCGATAAGATTGGCGTTTAATCTGTTGGAAGAGGTAATCTCATCTTGATACCTTCCATCAAGATCAACCGTTACTGTTGCTGCGTCATTGCGGGTTAAGGTTAGAACTCCATCGGAGGTTCCAAAAGCCGCACTCGTTACATAAGTGTTGGTGTCAGGGATAACAGTGTTATCCACATAGTCTTTAACAGCAGCCGAAGTTGGAAGGCTTGTGTCATTATCGTGAGAGCTAATTCCTTCTGACTCAGTAACTATTGCGCTATCTTTAAAGTTATCAACTTCAAGGTTGGATACAGTTACACTATCAGCATCTACCGCGCTCAGTAAGGCTAGTGACCCCAAGGATAAATCACTTCTAACGTCAGAGGCAGAACGACCTTCGTAGGTAGTTCCATTTACCCTAACAAAATCATCATCAGAAAGACCGCCAGCACCTACCTTGGTTACATCACCCGCTGAAATACCAAAAGTAATAGTGGAGGGAACATCGCTAGCTAAAGCATAATCTACACCTCCTGGGCCTGTAGCCCTTCCTGCTGTTCCACCTCCAACTAGGTTTCCATTAACGCTCATACGCGCACCCCCGAGCATCGCTGCGGAAGTTCCAATACCTACATGTCCCTCATGAGTTTTTATGGCGTATGGGTAGGTGTAATCTTCTGGGCCAATTTCAATACAATCAGCAGTTACATAACCACCTTCTCCGTTGTGTGCTCTTTTAACTACTATATCACCCTCCAATTGAGCGTTGCCCTTGTTAGGCATAAAGTTCATATTGGGTAGAGGAACCTGCGCGAGAGTGTAGTCTCCAAGAAAATATACGGGAGCACCACTTCCCGCTGCGTTGTTATCAAATCCAACAGGACTATCAACCATCATCGCGTAATACCGAGGCTCATCCACTGGGATTCCATTACCCTCATAAAGCGTAATCGTTTGACCCTCCTGTATCTGCTCTAGTGGAAACCTACCCACTAAACTTCCCTCGTTAGTAGAAAATAAAGCGTTGTCCCCCGCAAAAATAAGCAAGTCCCCATAAGTGCATCTAGAAGGCTTTTGAAGCATAGAAAGAGTGAACTCAATTTTTCCGCTTACTGGCTCAGAATTTCCATCACTATCATAAACTGGTTGGTGATTATGATATCTTAACGCCTCCTTTGCGTCTTCAAAACTTCCAATATCTCCTGTGGGCGGTCCCTCTAATTCTTTATCACTTTCATTTAACCAAGTTCCACTACCATCTTGAACTCTAACTTTCGCTACTTCAGCGGGATTCGTATAAACAAAGTAATCATTTATGTTTCTAGTGCCATCATAGCTAACAACCGTATTTCTTACTCCATAGTTGTTGGTATATTGTCCGAATATATCTTTATTAGCTCTCCTATCAATAGTGACAGATGAACCATCATAGTTCCTAAATCTAGGAAACCTCATGCTTCCATCTGCATTTAAAATACTTATTTCTTGTCCACTAATAAATGGGTCTGCAACTATTTGTGCGCTTGTAGTTAATTGCTCCCCCATGGGATTCATTATTTCAAACTCCAGAGTTACATCTGAACTCATGTATATACCACTTCCTGTGGTAGTAGCCGCAAGGTCTCCAGTGTCACCTGAAAAGAAGTTATCAAAATCATGAACTTCTTTCGTGGTAAAAACCCCATCGTAATACCCATAGTCTGTAAAGTCACCAGCGGTTGTGCCGATACCCACTTTTCCCGTTAAAGAACTTCCAGCCCCTTCGTAAACCGCGTAATAAGCAGCCCTGTAACTTTGGTTCCTATCCAAACTAGCATCAGTGAGGGCTACTCCAGCTTTATATCCCGTTCCAGCGCCTCTTATATCTCCAATTGGAGTTGCTCCACCTACGACATATCCCGTGGAGAAAAATATACCGTTTAGATCATGTAGACCTGTAGGTAATGCAGATGTTGATACACCTTGCAAAAATTTTACACTATGCCATCCGCTAGCAGTGGCAATTGCATTATATATACCTACACTTCCAGTTGCTCCAGTAGCAAAATCGTAAGCTCCCGAACCATAAGTCCACGCTCCTTCATCAGCAGTTATATTGAGGACTTGAAATGATGCATCTCCCTTATTAATCATATTACATTAAAGTTATTTGTTCAAGAAATGGCCTATTAAAAGTAAATAATTCATCATAGACCACAAACATTCCTGAGCAGTTATATACAGAATCGAAGTATGCATTTTGGTTGGCTATTCCTCCGTTATTTCCAAGTGCATTTACACACAATCTAAATACTCCAACCTGAGCTAACCCAGTAAATTCATGCCCAGTGGTGGTCACATCATCTTCTTCAGTTTCCCCATTTGGATAAGTTAAAATAACATTGTAACCCGTAGAGTTTTCAACATTATTCCACATACCAGTAACACTAAAAGTTTGAGAGGCTACATTTGGAACACCCGTGGTTAATGAGTCAATTATAGGCGACTCTAGAGTTGTATAGGTAATTCCGTTAATTTCTTGAGCGACTTGATAACTATAGGTATCAACTTGGTCCTCGATTGAGATATTTTTTTCAATTAAATTAAATTTTCCAGTATTATATTTTGTAGCACTAACTAAATATTGATTTGGTTGTTGCTCCTTAAGAGAAATAACTTTGTAAATAAAAGGGCTTGCATCTTTTATTTCGAATTTAGCTGGACTTCCTAGTTTCACAAATGGAAGCAGGTGTGGTTTATCAAATCCAGAAACCAAACTTCCGTAGGGGTTAAGTCCAGAGGCTTTTAGTTGTGAAGGGGTGCTTAATATTCCACCTGTTACATTCAACACTGAAATTTGTTCTGGAGAACTCCCTGAAATTTCAGCGTTCATGACTCCCTGATATGGGCCAACCATAGTTTCTTGATCGAAACCAGTGAAGGGGACGAATGACCCCCTTCTATCGCTGACGGTTCCGTCCCACGTTGACAAAAAGTTTCCTCCAGATATGTCACCAGTATCAAAAGAAAGTAATGTTTGGTTCCCAGTGTAAGGAGAGATAAAATCTCCAGAGTATGAAAGTCTTTGAGAACCTGATGCAAACACCCAACCAGTTACGCCAGTTTCAAAGTAAATTTCCGTTTGCCTTCTTGGTCCTCCTCCTATTCCAGTGGTAAATCCCGAATAAACAGCATATTGTTCATACCTTTCTTCTCCGTTACCTTCTACAGCGTCAGGGAAACCTTGTATATATCCCGAAAAACCGTAGTCACCCGTATAACCCGCCCATGTTTCCGTTCCATCCCCAGTTAAAGTGAAACTAGCATATCGAGTTCTATGAAGTTCTGCAAATTGATCTATATCCTCAATAGTGTCTCTTCCCGTAGGATTAAAAATAGTAAGCTTACCCGTCATTGTAGCCTCAGAGAAGGTATTACTTAATCTGATGGTTTCTTCTTCAAGATTTACAGCCAACACCTTACCAAAGTTAGCTTTATTAGTTTTCAGTTCATCCTCAATAATAACTAGATCCCCAGGCTGACATAAAAGAGTTTCCAATCCTGCGGTAAATGCAACGGTTTGATTTTCCTCAATAGAATGAAACATTTGATGCTGTCCCATTCTTCTGGCCATAGCTCTGGAAGTAATTCCTACTCCTTCTATCCTTTTTTTGAATATACCTCTTTGTTTAATGTCATCCTCATCTTCAATAACCTCAACCTTAGGAGAAAAGTTATCAAAGCGATCTCTAAACCCGACTTCAATTGTATTGTATTGTTCGTCGCGGCGATTATTAGAATAAAAAAACAATCCATCTTTTACTGACTCGTTTGTAAAAAGGTTAACTGGTCTTCTGGGTCTATCATCTACAAAATTTATTTCAGAATTACCAAAAAATACTCTACCTCTAAATAGGCCAGCAATAGTATTAATCGCATCATAAATTTTTTGCCCCTGATCGAAAACAATATTACATGAGAATCTAGGTTCTCTTCCTCCACGCCCATCGGTAACTCCCTCAAAATAACCATTATCATCTACTGCATCGCAAAATCTCCCTATCTTGTATAACTGCCATTTATTAATGGTGTTTACATCAATATGCGCCCCCATTCCATATCGTTGATTAGTCAAGAGATCATATAAAATCCATGCAGGATTATCTGTCCATTGCAACTCTTCATTCCATTCGCCATCCCAGTCACCGTCATAAACAAGCAGGGATTCAGGGTTCTTAGCTTTTGTATAATAATAAGATCCTCTTTGCGAATTAGCTGCCCCCAGCGCTTCGTCCCCGACATTCTTAAAGTATCTTTTATCAACACCACCTATTGTCGGATAATAATTACTTGGAACTTTTACCTTCTTGAGTTTTAGGTCATAACTTCTTTTAGGAATTGCTCCGAATGCTCTAGAATCTAATTTGGTTCCAATAATTGCGGAGAAAGGGTAAGGTAGGTTTACTTCAATAATTTCTGTTACTTTATTAAGTGCAACTTCCTTACTCAACAAAACAGAATTAGTTTCAAAGGATAACTTAGTCACCCTGATATAACGTTCTTCAACACTATCTTGGTCAATTGTCCCTGCCTCAATACCTCTTTCACCATCCGCTGTTAAGACCTCATTATGTTTAATGCTGACAGGTGGTAATTCAAAAGGCATCCACAATCTATTTCTTCTTTCGTCTTTATTTAATCCAATTACAAAATCCCTATCACTTTTTTGATTTCTTAAATCGGGATTACCTATATCAATTAGAGTGTCTCCTTCGATGAGGGCTACAATTCTATAATGATAAGTTCTAAAGGGTTCTTCTTGCCCTCCCATCTTATCAATTGTGCCTGTTTCAACTTTTATATTCAATACGGTTGGAAAAGTAGTTCCCACTTTTAAGTCGGCGCTACTGTTACCTCCTACGTTGTCAACCTCAGTTACCAAAGTGTCCCTCAAATTCGAAACATTTAATGTAATAAAACAGGACTTTACGTTAGGATTGTATATAGTATGGGTTGCTGGGATTGCTTGTTCATCCCATCTAATCAGAGAGTTATTTGCCCACGATGAGTAATCTCTAGTGTCTCCTCCCGCATCTATTCTTTCATCATCACTACCTTCATTAATAGGTAACTTAGTGGCACTATCTAAATCTAAGTTATAGTTATCAGCATCTTTCGTCAAAACCTTGCTCCTTGTGAGCATGTCTGTATTTGCATTTATTCGTTGGGGGAAGATTTTAGCCTTTGATGAGAAAGGACCAAATAATTTAGCGTTATAAGGGTGGTCTATAAAAACATTCTTGAAATAATTCAGCGGTAATTGATCTTCTTCGCCCTTTCTCACTTCAGCAAGAACATTGCTAAAGTTATATTTCAAATTACTAGTTTCAAATTCATTGACATGATGGACTTCCCTTATCTCCCTAGTATAACGAAGTTCTTTGATATCCTTTAAAGCGTCCTTAACTTTCTTTGGAACAGCTACGGTATAAGATCTCGCAAACTCCCCTTGACCACATCTTTGTTTAGTTCTCCACTGAAGGTGTGAAAATTGATAAACAATGAAGCCGTGCATGTTTCCATTCATTATTCCGTCAGAGTCAACCTCAGGACATGTAACGTCTGCAAATCTAATACCCGCACTTTTTAGCACTTTTTCTAAATTCCAACCGTGCCTTTGCCCATATGAGTAAGTTCTCATTGGTGCAACCTCTCCGTTTTCTAACACGGTCTTACCAACTAATTGGGAGTTGTAAGATTCTACCCTCACAACTACATGGCATTTTCTTCCATTACTTTTTTCCAACCAATTGGTAAATAATCCATTACCTGCACCAGCCCCAGGATGTAATTGACTACCGTTCCAATTAAGTCTGCTTAGCGCCATTTCCGCAAGTTGGCGTTGATAGATATTAGTGTCAGGATTTAATGGATCATTATTATTATTCCATAGATCAATAATCGTCTGTATGTCATTGTAGACCATCTGCTCAGAGGCATCCGAAGTCTTTTTCCAAAGTTGTCTAGACCAAAAGCCTCCTCCTGAGCGGTGACCAAAACCAAAAAAGAATTTTGTTGAAGATCTTAACGAGTTAGTATCAAGCCAGTAAAGTTTTTCAAATCGGCCTACTGGCTTATTGCGAGCCGAATAACGAGCGTTTCCTTGGCTATTAAGATTCAAATCATCACGACGATTTCCATTAATAAACCAATAATATCTCTGGTCAGTGCCTCCATCATATCTAATGTAAGCTCTCACCATCGTGAGATATTTACTTTTACTTTTTGGGTCTAAGTGCTTACATCTGTTGGACTTTCTTCTCCATCTCAATAGAAACATTGAAACGTGGGGGTCTGTCATTTTTTCCCCAGTTAAATAATTTCCCCTGCTTCCATTGATTTTTAAGGTGCTAATATAACCACCCCTGCTATGTCCTTTCTGTTGATTAAGAGCTTGAAAGAATCTTCTACAGCTTTTAACTCCCGTGCCTGAAGAACTATCTAATGTAGCAGGTCGAATTTGAAGAACTTCTTGTTCAGTCTCAGTCCTTTCCTCAACCATTGGGTTGTCTTCATTAGTTATGGAAACTGCAACAGGTGTATCATCAAGATAAATACCTTGGAAGATTCCATCTGCATCCTGAACGACCCCGTATTTATTACACAACCCCTCGATAGGCCCATCACTAACCAAATCTAAAGTTTCTGAATAACTAAAGGAAGAGCCATATTGCAATTCACCCAATACGGGCGGTTTATAAATAGGCGGTTCAGGCTCTTGGTTCTTTCCCCCTCCTGCTCCCGCAATAGCTATCTTTTTTAAGATATGACTCATGATCTTCCAAATCTCTGATCAGTTACTTTATTTGTTCGTAAGGAAGCATTGATATCATTCAAAGCTCCCAGTCCTGGGTTAAGTGCGTCCCTAGTTTTTTCGCTTCGTGGGAATGACTTAATACTTGCTTGTATAACCTGCGATCCCACTTTAAGTCTCCCATATCCAACTGGAACTGCTGATCCTTGAGTGGCAACATTTACGGTATTGGTAAAAATTAAAGATTGGGTAGAGGCACCCGCTGTAATTTCTAATTGCTCTACCTCTGGTTTTGGAGTGAGTGCGTATGATATGGCTGCAAATAGAACCGCTTTAGCAATAGCCGCCAGAAATGTTCCGCTTCCCAAAAAACCAATAATAGCGCTAGCAGCCGCTACAAGACCACTACCTGTTATCGCAGGAACTAAATCAATAGTTTCGGGGTCTCTGTGGTTTTCCATCTCAGTTGAACTATGAACCCTTTGTTTGTTAATAATTATTTCATACAGAAATCCCTCCTTCTGGAGTTCTATAATCCTAGCGATGAAATCCCTCCTGTTTGCATCAATAGCATGTAAAATATCTTTGGGGTTTTCGACACGCATACTAAAGGTGTCCCCAAACTCTCTCGCTAAGATTCCATGTAACATTATCTGTGTCATATCAATTCCTTAATCCGTTCTAATATATTTACATTCGCCTCAACTGTTTTGGGTGTATAAATATTTATTTTTTTTGTATTTAAACTGTATATTAAAAACGGCTGACAACAATTATCTGCCATTTTGATATCAAATTCAGATGCGGTTTCATCTCCGACTATATGACTATGGAAAATAGCCACCATTTCATATTGATCTTTAAACAATAAATAATTAAGTGGATTTATTAAAAAGTGAGTGGAGGGATTGGGAGCTATGTTTTCCTCATGTTGAATGAGATAAGTCTTTTCTTCAGAATCATAGCCCACAAAGCCACAAATCTCTTTTGTGAAATGCTTTCGGGAAACCTCTTTAATGTATTTTATGAGTTCCTTTGGGTTTTTAATTACTTTTATATCCTTCATGCTAGCTTGATAAATTAACCCTCCTACCGTAACTAAATCCATCTGTTCCTGGGAATCCTCCAAAGCGTGGATTGGCTGGAGTTGGATTAGGAACTGATTCCAATGTTCCTTCATAATAGGTTTCACTTCTTCCCGTGAATTGACCGCTACCTGTTAAATGAAAACCTCCTGTGTGTATGTCAATCATCCCAATTTCTGTTGTAGAGGGGATTAATCCAGTTGTTCCATCCCACCATGCAACAAGACTGTCTTTCGCATATAGCAATGGAGCATGTTCTCCTATTAGACCGTCCCCCGTGCCACCAGTTAAGGTAGAAAAAAGACCAGTGCATTCGTAATAATTAGTAGGAACGAAAGGAAGATTGGTATTAATATCAGGTGGACTCAGAACAGGTCTCCTTAAATAATCTCTTTCCTGTTCGTTTAATGCCCTGTTCCACAACGCCCACGTTGCCAACTGTCCATTCATGGATGAGACCTGCATAGATTCATTATTCTCATATCCATTGTTGGTTTTGAAATATTCCACCGCTCCAAGCATAAAGGTCTGAGGAAGAGCGTTGGTTCCAAAAGTATCCCAAGTCATTCCTGTCCTCTCGGCATAACTGGCGAAATTACCAAGGTTATTAATTAATCTCCCCTCATCTCTTCCTTCCTCGTTGTATTCCATGCCGCCATCGACATATATCTTCAAAAGAGTATCTTCATCTACGCCTTGTCCATTAAGAAAAACAGCGGTTCCAGTCTGGTGAGTAATAATATAACAGTGCCAACGCGAGACAGTCCTATCAACCCTCTCGCAAGAATGTAGTTGGTCACTCCGAAAAGCGGTGTTACTACTGCTTGTCTTTCTAAGGTAATAACTAATATAGTCAGCAGAAACGGTATTTAAATCGAAACCTGCATTGGTATTTCCCCTGTTTGTAGTATCTACTCCTATATTTAAATACCTTGCGCTTGGCCATATACCATCATCTTTTTGTGAAGTGCTAAAAATACCAGCGCCCAAAGGAGAAGCTTCATTAATATTAACCCAACCCAGTATTGTCCACTCCCCTGTAGGGGTAAGGGTTCCTGTGATATCTGCTTCAGTTGTATGAAATAATCCTGTAGAACTAGGAACTATGCGACTTTCAGCGCTATCTGCTCCAGATATTCTAACTGTAGGAAAAGTTTTTTGTTCTGTATCTCCTGCAACCAGAACGTTCTTATCGAATGTATTAAATCTTTTTTTACATGCGTTTAACTTTTTAGAGCACCCATCTTTTTGCCAATAGCTGGGGTTTTTCTCTGGATGTTGTCCTATATTGTCATCTTTAATAGAAACATATACGGTTTTTAAAGGGACTCCAGATTCGTTTATGTCTTCCTGTAACGGGGGAACGAGAATACTTGGACTCTCGACCCATACCATTCCACTCTTTGGGTAAACTCTTCCATCACTCCATTTTGCGGCAGGATCGAATAAAAAATCAACGGGTGAATTAGTCCTGCCCGCCGTGGCGTTTGCAGGAGACTCATAAGTGGGGACAATCCTATTTCCCTCCGCATCTAAAAACGGAGATCCATCTTCTTTTTCAATGGGTTGCCCCTGATACCTGCAACCCTCGCCCCGATACTGCCAGTAGCAAAATTTAGAAATTACATTTCTTGAATTTACGGTAAAATTTTCTAGGTCAAGCGGCGAATTAAGTTCGAATTCAACAAATAATTTTGATTCTTGCGTTTTTCTTCCCATTAACCATGTTTCATTTGCTAATTCTGCCTTAGAATCAGCGATGCCAAAGGGGTTTCCTCCATCAAAATTTGAATCATCAAGGAATTTAACCTGAACTTTCTTTCTTACAATCTTAGCATTTATTAAATCCTTATTGTTTTGCAGGAAGTTAGTAATAAGATTGTTTTTATTAGATACTCTGAGTTTTGGTCGAGGTAATTTACCATCACCTAAAATGTCAAAACCCTCAGTTTCCATTGCCAAAGGGAGATATTGAACCCCCTGCCACTTAACCGACTGGTTATAGAGAGCACCTCCATGAAACCCCAGAAATAAGGTAGGTTTGTTTATTCTATCAGGAAAAATCCTAAACAGTTCTAACACAGCAGTTGGCTGTAAGTCCAATAAACTCTGTGCTACTTTATTTTTTCCTTCTGCCGCCATGTTTAGATTTACACTTTTATTATTATATAATATAATAAAGATGTGAAAATTACACAGTTAAAACAGGACGACTTTAAGCTTTGGCCTTATTTCATAGATTTCTTTATCAAGTCTCAACCATATGATTTAACAAAGTTGCGAAGCCCTCATTTAAAAAGAGAAAAAATTAGAAGGACGTTTGAGTTTTACATGAAAAATTGCATCACTTACATGGCTGAGAATGATTCAAAAATTGCGGCGGCTGTTTTTTTAGACCCATCGAAATCCTACTTCGATGTAAGTTTCCTTTTTGGAATTAGAGAAAACTCCTCAAGCTCTACCTTGATAACCACACTTCACGATATTTTCGATAAAGCCATAACAACATACAATAAAAACTACATTAAAAGCGAAATAAGGAGAAAATACAAAGTAGAGACTTATAAAAAATGGATTGAAAGATACGACAAAACAGCCATAATATTTAATGACCCACCAAATACTGTAGTTTGGTGTAAAAGTAACCGTATGAATGCTAAATTTAAAGTAGTAGGCACTAATAATACTACTGAGCACCTGATAGAGAAAAAAGCTTCTCTGGGAAAGGTCTACCCTGATAAAAACAATCCACCTTCTAGACTCAGAGAACTTATCTTTGAAGATGGAATTTACATTTTAGATGAAAAAAAGGTTGACTTTCTTGCGGATCGTGTTTTAATTCACGGGTTCCTGTCCGATAATCAAAACAACGTGGGCAGGGTAGCACTTGAATTCATACCTCAAAAATGAAAAGTAAAGCCACTCTTTACAGAGTATACAATCGCAAAGGAGAATACCATCATGCCTATAGCCCCTCTTTAGAAGGAGCGTTGGTTTGGGCCATCGACTGCGCTAAAACAGTCAACGGTTCAGTCAGAGAGGTCTTTGAAGATGGGACCGAAAAAGAAGTTTTCACCTTCAAAAAGGAGGCAAAATGTTCGCGCTAATTAAATCTATTTTCAAATCTTTAGAACTTTTTCTTAGTTTAAAAAATAAAAAATTTTATTATGACTTATACTGGCAGCACAAAGAGACAGAGCAAGAGCTTATTTACCAAATTGAAGAGCTTAGGGAGAGTGGGGATAGCAACGATGCTGATCGGGCTGACCTCCTGCGTAAGCAACTCAAATATGAGCGTGAACAATTTGAACATATATCAGCCTTCTACTCTAAGGCTCAAGAAGAATAGTCCTATTCAAACAATAGATGGAGTCTATACCCCTCAAACTGATGAGGTGTGGCACTCTGATGCTCGCTATAGGCGACTCGAAAGAGAAATTTATTCCAAATAACGAAAAAATTTAATCGAGCCGTTGCCTCGCGTAGACCTGGAGGATTACTATGAGAATTTCATGGGAACAATACGCTTTAAACATAGCTAAAACTGCGTCTGAACGGAGCGAAGACCCCTTCATGAAGGTTGGTGCATGTGCTTTAAATAAGGACAATATGGTCTTAGCTGTTGGCTATAATGGTTTAGCTACAGGAAAAAAAGTAGATAAATACTTTTGGGCGGTAAGGCGAGATAGAAGACCTTACATGATTCATGCAGAAGCTAATTGTTTAAGCTTGGTAAAGAGGGGAGAAGTGGAATTATTAGCTGTTACCCTTTTGCCGTGCGCTTCATGTGCTACTTTAATAGCATCTTATAATATCCCTAAAGTTGTTTATGGCCAAGAATATGAACGAGACATGAAGGCTTTAGACATTTTTGACTTTTATAACATAGAATGTGTAAAATTGAGTTGACAAAGATGAAAAAACTGTAATAATAGACAAATATGAAGAAATTAATTCTTACAACACTACTGATGGGCGCTGCTATGGTTGGCGCAGTTAAAGCCACCACTCTCGCAGATGTCTCTGTAGAAGGTGGTGTTTCATACAGCACTCTTTCCACTAGTGGAGGAGTCGGAATCAGAGATGACGCATTTAGCTATTCTCTCACACTCTCTGCTCCAGTAAAAGCGGGAGGGACTGCTTCAGTTGGCATTGACATTTTCGATGTTGACGGAGGCTATGAACAAGACATTTCCTTGTCTTATTCCAGAGGTATTAGTCTTTTAGGTCAAGACCTTGAAGCTGACTTCTACTTCCAAAGGATTGATTCTTCCTTTGGTGGTTGGGATGAAGTCGGAGCAAGCCTTACTTACAGTCACGCCCTTGCAGATCTTACAGCTACTCTATGGCATGAAGTAGGCGGTGGTTCTGGCGGTGCATATGGAGTAGAGTTTATTCTTTCTCGCGATATTGACACTCCAGTAGACGGTTTAGTATTGACACCTTTTGCTGGACTTAATCTTGCTGATGAATATACAGCTTTTGAAGCTGGCTTAGCGGCCTCTTACAAAATCACTGAAGCGGCTTCTGTTTTTGTAAAAGGAGGTTATAACGATAACGATCTTGATTCTTCTAGCGCATACAGCTTAGATAATGAGTGGTCGATTGGAGCAGGAGTTTCATACAAATTCTAATAACTCTACGTTTTTAAAAAAGTAAAAGAAAAGCCTCCCGCAAGGGGGGCTTTTTTTGTATCCCGTGTAAATAAATAAACATGGAACCTGAAAAATCTATTTTAAAAGAGTTTTTAAACGGGGGCTGGCTTGTGCCTTTGGTGGGTGCAGCAGCAATGTTTGCAAGGCTATTATCGGGGAATAGTGGTCTTTCATTAAAACAACAATTTAAAAGAGTGCTTACGGCGGCTATAGCCGCTGGAATTGCTTGGTTTGTATTAGAACAAACAGACGTATCCTCACTTACAAAAGCGATCACTTATGGTATCATTGGTGTAATTAGCCCAGAAGTAATTAGTGGTATCGTGCGATTAGGGGAAAAATTCGCCAAGAACCCAGAAAAATTTATTAAAAAATGAGACCTAAGTTTATTGTTTATTGCCTAGCTGCAATTTGTTTAATTTTTGGCTGGAGAGGTGCTACTCTCACAGAGGATATAAATAACACACTAGCAGAAAATGCTCGTCAATCGGAGTCATCTATCATGGAGATCGGAATGTGCTTTGATTGGTATGGTGTGATCATCGTAGATTCTGTCATAAAAACTTCCCACGGTATTATATCTCCTAGTGAAATGGTTGAAGTTCTAGAGGAGGAAAGTGTAAATAAAGACGAATATCTAGAGGGCTACAAGAAAGATATTACTCCCGATGAGACTGAATATGCAGATTTTGTTTTTGAGCAAGAGAAGAAAATAAGTTCTTATGTTAGTCAATTGATTGAGTGGGGAAACAAAGAAGACGTTGATAGCATTAAAGCTTCGATTCCTCACATGTATACGATGACCGATCCAACTATCGAGGCTATCAATAACATTATGGATACTAAGATGTATTATAATGAAAGAAAGTCTGAGGAATTACATGAAAGAATACATAATTTTAGAGACTTTATGATTCTAGCTATTGTTTTATCGGTTGTAATGTCAATATGTGCATCATTTAGTAGGAGGTGTAGATGAATTTTAAAGGAAAAAAAGAGGTGGTTAGAGCAGTCCAAAAGATTTTGGGAGTTTCTGCGGATGGTGCAGATGGTCCTGTGACATGGAATGCTATTTTAGCTAAACTATCTACCAAGGAAACTGCTGCTCCAAAGGGAAGTATTCCTGAAAAAATGGTTTCATTAGCAAGAGAAGAAATAGGAGTATCCGAGGTGGATGGTAGTAATTGTGGGCCAAGAGTTGATGAATACAAGGCGGCTACATGGCTCGATGCTGAAAAGGGTTGGCCTTGGTGTGCTGCTTTTATTTGCTGGTTAGTCAGGGAAGCTATAGAGGGAGAGGAAGTATCCTTTAAGCGCCCCAGAACCGCAGGAGCGTGGGACTTTGAAAACTGGGCTAAACAAGAATCAAATAGAGGAATAGAACTGCGTAAACCCACAAACGAAGACATTAAAGCTGGCGATATTGTTGTGTTTACTTTTTCTCATATTGGAATCGCGGTAAAAGACGTAGATTCAAGCGGTTATGTAGTCACCATTGAAGGTAATACTAATGGTGCTGGGAGCAGGGAGGGTGGATCAGTGCTAGAAAAGAAACGCCACGTTTCAAAAATTCGTAGTAGAATAAGAATTCTGTAGATTAACTTTACCTTCCTATTATAATAGGGAGATGGAGAAAGTTAACATTAAGGTTAGTCGTCACGACATCTTTAATTACGTTGTAGGTCACTCTGTTTTTGACCCAATCGAAAAATGCATTGACCCTACAAGATATGAAGTCTTAGATGGTTTTATTTACGATTGTAAAACCAAGCAAAAGATAACCCAAAGTCACGAATACCAGAGGTTTTGTTGCGAAGTAAGCAAACTGAAACAGTTTACTGAAAAAATGAACAGGCGCGAAATTGAAAGTGTTTGCGAAGAAATCGAGGAGATCGCTCCAACCTACGTTTTACTTTAATATGGCTAAAAAAACAACATCAGTATATTCCCTTAAGAAACAAAAGAGGAATAAAGGGGTTCACGCTAAAAGCAAAAGCTCTAATAATAAACAAAGTAAGCTCTATAAGAAAAAATATAGAGGGCAAGGTAAGAAGAGATGAACTTAGTAAATGACATACCGATTACCACAGATGATTACGATCATATAAATTGTATTGTCGAGATTCCTAAGGGAACCAATACAAAATACGAGTATGATGAGAATTTAAATATATTTAAATTAGATAGATGTTTAGTTTCTTCCCTAAAATATCCGATTAATTATGGTTTTGTCCCACAGACTATTGCATTGGATGATGATCCACTTGATGTTTTAGTTTTTAATCATGACCCTATTGATAGGGGTAGTTTAGTTTCGTGTAGGGTTTTGGGGGTATTGGGTTTTGTTGATGGTGGGCAAATAGACAATAAAATTATTGCCGTTCCACACTGGTCACCCCTAGAAAAATATAAAACAGTTCATGATATTGAGTCTTCGCACCTTAAGATATATAGGCAATTTTTCAAAATATACAAGATAGACAGAGATTCTGATACCAAAGTGGGCGATTGGAGGTCTAGAAATGTTGCCCTCCAAATAACAAAAGATTCTTATGAAAGGTGGAAAAAAGCCAATAAAGAAAGATTTCAAGAAGAGTGGGCTGACAGAAATTTTTGGCAAAAAATGAGAAACTCAAGCCACGTTCAGCCCGATTAGGTGTAAATAAGGACATGGATACTATTCTACAACTAGTTCAGGATAACCCTTGGTTTGGTGTAGTTGCGTCTGTTATCGCTCTTGCGTCAGCAGTTGCGGCTGCAACCCCTACCCCTAAAGAGGGGACTTTTCTGTCCAAGCTTTACAAAGTTATTGATTGGGCAGCTTTAAACATTGGGAAAGCCAAGCAGAAGTAAGTCTACGGGTTAGTCTAAGGGCTAAACTCTAGGCACCTCCATCCTGTGGGTGGGGGTTTTTGCTCTATATGAATTACTCTCTACTATTTTTAATAACTTCTTTAGTGTTGAGCAGTATAACTCTGTATGTTTTTGCTGGACTTCTTTTGATTATTCAATTAATATACTCAAATGATCTCAGATAAGGCAAAGGGACTTTCAGGTTCTACCCATGTAGCCCACACCCAAAAACTAATAGACGAATCTACAGAGAGATATCAACACTCCTGTCTCTCTGCTGGCCTAACCATAAAAAAGACTGGTAAGGTTCAAGATATAGGTCATGTTGATTTCGTGGTAAATGGAGAAACCGTCGATTTAAAAGGATTAAAAAACTCAACGCGGGAGGGTAAAATATTATTGGAGTTTCTAAATGTGAATGGAAAGACAGGGTGGTGTAACGAAAATGGCACTCCCCTCTGGATAGCTTTTGATTTTGGGGCTTTCTTTCTTCATGCAAAAAATGTAGATTTATATAACCTAGCGAAAGAAAAATGCAATCTACGAGAAACTGTTAGTAGGGTCGATTCATGCCTTTATAAAGGATATAGACGCAAAGGAAGAAAAGATATGATGTCTATGGTTTTACTTAAAGATGTTTTAGATAACTGCGAGCACTGGTTCTTACCCTATGCCAAGTATCATATTCCCTTAGAGCAGGTTTAAGGATAATTTCTGAAGTCCCCTGTTCCTTGATAGCTAAAACCTGCGTCATAAGGTTCTATCAATAATCCCGTGGTTACTGGTGCGTTTCCCGTCCAGCTTGTATGAAGCTCATCAACTTTCCGATTATACTCTTTTATTAAGTGCTGTTCAAACCACCCACCGTTTAGAGATAAACCACCACTTAGTGTATACATTCCTGTTACCTCACTCCTAAAGGTGGCCCAGTCCCCCGACCCCGATGAGTGACTGTAGTGAATTTCTCCTAGTAAATCTAACGGCATACCTCTTAAGTTACACTTTTTTCAAGAATCTGGAAAAAATCTCTTGACGGGGATTTCATCTGCATTATAATGACAACGTGTTAACATGGATATTAATTATTACCGCCTGGATAGCGTTCATGCTTTTACTGTGCCGCTTCTTAGGGATTAACACCGACCAAGAACGTGAACTCCTAGAAAAAGAGAAAGAAAAGAAATGAAACCAGAACTATTTAGAATGCTGAAGTCTGCCGCTGAAGCAGATAAAAGCAAAGCTCTACTCAGCCTCGAAATCCTTTCAGAGAACCCCGCTGGCATTGGCGACCACTCTACCAGCGACTTCTGGGATAATGCAAATGAGGCTCTTGAATTGCTAGTGTCTGCTGACGACAGACTAACTGCCTTGGCAAAATACTTTCCTGAGCAGGATATGGCGCATCAATCGACATTATTCTAGAATGTGTCGAAAAAATAAAAATAAATCGACATGTCTAGGTTTGAGTCTATTATTCACCTGTTGCTTTTCGTGTTTGCTTTTTTTATGTTAATGATTTTCCTTTCTAAGTAATGGCAAACTACACAAAAATACTCCATATCTCAGTATCAATCATAGCCGCATTAACAGTGGGGGTTTTGTTATCCCTTTTTATTGGTGTGGTCTCTTTGGTTGATTCATTTTTTAAATTTCCTGTGCAAGTTTATCGCAATCTTCAACAGCAAGAAAAAATGCGTAGACTTTCACAAGTTTTCACCCCTACTCCAGATCAGGAAAATATTTGGGATAAACATATCCGTAGAATGGAAGAGAAGAAAAAACACAATAGTAACCATGAATAAAAAAGATTTAATTCAAGCCTTGGGGGTGGGAGTAGTTTTTGGTTTGGTCATTTACTGCTTCATGATGGTTGCAGTCCATTTCATAGAGAAGCAGGTTGACTACGAATCTGTTTACCCATCTATTGAGTTTGACTTCCTTGAGGCTGTAGAGGCTGTAGAGACTGATCTAGCTATGGTGACCTTCAAATATGAAATCAGGATTCAGAATAGCTATGACGATGAGATGCTGGAGCAGACCGAGACTCTTGATCAAGCAATAGATTATATTTTAGAGTATTCTAAATTCCATGATGATCTGTATGTCTATGACATAGAGACAAGAGAATTAATGCTTGACTCTGCCACTGTTAATGAGACGATGAGATCTCTAGAAACAAAAGAGCAACTGTTAATTGAAGCGGCCCAATACCCCCAAACATTCTCTGATGTTGAAATTTTTAACTTACTAGTAGACTAATGAATAAAAAAACACTAATCATTCTATCCTGTTGTTTTACTTTAACACTCTTCTGTGTTAGCCTAATACTGGCAAATAACACGGAGACTAAGGTTGATAAAATAACAGTCACTTACGAGAATAAAAAACAAAAAGAATTCCCAGTGACGGTTACTCTCACCAAATATCAACTGTGTAAAATGTTAGAAACACTTGAGGACGAGAGAGGCTATGGTCGTCCTGCTGACCCTCAAGATTCCTTCACCTTCACCTCTATAGCGAAGGGTAATCAACACTCCACGGAGTATAGTATTTCCTCAACACACTTAGCAAAGAAGCCAATTAAATGACCATCAAAGACTTATTGGTTAATGAAATTAAAATTTTGCGCCATCTGTGGAGAAAGTGATGGCATCGAACAGCATCATTGGTTACCCAAATCTATGGGTGGTTCTGATGATGAAACAAACCTTCTAACCTTGTGTCCCAAGCACCATGGGGAAATCCACTCCATGAGAAGGAGATGTAATATAAGTAAAATAACCAAGGAACGTCTTGCAGCAGCGAAAGCTAGGGGTGTTAAACTGGGTAGTCATGGTAAGGTTCAAGCGGCTCGCAACAAAGATAAAGCAGATAAGTTTGCTAGAGAGATGAAGCCAATTTTTAAAGAATTAAACGAGGCTGGATTTACCTCTTATCTCTCAATTGCTAAAGAATTAAATAACAGAGCAATAAAGTCGCCGCGTGGGGGCGGCTGGTATGCGAAGACAGTTTGGGATTACCTTGAAAGAATAAAAAAATTATGACCGTTGAAGACTTATTGGAACTACATGAGGAAACCTGCGACAAGTGCAGGGTAATCATGCAAAAGAAAAACAGCGATTACACTGGTGGCAAGGGTGCTACCGATCCCTTTGCTAATTTTAATGCATCTAAGATACTGGACATCCATCCTGTGCAGGGTTTGCTTCTCCGCGTAATCGACAAAATAAAAAGAATCTATTCGTTCACCAATGACAGTGAATTATCTGTCCCTAATGAAACTGTAGAAGATGCTTGTGATGATATTGTTAACTATGCCATTCTCGCAAAAGCAATGCTCATGGAGGAGAGGAAAGGCAACCTACACCACTACCATGCCAAGTTAACTGAAGAACAAGAGCTTCAAGGAGAAAAACGCATTGATATCATTGGACGTAACGGCAATGATGGGCTACACTACTCCCAGATCGAAAAAGAAAACGCCAAATAAACATGAATATATTTGCAGTAGACACCGACCCCAAGACCGCCGCACAACAATTGTGTGATAAACATGTAGTCAAAATGATTTTAGAGTCAGCGCAGATGCTCTGTGCCGCCTTTCCTAATGGAGATGCTCCATACAGGAGAGCATTCTACAATCATCCCTGCACTAAGTGGGCTAGAGAGTCAGCGGAGAACTACGAGTGGTTGCTAGACCACGCTTACGCCATGTGCCAAGAGTATACTAGACGCTATGGCAAGGTGCATAAGTCTCTCGACGCTATCCAGTGGTGTGGATCTAATTACCACAAGCTAAATATACCACGCAAAGGATTAACCAAGTTTGCACAAGCAATGCCAGAGCAATACAAAAACGATTGTTCTGTTACTGCTTACAGGTCATACTACAACGGAGAAAAAGCTTACTTTGCTAAGTGGAGTAAGAGAGAGACACCATCTTGGTTCCATGCTTAAAGACGGAGCTTTAATACTACACGGCTTAGAGGATGCTGTAGCGGGGGTATCGGACGGCGGGTTGTTAATTTATGACTACAACAAGGTGGTTAAGGTTTTTGAAAAGCAGGGAATGACTGTGGAGGAGGCCGTTGAGTGGATTGATTATAACGTAATGGGTGTGCAATGCAATGGAGAGGGATTTATTATGATGTATGAACATTTAAATTAATTTTAAATGAAAGAAGACCAGCTAAATCTATTTAATATCAATGATTATGATCTGGTTTTTGATTTAGACCCCGATGATCCCAATACCAAAACCTGCAAAATCTGTGGAACAACAAAACCTTTAGAGCAATTTCCAAAACATTGTCATTACGCTGACAATTTAGATGTTAGGTGTAAAACTTGTATAAAAGAACACACGGAGTTAAGAAATTATTTAAAAAAAATATCTCCACCTCCTCCAGAACGGTGCGAGTGCTGTGGAGAAAAGTCAGACAAAAGCCTTCACTTAGATCACTGCCACACTACAAAAGAGTTTCGTGGCTGGCTTTGTGAGTCATGTAATACTGGACTTGGCAAGCTAGGAGACAACCTTGAGGGAGTTCAGAAAGCAGTATCTTATCTAAAAAGAGTCGAGAGCAAACAAAAGGATGCAGGATGATTTTTTAAATTTTTTTAAAGCCGCCATAAAGGTGAGGCAAGATGATAGTCTTTTGAACAAAGATCACTTGTTGTTTTTGCGGATACCTAAAAACGCTAGCTCATCCATTATGCAGGTTCTAGGCACCCGAAATATAGTAAAAAGGTATGAGTCGGAGTTAACGGAGAAGTTAGACCATAACATCTATAAGAAAGTCTTTGATGTAACTCATGCTCGCCCAGAAGAACTTCGGTCTGTCATAAATCCTCTTGAGCTTGATTGTTTTTCTTTTGCTGTTGTAAGAAATCCTTGGGATAGGGTTGTATCTATGTATCACTTTGGCAAAAAACTAGGTTTAGCCTACTTGTTTGGCTTAAAAAACGATTTATCTTTTAGTGGTTTCTGTAAAGTTCTGAAAGATAGAGAGGGAGACCCTTTCTTTTTGCCCGTTTTCAAGCAGACAGAGTGGACAAATACTTCTTTGGGGTTAAACTGCATATTAAAATTCGAAAATCTCAGGGAAGACTACAAGTCTATGGTAGAAAAAAACAATATCTCTTGTGTTTCTTCTGATCTGCCTCACACCAATAAGAGTAAGCACTCGCATTATAAGGATTACTTTACTATTGAGGATAAAAAGTTAATTAAATCTATCTTTGAAGAAGACTGCGACACTTTTAAATATACTTTTTAATTACATTGCTCCCCCAGAAGTGTAAAGTGGTATGGGGTGATCAGGAAAAATACATATTTTGCGGGTTTAATTTCATTTTTATTGTCTGCGTTTGCGGTAAACGCAGAAAGAGCTTACTCTCAAACGAGTTACTCTACCTCTGATTATGTTGGTTTCCACGTTGAGACTATAAAGGCTAATAGCTTTACTCACATTGCATATAATGTTAGTAGAACTCCAAATGGTCGTCACAATCGCAGCATAAACGAGGCATTTGGACCTAATAATGAGATAGGTTTGGTTGCACATCCTTACTGGAGGGATGCTGACATAGTGTGGGTGAAGTATGGTGATGAGTGGATTCAGTTCTACTATAACGATCAAGACCTAATCAACGATCCCGAGGGACTTTCAGTAGGATGGAAGGGGGTTGGTTGGGGAGACACCGATCTTGGTGAGTATTACATACCTGAAACCAGTGGCTTTTGGATTGAATCAAAGAGATCGGAGGATTATGTCATTGCTTTTGGTGGATATGTCAGAAGGTTACCAATGGTATACAGGGTAACTAGAGGTTTTAATTCATTAAATAGGGGCTATCCTATTCCGATTACCCTAGACCAGTCGCTAATTCACAAATCCTCTGGCTTTAAAACAGGTATTAATGGAGATATTGTGTGGCTTCAAAGAGAAGACACAGGTAAATACGATCAGTATTACTACTCTAATAAAAAAGAATTTCCATTTCTGCCTGATGGGTGGCGCAAGATAGGGTCAGAGATGGATGATGCGGGTAGTGATTACATTCCTTCTGCGTTTGCAATTCAAGTCAAGCACAGAGGAGGCAGAGTAACCCTGCATCCACCTGTTGATTTCGTTGGCAAAAAAACATTAACAAGAGTTGGCATACAACCACCGCCCGAACCTCCATACATAACCCCTTTCATAGAGGTATGGCCCAACGATTTACAGCCCTACTTCTACGCTTACTGGTATACCAATCAAAAAGTTAAATACATCACAGAGGTTTACGAGCCTTGGAGTGGTTGGTCTATAATAAACGAAAGAGTTCCCCCGCATCCAAAGCCTGACACATTTGATTTTGCTAGAATATTACCTTTAAGATGGGGAGTTGCTAGAATTATTTCAGAATGGTCTAATCCCATCGCACCACCCAACGAAAAATAGCCCAGATCGACTGCGATTTTGCCAAATAAGCGCGTAAAACCCCCAGATCGAATGATTTTTTTCCAAATAAGTGCGCGTAGATAGCCGAACATTTAAATTGATTCTTTTATTTTCGCTAATAACTTAATTTTATTTATTAGTTCTGACACGTTAATCACAGAAATCTTTTGTGTCGTTACGGTGAGTGGGTAATTCATCTCCGTATCTAATCTTATTCCTTCTTCTTTTATATCAGGCGAAATTATTTCTGACACGAAATCGTATAAACCTTTTCGTTTTAATATAGAATAATAGTAATCTATTTGTTCTTTCTGTGCCTCCACAATAACATCCATGCTGTAATCGAACCTCATCACGTTGGTGAGATACCTAAAATATAATCCTTCGTTTGTAGTGAGAGCAGAAACCACTATCAGGGTCATATATTTAATTACACAAAAGAAATTAAATTCAAAAAAATGCAAAAAAAGTCTTGCACACTGTATACATAGAGTTTATAGTGCCTCCATATGAACGAAACACCAAAGAAGAGGGGTCGCCCCAAGGGTTCTACTTCCTTCACTAGAGTCAAGTTAAGTGACCTAGCGAAGCAGGTAGGTTCTGAAGCGACCATCATTGTCTCTAAACGGTGGCTGGAAGAAATTGGCTTGACTGTCGATCCCGCCCCTGTTAAAAGAGAACCCCTCCGCGAAGTAGCGGAACCACAAGAGAAGATTCAATTCTCTGTAAACACGTTTGAGTAATGAGCGAAACCACTGATATGTTTGAAGGTCTTGTCGGACAAGACACTCTTAAGAGTCGCCTTAACTTTTATAGCGATGCTAAGAAAGCTACAGGCACACTCCCTTTTCTTCTGTTCAATGGAGCGAAGGGATTAGGTAAGACAGAGTTTGCAAAAGCATTTGCTAAGTCTCTGAGCAAACCCATGATCGAAATTAATTGTTCTACCATTCGTAATGCAGAGCAGTTCTTTGAGCAGGTTTTTATTCCTGCGATCTTGGACAAGGATGTTACCATCCTACTGGATGAGGCTCATGCCTTACCGAAAGATTTGGAAATGGCTTTTCTGACCATCTTCAATATCGAGGGTGCTAAGACCAAACGATTTGAATTTGGTGAATCCAGTCTCTTGTTTGAGTTCGAAAGGCAGACTTTCTTGTTTGCTACTACCGAACTGGACAAACTGTTTCCTCCTTTTAAGGATCGTCTTACACAACTGGACTTCGAACCATACAGTGGAAAAGAGTTGGGTAGCATTATCCAGAAGAAGATGGATTGGATTGACTTCAAGGATAACATCCTTGATGAAATCTGTCAAACCGTCAGGGGTAATGCTCGCTCCGCAATCAAACGTGCGTTGGAAGTCAGTGCATATGCGGAAGTCAATAACATCTCTACTTTCGGCAAGAAAGAATGGAAGAGTTTGTGCGATCTCCTGGGTATCATGCCATACGGCATCAATGCCACTGAGTTGCAGGTCATGCGTATCCTCAAGGAACGTGGAGCTTGCACCTTGCAGATGCTCTCTGCTGTGACAGGGATGTCGAGAACAGCACTCCAGAAGGATGCAGAGGTCTTCCTGCTGAAGAACGGTTTCATGCGAATCGACGGTAAGCGGGAGATCACGGGCAAGGGAGCTAAAGCACTGGAAAGGATAAGCTGATGCCAAGAAAAAAAGCATCATACTCACTCCCTCCCACCATCACGGTGGGAGGGATGGAATTTAAAATTGTTTTAAAAGACATGGAGGACTTTGGGGAAATGGATTTTGATAAGAAAGTTATCTATATCCGCAAGGGACTGACTCAGGAAGAGGAGTTGGATACCTTGATTCACGAAGTCCACCATGTTGCCCTTGGTATCAGTGGCTTATCTAACATCATGGATGACGAGAACACTGAGGAGGCACTGGTCAGGATAGTTGACTATCTGGTCATGCCTGTTGTAAAACAAGAATATAAAAGATTCATTCAAGGAAAATAAAAACCCTTGACTCTGAATTTAAATTAATTTAAATTGCCGACATGAGATACCAAATAGGAATCACAATATATAACACCTTCGAAGTCGAAGCAGACTCAAAGGAAGAAGCACAAAACAAAGTTAGAGATTATTGCAACGATGCGATATTAAATGACTGTGATTTTAACATAAGCTACTCTGACGAGATAATCAACACCGACGAGATAAAAGATGAAGTTTAAAGTTACTTTTGAAGACGTAATCGAAGCTGAGACTGAAGAGCAAGCTTACGATGAGATGATAAAATATTGTCATGAGATTGGCTATACTGCTGATGTGACAGCATTTAATTTTGAAGAGATAAAAGAAGATAAGTAAAATGAAGAAAAAATATTATACACTTTTTGTTACGGAAGAAAGCGATTACCATTGCGAGCGCATGGTTGCGACTTACGAGGCTGAAGAAAACTCAAACCCAAAAGATCTTTTTGATCTATTCTTACAAGAACAAAATGCCGACACCAACACATCGTATGTAGTCGAAGCAATAACAGCATCAGACTCTCCTGTAGAGTTCATCCATTTAGATGAAGTAGATGGAAGTAAATACAATAAGGGTTTAGGACTCATTCACGATCCATCAAACAGACTAGGAGAAGTAGCATGAATAAAACAGAAGATTTTTTAGCGAAGCTTGAGGAACTCCTTGAGAAAGAAGTCGGAGGCAACTGGACTTACGACTTTG